GGTTGTGGTGGCTGTGGTAATATGTGGGCAAGTCCATACATGTATATGCCAAATATTGTTGCATGTGGAGGATATGGTGGATGTGGTAGTTCACTAAATCCAGGTTGGATTGAAATTGGAGGTGGATGTGGGCGAACTTATTATAGGTATACTGGATGCGGTTCTCCAGGCTGTGGCGGACCTCTTCCCGATTCATGTGGATAATGATAATAAAGAGTCAAAGTAATTTGGCTCTTTTTTTAATGCAGGTATTTACAAGCATGTAATAAATAGGTATATTTTGATGAATAAATATATAGGAAGATAAAATGGAAGAATTAATACTTAAAACACTAAATGTTTTTATGTACTTATTGTTGGTTTGTGCGATACTTACAGCTATAGGTGCATTACTAGGATTGCCGTTATTCTTCGTGGAGTTCAACACATTCTTCATAATAGTAGACTTTATCGGCATTTTTATTGTTAGAGCATTGATAAACTTCTGCAAGAAGAAAGGAATTGTATAAGGAAGGTAATTAAAAATGAAAAAGATAATTGGAATTATATTATTATTGGTTGCATTTGCTTTCACAGCAGATTATAGACCATTCAATTTCTCAAATATACCAAATGATTCTGCATTACAACAGGACCAATATGACTATATGCTTCAGTATAAGCTATATGGTACAGACTATATTAAAATGGGTCGCCGTGTAATCATTCCTGATAAGTCAGGTTGGAATGGTTCGTCAGGACCAATTTCTTCTGCTGAAGGAATTAGTTTAGGTGGTCCTGTATTGACAGATAGCACTATTACACTTGGTGACCAATGTCAATTCACAACTGGCCCTATTCGTGCTAAGTCATTAACTACTGGTAATGATAACGAACAGGCTATTTTTGCTGGTAATATATGTTTGACAGAAACTCCAGTTGCTCCAACAACTACAGGTATTTCCCGTGGTGAAGGTAAATTGTCTTGTGATAGTGTTCCACCAGCACCAGTTAATTTATCTATGCCTACTATTACTTGGCCTTCCGATGGTTATCAACAAGACATTATTTTAACCGATAATTACCAAGCTGATACTATTGAAGTTCCCGAAGGAGAAGGTCAATATGACTTGTATTTCAAGAACATTTGGACTTGCGTAGATGGTAAGACTGGTTGTAAGATTTATATTCACATGACCCAGAACCGACTAACAAGAATTTTCGTTGATTCTTTGTTTATCGGTAACCATACTACTATTAGTGTAATACTTGGTGATTCTGTTTTGCCACAAAGTAAATACCGTGGTAATGTTTTAATTTATTCTAACAAAGACATTATATTTGACAATACTGACAATGTTCCTATTCAGGGTTCATTCATTACTACAGCTAAAATGTATTTGAAATGTAATCTTGATTTTGCTGGACAGATGCTTGCTAACAAACTTGAAATTGGTGACGATTTCAAAGGCGAAAATTTCCGTTTCGTTAAGTTTGACCCAGATACACTTGATTTCCCTGAATTGAATAAACAAGGTGGTCTAAAGGAAAATGACTCTACTGTTATTATTCCAATTAAACTATCAGACACAGCAACTATTGATGTATACTTCACATATTGCTTTGAATTTAAAGATGGAGTCACATTAGAAGACTTCAATATGCCTCCTTATTTACCAATTTGTGGTGATTCAACAGTCACAACAAAGATTCCTATTGGTCAGAAGTCTCCATTAGATACTATTAAAATAAATGTTAAAGTAGATGATTTGACAGAAACAAATGATATTCTTGTAATGAAGATTGATAGTATTAGTGGTGCTGTCTTGCCTGGTGGTGAAACAAGTGGTGAATTACCAATTAAAATTATTGATGCTGATGTAAAAAATAATGTAGAATTCGATACAACTCATACTTATAAGTTTGAAGAAAATAAGAGAGGATTTGTAGATTCAATTAAAGTTCTACATAAGACAGAAACAACAAGATTCTATTTGGATTCAGCATATACTGACAGATATACATTAGATAGTTTGACTGGTGTATTGACTTTGTTTGGTGATACTTTGAATTATGAAAAAGCAATCACTGATGTAATTAAGGTCACATTGAAAGATACTGGTAATGTTTCTATTACTAGAAATCTACCAATTTCTGTAATTGACGTTAATGAAGCTCCTACAATAAATGATGTATCTATTGATCTAAAAGAAAATAATGTTATAACAAAGAGCATTGATACTTTGATAGCTATTGATGTTGATATTAAGTCTGAATTCACTCAGAACGTCTTCAGTCTTCTAGAAGGCGACACCAGCATCTTCAGATTAGATGCAGATGGTGAACTATGGGCTAAGAAAACATTTGATTATGAAGCAGACCAGAAGACTTATACATTAAAAGTATTAGTTCAAGATAAGAATGACCCAACTTTGAAGGATAGTGCTATCGTCACAGTTAACATTACAAATTCAAATGATAGTCCTAAGTTTGATAAGAATGATACTACATTCTATGTTGATGAAAATAAGCCATTTAAGGACAGTGTAAAAGCAACTGACCAAGATGGTGATAAGTTAACATATACAATTGTTGGTAATGTTCCATTTAAAATTGATAACAATGGAGTTATTACATCTACAAGAACATTTGACTATGAAAAGGAAACAGAATTTACATTCAAGGTAGTTGTTTCTGATGGAACATTAAAAGATACTATGAATGTGTCTGTAAAGATTAACGACGAAAACGAACCAGTTCATGTTAGAGATACAATATTCTCAATCAATGAAGATACAACAGGAGTATTAGGAACAATAACAGCATGGGATGAAGATGGACCTAGAGACACTATTAAATTTACTCTCTCTGATTCTATTAATTATAACATCGATAGCACTGGTAAACTTACCTTGGTAAATCCATTTGATTTTGAAACTAAGGAAGCAGATACAATTACTGTCTATGTTAATACAAAGAATGGAGATAAAGATAGCGCTAAAGTAATTATAAACATTAAAGATGTTAATGAACCTCCAGTATTACAACCAAATGATACATTAAAAGTTCCAGAAAATTGTGATACTTGTTTTATAGGTATTATTACAGCAATTGATCCAGATAAAAATGATACATTATCCTATAGTGTAAAAGAACCTGGATTTAAGATTGATAGTACTGGTAAGTTGACAACAACAAAACCATTTGATCATGAAACAACTCCAACTGTCACAATTACAGTAGTTGTTAAAGATAAAGCTGATAATAAAGATACATTAAAATATGTAATTACAATTACTAATGTAAATGAACCAGTCCATGTTGATGATAAGACTTGTACAATTAAAGAAAACTATGTAGGTAATGTATGTCAAATCCCAGCAACAGATGAGGATAAGGATAGCATAACTTATATTGTAATTGATAACCCTAATTATGAATTTAAGGATGATACATTAGTAATCAAGAATCCTATTGATTATGAAAAGAAAACAAAAGATACTGTAAAAGTTATTGTCACTGATGGTAATGGAAATACTGATACTGCAACTATCGTAATCAATATAATCGATGAAAAAGAAGATGTAAAGATTACTGCAATTGACAATGAACCAAAGAAAGATACAATTAAGACAAATGATCCTAACCATAATATTGAATGGAAATTATGTGAAGGTATTAAATGTGATTATGATACTTTGGATGTAGTTGTTAAGAAAGATACTATAATTAAGGTATGTAATGAAAAGAAGACTGTATGTGATTCTGTAGTAATTCTATTCAATGATGCACCTCCAGTTGTCACTTTGACTAATGCTAAGTCAACTGATGCATTGATTGACTATATTACTATTGAAGAAGAAAAAGATGATAAAATCTATGTTAATAAGAAAAATAATGAAATTACTGTCACTGTAAAAGATACAATTCATAAGACAGAAAAGCATTTCAATATAGATGTCACTCTAGATACAGTTTCTACAAAGGATATTAAGTTAACTGAATACAACTACATAATTGATGAAACTAAGGCAAAAGTAGTTCCAATTGGAAATAACTTGGCTGAATTAGTTGAAATAATTAAAGTAGATGGTGTTGAAGTTGAATTAAAACAAGTAATTGATACAAAGACTGGAAAACCAGTTGACACTGTTCAGACAGTCACATATACAAAGAAAGTAAATGGAAAAGATGTAGTAGTATCTTATAAGACTGATAATCTAACTGGTCAGAAGATTGGTGATTATGAAGTATCTTATATGATTGACTCTTGCACAAAGGTCACATATTCTGTAGATGATAATAAGAAGATTGTTAAGAATAAAGAAGGAAATATTGCTTATACAATTGCTTATGAATATACAGATGATTATGGCAATAAAGCAAGCGCAAAGGTAGAAATAATCTTTGATAACATTCCACCTAAGGTTGAAATCTTAAATCCAACTCCAATGGAATCATTTAATACAAATGCTATTCCAGTTAAGTGGACTGTAAATGGAGAAGTTCAAGACACTTTGACACTACAGAGATTGGAAAAGGGAGTAAATCATATCATTAGACGTTATGTAGATAAGGCTGGAAACGTTGCTGAAGATACAATAACTGTTATAATGAAAGAAGCAAAAGATATTGATATTACTCTAGTCCATCCTGTCACAAAAGTAGACAAAGATAAGGTAGATGAGTATTATTCAGAAGGTCACAAATATAATGATAAGAAACCTTATGATGTTAAATTTGTAGATCCAAAGAATGATAGTCTTCCAGAAGTAATTGGTGTAGGCTTTAAGGTTGATATTGTATTGCCATCAGTATCTCCAACAGGTTCATTAGCAACTCTTGATGATATTGTTAAGAATGGAATGATTCCTGTAGATGATAAAGGAAATATTGTAGGTGCTTCAACTAAGGGAATTCCAGTAGAAACTTATGTAGCAGAACATTGTACTGATGAATTCAAGGAAGATTATAAGAAGAATGGATTGAATATTCCTTTATATGATGTCACTTATAACTTACATTTGTGGGTATATACAAACAATGCAAACTATGTAAATGACTTCAATATTGAATTTACATTGAATGATGAAGCTAAGACTACTTCTGCTGGAACCGTCCAGATGGTAATAGATTGGCTATCAGATAAAGATGGAAATGTAAAAGCAAAGAATGGTCATGCATTAGGAACAGGTGCATATATCACTAAACTTTGGTCTAAATCTATAGCAAAACATAGATGTGACTATAAGGAACAAAAGAAGGGTGATAGAACAGTTAAGAAAGATGATACTATGAAGATATTTGGATATAAGAGACCAAATGATAAATAATGATTAGTATGATATAATTTTATAAGGTGTCTTTATGACACCTTTTCTTTTTGTATAAATAATGTAAGGAGTTTTTATGAATTTAAATGAAGCAATATTGGAATTAAAAGAACATGGCTATATATGTGAAAAAATTGATATAGATTTAAATTATAAAGGACCTCATAATAGTGCAGTTCTTACTATAAATGGTAAAAATTTTACTGCTAATGATTTTCCAAAAGGTACAAAAGATACTAACTGGAAACATTTAAGAAATGCTATTGCTACTTTCAAATCTTATTATCCAAAGTGGCAAAAATATGTAGATATGGATGTTTCTGAACTTGCTAATTATATGTCTGATTTTTGGAATATAACACATGAATTAAATAATTGCAAAGGTATGATTAATTACTTTTTGAAAAAAGCAAATATAGATGCTGATACTGGTGAAAGTGTACGAGACATTTATCGTAGTAAAAGCGATGAAGTTGAAAAATACAACAAAGACCTTGTTAAAAATGAAACCAATGCTAAATTAGAAGAAAGAAATGGCAAAGTTAGCGACCACGAAATTGTATTCCCTAGATTTGAAAGAGCAATTACATTAAATGTTGACTGGATAAATGGTACATTCTATAAATGGTCTGGTTTGTGTGCTTTCATAAATTTATCAGATATTGATGGTTTAACAGCAACTCGTAATACCTGGACAAGAGGTCAGTATGATTTAACTGCTGATAATTTAAATAAAATAGAACAGTGGTTGAATGATAATGAAGAATATGTTAGAAAAGAAATGAAACGTGGTAGTGATTACTTTGATTCTGTTGCTGAAGACCAAAGAAGATATTATAAAGACCATCCAAATGGAAACTGGAGTGGTGACTAAGAGGTAAGAATATGGCAAATACTTATGATGATAATTGGAGACCAAGTGCACGTGATATGCATTTAATAAACACTGGTAGAAAACCAGCATGGGCAAAGAAAGTCACAGAAATTGGTCCAAGAGAAAAACGTTTAAGAACATCTAATGCTCCAAGTGAAGTAGCAATGAGAAGAGTGACTGAACCAAATTATCGTCCTCCATTCTCAGAAACAGATTTAAAGACTGTTAGACAAGGTGAAGTTATGATGAATCAACGTATTGCTGATGCAATTGCAAGAAAGGTTGATTTAAACGTAGATGCAGATGCTGATGGTATTACTGTTGCAGATTTATCAAAGTCACCAGTTAGATTTTTTATTTGGTCACACGGATTAGATTATGTAGTTAAGATTATTCGTTCAGCTACAGAACATGATGCTATTCGTTGTAAATCAATTAAAGAAGTAGTTGATGTTATCAATAAGAACACAATAGGAGAAGCTATGAACGTTAATAAAGCAAAACAGATTTTGGAACAAGCTGGATATGTAGTTGAAAATCCTCAGCTAAATGAAGAAGTTAATGGTAATAATGTTGAATATCTAACAAAAGCAGTAAATATCTTCATAAAGGATAATCCAGGTTGGTTAGAAGACTTCACTAAAGAAGAATTGTTAGATGTATTTGCACAACGTTCAGATATAGATGACTATGTTGGTGAAGTTCCACCAGGTGTATTTGCAGAAGAAATGGAAGATATTGATTTATTTCAAAATTGTGCAGAAAAGGCAGGTTTTTAATATGAATTTACTAGAAGCTAAGAAAGTAATGAGAGATGCAGGTTATTCTTTATTAAAAGAAGATACTGACAAATTTAATACAACACGTTATATGCAACGTATGTTGAAGGCATTTAATAAATCAGCTTCATTTAAAAAGGCAGTTGGACCTCAACATACATGGTGTGAAGCTGAATTACAAGGAAAAGAAATTGTAATTACAGTTCATCAGAAAAATCCAAAATATGAAAATCATATAAATACATTAATTTTAAAATACGAAGGTAATGATAAATTTGCATTATATGATCCAGAAGATGATCATTATATTCAATATTATCGTCCTTATGCAAAATTCATTGATGGAGAAACTGAAACACAAGCAGATACATTAGGAACAACAGTGCATAATATCCTTCTAGATATTGATAATTACTTTTAAAAATAAGGCGGTTTAAATACCGCCTTTTTTAATAAATATAAAGATAAGATAATTTGTGACAACAGTGAAAAAAGTATATCTCATTTAACTATAATGAGGTAATCTTATGGCTATTACTTTAGTTAACATTGAATATAAAAATTTAGCATTTTCTGAAAAGAATAAATTATGGACAATGACTAATGACACAGGATATATCATTGCTTCATATATGAAAGGAAATGACGCTTATAAACTAACATTAAGAATTGATAAAGGTTTTAGAACAGATGGAGCAAGTGTACCATCTATGTTTACATGGTTCTTACCAAAATGGGATAAAAAGAACATGAAATATAATTGTGCTGCTATTCTTCATGATGTTCTATATACCACAAAAGGAAATAATAGAAAGTTCTCTAGAGAAGAATGTGATGACTTCTTTAGAGGTGGTGTAAGAATTGCAGGTTATTCAAGATTTAAAGCTGGTGTTGCTGATAAGGCAATTGAATGGTTTGCATCTAGTCCAGAACATTGGGGTTCTGATGATTTGAATAACTGGGCATGTAGAAATTTTGGGATTTCTATCAAAAAAGTCTAATACAAATATCAAAATTTAATTATATTAAAGACACTGGAGACGGTGTCTTTTCCTTTATATAAATAAGTTTAGAGGTATTTATGGAAATAGATGAAAAGTTTATGTCTAACAAATATGACAAATACAAGCAATATATTTTAAAGAAACTTGGATTTGATTATAGACAGCAGTCTGATAGTGTTAGACACGATATAGACTCTTGGATAAGAGACTATTATGTAGATGGAATGTCTGAATATGATTGTATTCAAGCAATACAAGACCAATTCAGAGATTTACGTGAATCAATTGAAATACTTGAAAATAACGGATATATTGTAGAATAATATGAACTTTGGTAATATAAAGATGATTGACACAGCTGATGGTGATGGTGTCAGAGTTAGTTTATTTGTTAGTGGATGTAGAAATCATTGTAAAGGTTGCTTTTCAGAACAAACATGGGATTTTGAATATGGTAAACCTTTTACTCCAATAGAAGAATTTGAAATAATAGAACAATGTAAAAAGTCTTATATTTCAGGATTGACTATTTTAGGTGGAGACCCATTTGAACAAGAAAATCAATTAGCTTTACTTTCTTTTATTAAGAAATTCAAACTAAATTGTCCTGATAAAACTCTTTGGATGTATACTGGATATATTCTAGATAAAGATTTAAAATATGGTCAAAGAAAATATATTCAAGGAGTTACAAATGCAATTATAGAAAATGTAGATGTCTTAGTAGATGGTCCATTTATAGAAGCAAAGAAAGATTTAACTCTTAAATTTAGAGGTTCAAGTAATCAAAGAATTTTGACTAAAGACCAAATAAAAGAGCTATATAAATAAGTTATGAATCTATTAGAATACTTAGAAACATTATCCTTAAATGAAGCAAATCAACCAACATTGAAAAATTTGATTGATAATTATAGGAAAGTATTTCCATATTCAGATAAAGATATTCAAGTAGTTAATTGGCATATCGATGGAAAAGATAAACAAGATACTGTCATAAAAGGCTTAGTAAAATCACAATCTGGAAAAGGTTCCTATAATGTAATTGTGGAACTTCACAGGGATAACCTGGAGACGCCTCTGATGCTTTCTTTAGTTGGTAAAGTAAATTGCACATGCAATGCTTTTCGCTACAACGTGGCATATCCAGACGCTAAATATAACGTATTGGGCGGTGTAGTTAAATCTAATAATAGAATTCCTAATAAAATTAGAAATAGTAAGCAAATTCCAACTGTTTGTAAACATGTATATAGTTTCTTACATTTCTTATATAATAAAAACATACTTGTAGGTTAATAATGAAAATAACAAAACGTGAATTGAAAAACTATGAAATCCTTCAACTATTCAACGAATTCGTAAAAAACTTGAATACAGAAGGACTAAATCCAAAATACTCTCTAATGCTATATAAGAATATAGAAGCTTTAACTATTCCTTATAATAACATTATTGGATCTGTTTATAATGAAGCAAATGATACAGAATATCAAAAATATAAGCATGATTTGAATGATACTATTGTAAAATATGCTGATAGAGATGAACAAGGTAATATAATTCAGAATGAAACTGGCGTCTCTATTAAAGAACAAATAGTCGAATTTAACGCAGCTAAAGAAGCACTAGATAACGTCTATAAAGATGCACTAGAAAGAGTAGCTCATAAAGATGAAAATAATCGCAAAGTAGAAACTGCAACTCAGGAAGTAGAATTAGTTGTATTAGATTTAGACGAATTCCCTGATAAAGCAAAGCCATTTGTCGTTGGCCTTTTGACCGCTTAAAAATTTCCTTTTTTGTTAAACTAAAATCCAGTCCTCCAGGGCTGGATTTTTTGTCATTTTCTGTCATAAAATCTACGAACATTGTAAACTTTTTATTAACATTATACGAACAATATACGAACATGCCATTCTGGAGCAGTTTTGTAAAAAACATTTTACAAAAATAGGGGTTAACAAAGAATCCAAAAATAGGTATATTTTACTTGTAAAAATTAAGAGGTTCCAGATGAAAACTAAAGCTGTTGGTAAGCGTGAAAAGTTTAAGGCTAAGTCCACCAAAATTCTTAAGGGTGTGACTTTGTTTGAAGAAAAGAACGGAAACAAGTGGATCGAAGTTGAAGTCTAATGAGGTAGCAAAATGACTCTGAAAATGCTTAATGATTTTCTCTATCAAATTGAATGTGCATACGAAGACTGCATCAAATCCGATGACTTCGACTTTGAAGATACGCCAAAGTTCGACAAGGTTTTCGATATTCTCTATAGCAGATATTACAAAATCGGTTCTGGCTCTTCTCGCAGAGTTTGGGCACTCGATAAGAATACTGTCATTAAGATGGCAAAAGACCGTCGTGGAATGGCTCAGAACTTGGTAGAGCTTCGAGTTTTCGAAAAGTCGCCTGACCGTGTTGCAAAAATCAAATTGTATCACCCAAAGGGTTATTACCTTATCGTAGAACGTTGCTCTTCTCTGAACCGCTTCCTTGAAGATAAGGATGTAAACATTAACGCTGACAATTTTTCTGACTATGTCGATATTAACGTAAATGAACATTACACGGCCAAGAAGGTCCAAAACATTGTTAAAGACTTTGTCAGAGAAACGAAAGATGAAGCCAAATATAAGCCGGCTATTTTCAAAAAGCTCGCTAAGGAAATCAAGGAATTGGCTACTTTCATCTGGAAGAACAAAATTCATGATATTTACGATGCCCAGCTTGGTGTGAATAAGGCTGGAAAGATTATCCTTCTTGACTATGGAATGGATCAGGAAGTTTGGGAAAAGTACTATTAATAGAGGTGGTTGCATAATGAAATGGTATATAGTTTGTTATTTGTTTGGTTGTGTTATAGCATTCCCGCTTGGTATGCATTATCAGATGCGCCAGGATCAAAAGCAAATTGAGACTGTGCAGACAGATATTAAGAAGATAGAAGACAAGTATAAGGCTCGTCTAATCGCATGTGAGTCTGATATTAAATCAACTACAATTGCTAGGAATTTCTATAAGGCTGAACTTGATAGCATTCAGAATTATGATGAAAATGTTCGTCAGGAAGCACTAAAAGAAATTGAACGTCGTAAGGCAACAAAAGAATACAAGATTTTTGAACGTTGTATGGAAAAGGCAGGTTTATAATGAAGCCTGTAAATGATGGAATTCGTCGGAATAGTGAAGAAATCAAAAACCTATTTAAGTCACTAAATTTAGACAAAGCATGTTTAGTTAACTATTGGGAAACAACTATTCCAGACCCAACAAATCACGATATGAGAGTAGTTCTAAATCATATCGTTCCTCTGGACTATATCACAGCCTATACAGGAACATGTGCATATAACCCAGTGTATGTAAACAAAATTTATTATATGTTTGATGTTTACTTTGGATATAATCATAAGGAATGCAAATGGAATTGGTTTAAATACATTTGTCCGTCTTTGAAGTATGCGAAAGCATTTATCAATGATTATAGTGACTTTATCAAACATAACTCTGAAGATGCTGCAGGTTTTATTGCATTTGATGCATTCAGAGACAAATATATTCGTTTGGCTAAAGGTCATTTTAAGAATTGGCTTTTATCACTTGATGATGATAACAAATTTAAGGTAGAAAATGATTAAAATTTATTTTGATATGGACGGCGTGTTGGCTGATTTTGACAAGAAGATTGAAGAAGTCAAAGGCCGTAATAAGAAAACGGGCAAACCTAATTGGTTTAAGCTCAAAGCAATTGGTCCGTCATTCTGGGCAGATATGGAAGTAATTCCTTATGGTCTGTCTCTTTATAACAAGATTAATGGCTTTGTTAAAGATGCTGCAGAAATTGGTGTTGATATTGAAATTGGTATCATGTCGGCCATTTATCTTCAAGAAGGTAAAGATGGTAAACGTGAATTCCTTAAAAAGCATTTTCCAGAAATCAAAGAAGATATGATTAAGATTATCAATAAAGGCTCCATGAAGTTTAAAGAAGCAGATAGTCAGTCTATTCTTATTGATGACAATGAAGATAATGTAAAACAGTGGAATGAAGCTGGTGGAAAAGCATTCCTATTCAAGCAGAATGGTGATGAAGTCCATATCACGTTCTTAGAAATCATGGCAGAATGTATGGCAATCTATTCAAAAGGAAATAAATAATGCCTAAGTTTAATGTAATTGGTACAAAGACTATCGAATGGTCAATTGAAGTAGAAGCAGAAGATTACGAAGAAGCCCAGGAAAAGGCTTTGGAAGAAATTGAACAGTCAATTGATGCTCGTTCTGGCCATATCGATGATATGACGACTGACGTCGCATATACGCAAGAATTAGATGAAAATGGAAAAGTAGTCAAAACCTACCCCTAGGGAATGTAAACTTTAGTTTACAAAGCCCCTGGAAGTGTCAAAATATGACATTTTGACATAAAATGACAAAAATTTCAAAGAAATGTAAAGAAAGTTTTACAAAAAAAGGGGTTTCCAAAGGGCCAATAATTAAGTATATTTTACTTGTTAAAATAAAAGATACTACTAAACAACTTTACAAAAGGTATAACTATGAAGAACAACACCAACGCCACCAAGAACACTGTCAAGAACTCTAACAAGAAGGTTGCTATGAAGAAGAATGCAAAGAAGGTTGTGAAGAAGACTGCTAAGAAGACTGTGAAGGCTACGGCCAAGAAGAAGGTCGTTGCAAAGCGCAATGCAAAGGGTCGCATTGTTGCTAAAGGTGGAATTGGTAAGATTATTGACCATGTTGAACCGCTGACTGTTGATGAACAGATCGAATTCAACGCTTTCCTTAAGTCTCATAATCTCGTTAAGGGTCCGTCTGCAAAGCGTATGCGTATTTATCGTAAGATTGCTGAGTCCAAGCGTGGTAAGATTACCCGCTCTCGTGACTTCATCTACGTTGTTTCCGCTGACCGTTTCCGCAACGAAAAGGAACAGGTTTACAAGGACCTTATCGCTTTGTCTGAAAAGGTTATGGACAAGGAATTCCAGGTCAAGAATGCAGAATACATTACGAAGATGAGTAAGGTTGAAGAAAAGTTGCTCATGAATGGTATTGAAATGAACTGGTACAATGGTAAGTCCGTGACTTTCAATAAGATTCCGCATGTGATTACTGACCGAAACATTCTGAAGCACCTCGATGCTTACTTCGCTGCTAAGGCTGCGGAAGAATGTGATGAAGTTGCAAACGTATCTCTGAAGAAGTTCAAGATCGGTGCTAAGATTTCCGAAATTGCTAAGAAGTACAAGCTGGATTGGAATAAGTGGTGTGAACACAACGTTATCATGAAGAATGGTGAAGTTATCGCAGCTTACTCTTACAAGGACCTTCAGCCCCTTTATGAACTTCACTTCGATGAAGGTATTAAGGACAAGTTCGGTTATAATTTGAACATTATTAAGCCGGCTAATCTGAAGGAACTTCTCAAGCTGTCCGATGATATGGACCTTGATTGGGAAAATGAACTCGATGAAGCCGTCTAAGGAGGTCAATGGCTGGTATAGAAGATGCACTAGCCAATCAAAGCATTATCAATAGGTGCGAGTGGGATCGTGCACTCAAACCTAAAGATGATGATTTCTATGAAAACTCTGTGTATAAGCGATTTGGATATGAAATGGAAGAAGCCAGACGTATGCAAGAAGAGTATGCACGGAGACAATTAGTAGAAGAGGCTAGAAAGAAACGAGAAGAAGAACTAAAAGAACGACACCGTCATGAGACCTTAGAAAGGGCACTCGATAAAATAACAAAGGATGCAAAAATGATGGATCGTGATAGTGAAGAAGATTTAGTCCAGTTGAATAAACGAAAGATGCGAGCATTTTATGATGGCAATTTAGATGACGTTGATGAATGTGAACGTATGATGGACAAAATCAAAGAAAAATATAACAAAAACAAATTAACTAAAAAGGAAGATGCTACTATGGCAAATGAAAATAACACAAAGAACAAGATGACGATTAATACTAAGATTGACGTCAATGCAATTCTCCAGGCTAAGATGGCTGAAAAGATGATGGATGCTGTCGGCAATGGAAAGGATATTCCTCTTACCAAGATGACTATTATGCAGGGCATTACGACAGGTAAGGGAATTGATATTAATGAGATTATTCAGGCTAAGCAGACTGAAAAGCTCTTGAAGGACCTTGACAGCGGTAAGGAACTTACCATTGGCAAGCTGTTGACTTATCAGGCTCTCACTCAGGGCGATGGCTTTGATCTGAATGCACTTATTCAGGCAAAGTTTGTTGAAAAGCTCTTTGACGAAGACGAAAAGACTGCTAAGTAAATAAAATTTATTTGACAATTTGTTTTGTTTTAAGACTCTATCGAAAGATAGAGTCTTTTTTGTTTATAAATATGATATGATAATATCACGTAATAATAAACCTAAATTTAAATTGCAGACTGCTTATGATACTTTAACAAGTCGTTTGAGAGGACTTGGCTATGACGTTGATGGAAATATCGAATTAGATACTTCTGGATATGGTCATGGATGGATAAAAGTATTAAGAAATGGAAGAAAAAATAATTTCATTTATATGTGTTCACACAGTGATAACGTAGACCCACTATGTTGTGAACCTGTATATCGTTATATTAAGGTATATAATTATTGTGATGATCCAAAGGATAGTAATCTTTTGGGTGAAATTCCAATGGTAGTTGATAATATCAATAGTTTACCAAACATGACAGAAGTTTATAAAGATGATGAATATAAAGTCTATAAACATGCTGGAACAAATATTGTTTGGGGCTTTATGAATTTGAATGAAGGTCATGTTGCACAAGCTCCATGGACTTCTTATCCAACTACATTAAAAGATTTATCTGGTGGAAATATTGATACTAAAGTTCCATATTTTGATATTGTTGATAATAAAGGAATTAAATACGCTGATAATAGTTATTCAGCATTTGATAATTTATTTGAAGATGATGACGTATTATATTTAGGTAAATCTAAAACAGAAAAACAATTATATTCATGGAATAGCGCAATTTCTGGTATAGTTGAATCAAATAGTTTGTATGATACAATAGATCATACTGTATGTCCATATTGTTTTGGTACAAATTCAAATTGTCATTATTGTGGACCAGTTGATGATATTAATCTTTCAGAAAAGTATTTCAATCCATCTACACAAAAGGATGAATATATACCTATAAATTTAACTTCTGCATCAAATTGTGAAGTTGTATATGATAATGAAACATTGATAGATGGAAATAATGTTGCTCTATTTGAAAAAGCTATTCGTAATTCTGATCCAGAATACTCAATTGACCATCAATTATCAATTGAAAAATTATATGATACAACATATAAAATAAATTATTGTATTCATAAACAAGGTGAAAATACTGAATCAAAAAGAATTGATGGACCAACACCTATTTGGTTCAATTGGCGTAGTGCTTATATTAAAAGATCAATTATTAAAACATTGTCTGAAACAGATTTTACTGAAATTTCAGATACATTTACATATAAAAATTTAGCACAGATAACAGTTAAATTTAAATTACCACCATTAAATACAAAAATTGAAGCATTAGAATTACCTGATTTTTTGTGGAATCCACAATCAAGTCATCCTAGTTGGGTAAGTTTAAGTAATATTGTTTCTAGTGAGTATTTACATGCTTATATGAAAGATCATAAAGATTTTAATGGTGAATATGAAAATATCATGGTGCATGTAAATGATAATAATAGTAAACCTGCAGAAATTCTTAACTATATGTTGCATTCAAAGACAAAAACATTTGAATATTCACCAAAATATAGTTGGAATTATGATGAAATTATGAATTTCATCTTGTATAAGGATGAAAATTTATCAGTCTTACCATCAAGAAATGGTGTATATCACTTAAAGACAAATTATTATAATGAATTGAATAACTTGTCTGATATTGGTAATTTGGAAAATGTATTAGATGGTAATACATGTATGCACGTAGGTTATCTAGGTGATAATCAGATTCATAGTGCTTATAATGTAGCTATAAATGATAAAGATAATGATATTAGTTATCTACAAGCATATCCTTATATTAAAAATCCATATCAGACAAGATATAATTATTTCCCAAATGAGGAAACACAAAATATGTTATATTGGAATACACCTAAAAATGGTTTCTTTGAAGGTGTTTTCCAATTCCATAATGATGTAATTGATGCAATACCAAATAAGTATGTATGGTTAACTTTGAATGAAAGTGCTTATGATGTTTATAATAATTCAACACGTAATTGTGATCCAATTCAATATGAACCATATTATTCATACGAAGGTAAAATTGATACTGCAGAAATTAGAAAGCCTGAAACTGATAAGAAATGGCAATGGCAAAATAATTTCCATAACTTTATGACTAATAGAGAAGTAAAGACTATCTATTATAAAGAAAGTTTCTCTGCGCATGATACATTGTCAGCTGGTTCTGGTATGACCTATTTAGCTAATGGTCAAGAAAATTCAAACGTAGCACAAAATTTCATCTTTACTGATAGACCAGCAATTGCTAATGACTATTTCAATAAAGGTACAGATATGAAAATCCATAACAACATTAGTTGGAATGGCTTATCTGCTTATCGTCATGTATGTAGAACTTGTTCTGGTGTAGGTATGATTAACCCATATAAGCATGGTTGCAATAACTGGGCTAATTATCCTTATAAAGGTGAATCACCATTCTATGAATTACAGTCAAATGATTTACTATGTCCAACATGTGGTAGAACTGGTATTAATATCAGATACTTATATTATAAGCATAAGTATGTAAAACCTTTATCAATGTATGGTTTACAATTAAATGATGTAGCAGATCCAAGAATATCAAATAAAAATCAGTTGTTATTACCAACTAATTTGATGGATGAAGATATAAAGAAAGATTTAATTCTTTATACAACTTCAGCTGAACCTATTGGATATTCAGCATGCACTGTATATGGAAGTAAACTAACTTATAAGAAAGCATATTTAGGTTATGGTCAAATGTGGAATTATGTTGACGTTCCACGTGATGTTAATAATAATTTCCAATTTGTCACTGATTTCCATCAGATTTATCCAAAATGGGATAGATTGACTGGAACTGAACAGAACAAGATTAGAAAGCAATATCAGAATCAATTATATAGAGGAATTGAATTACCAGACAATTTCGTTCAATATTATGCATTTAGAGGTCAAGATAAGAACGTAGCTGGTGGTCCTAAAGATGCATGGTCAAGAATATTCTTTGATCCAAAGTGGATTGAAAAGCAGTATTTTGAAAATAATACTCTAGAAAATCCATGTCAGTATAATCTAAAAGAAGAAATTATTAATAGAGGTGAACATAACCATAATCATGTATCTCAAGAAAAATATACATTGAATATGAATAATAGATATTATCCATATTATGGTGAAGTTGGTCATCATGATAGAGATTTAGAATTAGATTATAGAAAGACAGGTGTTAAACTTCAACATACATGTAAAATGTGTAATGGTGAAGGTGAAATTGATGTCTATAAGGTAAATTCTAAAGGTGAAGTAATTTACGATATTATGAACAATCCAACTATCGTAAAAGATGTTTGTCCTGTATGTAATGGTGTAGGTTATCTAGAAGATACACATAGAGAAGACTATAACATTGCAAAATGTGATCATTGTCATGACACTGGCTATGTTGTATGTCCAACATGTTTAGGTTTAGGTACTACATATAAAGCAAAGAAAGATTATACTTATAATGAAAGTAATACAACTCCAATTGCTACAACTGATAGTCGTAGTAATTATGTTGTAGGTTATATTACTATACAAGACACTGTTAAAAAAGTACAATTCTATACATTCCATTCAACATCTATTCCTAAAAGTGGTACTTTATGGATTCCAGAGAAAGTAGGTGAAGAAATAGAATATGGTACAGCTGTACCTGATGAATTAGAAGATATGATTGAATTAAAACAATGTCCAAATTGTAGTCCTTATAATAAGGTAATTAATGGTCTATTTTATATTCCATGTCCAGAATGTGGTGGTACTTTCAAATATAAGAACCAAATTTACGGCGATACAGAAGAAAAACATTATCGTATTGCACCAGGAAATGAAGACAATAAGAAACTATATAAATATATTAGTATCAATGCAGTAAGTATTGATAATATAAGTGTAGAGATGGACAATGGATAATTTAGAATTAGATAACTATACAGAAGTTAACGATGGTACACAAGAAGTAACTAAAGAAGTTGCTTATGATATATCATTGACAAATCCAGTTTGTCCTTGCTGTGGTAAACGATTAAAGATTGTTGACTCAGTAAAGAATCAATTTGGACAAGATTTGAAGTTAACAACTGAAAACAAGTTTTTAAAAGAGAACGCTTTTTCAGATTATTTACTAGATATTTGCGGTGAAGAAGCATTGAATATCTACGAAACTGAATTAGCTGTTCATGAACCATATTACGATGCAAATGGTAATATAGAACCAGAATATAATACTCGTTTTGAATATACAGACCCTCAATTAAAGAGAATTGTAAAAGTCAAAGCAAATGCGATAGCAAATAAACTAGCCAATGATAACATTAAAATCGATCCTTATTATATCGAAAATGAAATCATTGAAATGCTAAAACATATTCATTAATTTTAATTTTTATAAATATACTAAGGAGATATTTAATATGAACAAATTCGATGATTTATATTTTAAGAAAGCAGCATGGTTGTGTGAAGCTTCAGAAGACGATGACGATGATGACAAAGTCGAAGAAGATGAAACTGAAACTGACGATACTGCAGAAGATGCTGATGTAGAAGCAGTTGAAGAAATTGAATGTCCAGACTGTGACGGTACCGGCGAAGATGAAGATGGAGAAGAATGTGAAACTTGTGGTGGAACAGGTGTAATCGCTCCAGAAGAATCTGAAGAAGATATTGTTGCAGACGCTGAAGATGCGGTAGCTGATGCAGAAGATGCTGAAGGTGACGAAGATGACGACGCTGAAGCAGACCCAGATGCAGAACCAGATCCTGATGAAGAATATGAATTAGACTTGGCTGATCCTGTTTGCCCATGTTGCGGTGCTCATTTAAATGTAATTTCTGACACTGAAACAGATGCAGAAGAACCAGCTACAGAAGAAGATGTTCCTACAACAGAAGTTGACGGTTTTGAAGTCGCAGACCCATCAATCATGGGACCAGAAACAAACATTTACTATTCAGATGAAGATGCTGAACCAGTAGAATATAATGAAGACGGCGAAGACGATGATGACGACGTTGATGAATCTACTAAGGTAAATGAATGTGGTGCAGGTTGCTGCGGTGGTAAAAAGAAAGACAAGAAGAAGGACAAGAAGAAAAAGAAAGATATTGATGAAGTATTCGATATTGTAAAGGAATTACAGTTGAAGACTTTAATTGATGAATCTGAAGCAGATGTCACATTCATCTATGACGAAAGTGTAGATAACATTGTAGACTCAGAAGTATACTCTGACCTATGTGAAGCACTTGACACTCTAGACGAAATTGACTATGAAGTAGATGATCAAGATCCTTCTTGCTTAGCAGTTTGGGAAAAGTAATAACAATTAACCTATAAGATTTAAGACTCTCCAAGTGAGAGTCTTTTTTTATTGTATAAATATCTTAGAGGTAAATTATATGTCACAAAAGTATCAAGATTTTGTAAAGAACTATTTAAATGAAAAAGCAACTGAAGACCAAGAAAAATTAGTAAGACAATGGTTTAATGGTGAAACCAAAGATAAAGATGCTGTTATTAAAGCAATAAAGTCTTTTGATAAAGATAACTGGTCTCATGTAGTGCCAGTTGAAGATTTTGCTAAAAGCTATAATAATGATAAATTTACATATTATATCAAAGATGATAAAGGTGAATTTAAGAAGAAAGAATTTAAAGTAGCATTAGATAATGGTTCTCCAGATCCAAGAGCTGATTTAATTTTTGGTGATGATACTGATTCTGATATTAAACAAGTATTCCAGCAATCAGTTAAGTTAGACAAAAATTCACTTGAAAAGCATGTAAAAGATAATAAATCTTGGAATTTTAGTACAGCCTCACAAGAATACGAAAGATTAGGTAAAATCTTAACATATAATTCTATTGATGTAATCTATAAACTTGGTGATAAAAAGAATATCTCTCAAGATGATGTTCTATACGGTTTAAAGAATGCATTTAAGACTGAAAAAGAAGATTATTTTAATCAGCTAGAAAAAATCGATACTAAGATGTTAATCGATGCTGTAGCTGGTGTTAAAGAAGATATTAACAAAAGAAATGAATCAACAGATGAATTCATTGCTAATTTAAATGAAGCATCTGATATTGATAATCTATCCATTAAAGAATTCTTCAATAATGTATATTCATTTAAGAAAGATGAAGATAAAATCAGATATATGAATCCATTTATTGAAGAACACAAGAGAGATGTAGAAACAAAGAAGAAAACATTACAAGCATCTTTTGAAAAAGGTCGTATGGAAATTATCGAAAAGGAAAAGAAAGATACTGAAGATAATTTCACAGACCCTGTCACAAATACAGTTGAAAAGCGTGTAGGTCGTTTAGGTCACTTTGGTCCAATGACTTATATTAAGAATCACCCAGATTTAGCAAAAGCAATTGATGCTATTGATAAGCAGAAATGGAATATCTTTAACTGCGCTGCTAAGTTATTGATCAAGTTCTTTAAGGTTATTGAACATGGTGAAAAGAAGTGGCAAGAATTCTTAAATGATAAGAGAACTTCACAGAAGGATATTATTACAGATCTTGAAAATAAGAAACAAAAAGATTTCTGTAATGATATGCAACAGATTGGTAATGATGGTGAAAAGAAAAAGAATGATAAAATTTATGAAATTATCCAAACATACGCATCAGATTTAGTTAAGTATGAACAGGATTTCACTAATGCATTCTTACAATTAAAGGATAAACCTCTTGTAGTTGAAAAAGATGGTAAATTCAGTATTAATCAGTCTACAAAAGATTATATGAATAATACCAAAAATAATCTAGCTAATGTTAAGTTAGGTTATCAGACTGCAATGGATGAATTAAAGAAAATTGATGAAGAAAAACCTGCAGAAAATACTGAAGAAAAACAGGAAGAAGTACCACAGCAAGCTGCAAGTTATAAACCTGTTTATAACAATCCAATGATTGTTGAAGGTCCAGATGACGATAAAGCAAATACAGAAACTGTAGCTGCAGTTCAAGATGCTGCAGATGATGCTAAAAAAGATAATGAAAAGAATCAAGAACAAAAACAAGAAAAACCTAAAGAAGAAAAGATTGATTGGAGAAATACAAAATTCAATTTCAATTTAGGTATTGATTTTGGTTTTGGTGCATTAGATAAAGGATATTCTGACGGTTCTATTGGTAAAGCATCTGAAGGAATGATTAAGGTTGCTGAAAAGTTAACTGATAAAAATCAGAAGGTTGTATCTGAAACATTTGCTAAGCTATTAGGTTTATTCAATTCAAAATCAAATAATGCAAGAATGTTAAGTTATGATGAAATGATAACTAATACAATTACTGCTGGTGAATTATTTGATAAATCTAAGCTATTGTTTGATGCAATCAGTAATTTAACTGATATTCCAGAATTCTCTGACGTAGAAATTGGTAATATTGAAGATTTACGTCAAGAATTTGGTGGAGCAGTAAAACAGATTTCTAATGTAGTTGAAATTGTAAATGACCCAGTTCTATTAGCAATTGGTCATGAAAAGAAAGAAGATGCATCAGAAGAAGTTCCACAACAGTTAACACAACAAGTAGTTACTGTTAATAAAGAAATTCAAGCTGTAGATGATAAAGTTAAAGAACCACAAAATGCTTTAGCTTTCATTAAAACATCACAAGAACAAATAGCAACTATTACTAAGACTATTGAACAAAATGATAAGTTAAAGAAAGCTTATGAAGTAATATCACAAAAATTTGAAAATATCTTTAAGTATTTTATTCCAAAAGTATTCTTCTTTAAGAAGTTTGTATCTCAAGATATGCAAGCTCTTGGCCAAGAAGTTAAAGCTATTACTAAAGAAAGTCTAATGGATGAAATTAAAGATATAGTTCTTAACTTAAATGAAGAAGAAAATAAAGGTCTTAATTATGAAGAAATTAGTAAGACTGTTGCAGAATATTGCGGAAATTGCGAAAAATTAGTTGATAATGCTAAAGAAAAGAAAGTTGATGATTTCATTAAAGAATATAATGATTGGGCAAATAAAGTCAATGAATTATATAAGAATTTAATGTCTAGTGAAGAATTCAAGCAAAAGAATGCAGATGACTTAAAACCATTAAATGATGAAAAAATTAAATCTGATCCATTCTATATTTTATTAGTCATTTATGGAATATTCCAAAAGAACCAAAATAATGAAGAAAAGAAAGAAGAAACTAATCAAGAAGAAACACAAGATAAAGGAACCGAAACTAACTCTGGAGATACAAAAGCAATTGGCCAAGACGTTTCATCTAAAGTTCCAGCAAAAGCGGAAGAAAAGACGGAAAGCTTCTCAAACGAACTAGCTGAAGATTTATATAAATATCTAAGAGGATAATTATGACAAATTTACAAAGACTTATAGAAAATTTAGACGTTAATTACAATGACTATCAATTGAAGATTCAGAAGCCATGTATTGATTTCATTAACGAAGATGAAGAAAATACACAGACTAAGAAGACTTTAATTAGAGATGCAATTAAACCACAAGTCACTATTGCACAAAACGTCATTCAAGCTATTTCTACTGCTTATAATGATAATTGTGACCAGACTAAAAAGATTGGTGATATGGAAGACCAAATCAAATCTTGGGAAAACCAAGTTCATGGTGCATGCGAACAAATCATTAAAACAGTAGAAGCAAAAGACGGTTCTGTAGATAGACCTGAGTCAATTGTAAATGACTCTTCTAAATGTTCTCCAAGAGCATTTAACAAGTATATTAAGAATTATACTTCAAGAGACTATTCTACATTAAATCTTTGTGCCGCAATTATCGTATTCTATAATTCTTTAGCATAATTCCAAATATTGGTCCATTTACCGGACACGTTTCAACCAATAGAAGAATGACAGTTTTTGTCATTCTTTTTTGTTATGTAAACTATAATTTACATAAAAATAGAGCGTTTCTGGGCATCCTGGAAGGCCCTACCCGTATAAGTACCATCCTTGGGCATAAAAAATGCTCCAGAATGCATCTGGGCGCAAAAAAAGACAGCTTATTCAGCTGTCTTTCCCCATATTTCCTCCCATCCCTATAGAAATATGTAAACTTTTATTTACGTTTCTTAATGTTTACAATCTTATAATTTCCAAGGTTCATATCCAATTCTCTTTTATCGTAGAATAAAACCCTTAAATATTGCTTATTATTTATCCAATGCCAATCTCTAACATCTTTAAAATCATATTCATAACAAATTTTATCTACATCTTTACATACATCAATATGCAAATTAAAAGCAAATGAGTATAAACTCAACAATAATACGAATAATAATACTTTCATTTTACATCCAATTATCTAAGATTGCTTCAGCTTTCTGTTCTTTTGTCAAATTTTTATCTGCCATTATTTTTGCAACTGGCAAATAACATTCCATAATCTTATGTTTGAATTCTTCTTCTCCAAAAGAACGCTTAAAAATTATTTCCATCATTGCAGGAACAATTTGCTCTCTAATATCTTTTGCTAAACGTTCTCTTTGTTTTTCAGTTGCATTATCAGATATTTCGTATCCATTCTTTTCTAAAAGTTCAAGTGCTTCAGTCAATAACATGTTATACCCTTTTTACTAAGTGTTTATAACATATTTATAATAATCTTCCCACTTTTCCTTTAATTTATTTTTCTGAACTTCTGTCAAATCATTTGCATACATTCTTGCTTCACGCAATCCAACCTCATATTCCTTCATTATTGCATTCAATAATAAATCATCTTCAGGTTCTTTCTTATATGCATTATAATTGAAGAACGTATATCCTTGTCTAACTGCATTTATAAGAATGTTATAATGCATTTCATCAGTTAAACGTTTACAAGATAAATCATCTAACAAAGGTAATAGATATTCCTTACATGATAGAAATCTATTTATCATGAATTGACTATAACCTTCTTTTAATTCAGGTGGCAATTCATTCCATGTTGGATATTGCTTTGTTGTAAATGCTTTTAATACATCAAATAATGCGGCCATTTGCAATCCTCTTAAACTTAGTCAATCTAGAAATTGGCCATTGGTCAATACGATTATTCCACTTATTATAGAAATTTTCTCTTAACTTATTAAATTGAGGTGGCATTTCACCACTAGATTTATGGAATACTTCTATATTTGTATTGATACCAACTTTATATCCTCTAGATAATACTTCACAACAAATATCTGCATCATAAAAATGGAAGTCTGGCAACCATTCATCATAACGAAGACCTTCTTCAAATATCCATCTTGGGAAGAACATGCAACAACCATCACAAGTTGCAGCGTAATCAATTACGCCTAAATGTTCAATCATTGCGTATTCATAGTCTTCCATAATTGGCTTACCATCTTTATCGACGTATGTTAAACCATTTACTTGCTTTGGTCTTCTACCACCTTGTTTGATAGCACCTAAACCATTTACTTTACGATTTGGGTTCCACCAAGTACAACTTGGATAAAGACAAGCACATCCAATTACACCAACCACACCAACTTCATGTGTTTTAGTCATTTCCTTTATTTGCCATTCTACAACATCAGCTTTTGTTCTGACTTCTGCATCATCGTGACGAATACAAACAATTTCTTCATTTGGAAATTCCTTCAAGAAAGTTTCAATTCCACGATTTAGCTTTTTACACATTGAGTCATCTTCAATGTTAGGAACATAAATGCATTTTGGGTCTGGTTTTTCTGGAAGTTCTTTAGTTGGAACTATTGTTATCATTTAAAACCTCTGGAATCATTCTAACTACAAAAGTATCTTGATTGGCATTTGGATTTGATTTTAAGTTTGCAAATTCCATCATTATAGCTTGGCCAAATTCAGATACAGCACTTGATCTGCCATCTTTAAATATAACTAATTTTACGAAAGGTATCTCACCTTTTAACTGTTTTATTCTATCGTTTTTATCTAAATTTGGACTAATTCTTTCAATATCAACAGGTATTTCATGGAAACCAAAAGATTTTTGAATAATCTTTTGACGTTCATCTTCAGTTGTTGTCTGAGTGAACAAATAATAAGCAAACTTACATTGCTTCTTAGCATCTTCAATTTTTTCTAAAATCTCTTGTTTAGTCAAAGGTTCTTTTGGAAAGTCCTTTAAGAATTCAAGGATTTCTTTCATTTGTAAATCAAACAATTGTCCAAGACGGACGAATTGTAGATTATTATCTTTATAACAAGCAGTCATAGGAAGAGCAGAACGTCTCATTGTTTTTGCTAAGACTTCTTTCTGCTGTTCTGTAGTGACTTCAACAAAATATAAGAAATGATTATTGATATACTCAATAGACTTCTTATATTCTTGACAAAGATGACAGCTATCGGAAGTAAACACGTATACACCGTGTTTATATCCTAATAACCAATCATCGAAATTTATTTTCTGACTATCAAACATATTAAATACAACTAAATAAATCAATCATGCATGCCGCAATCTGAATAGATGGGTCTGCACTAAATGAACATCTATATTCATAGTCTGACAAATACTTATATCCAAGTCCTTTGTTCTTTAACTTAGGAATTAACTCAACAAAGAAATAACTGAATACATCTGAGTATGACAAACCATGTTCGTTAATATATTTACGTGCTTCAGTATGCTTCTTATTAAGAACCAAATTACTTAGTTCTTCACCAATATTCTTATAATAGACAATATCCTTATCGATTTCATCCTTCATCATTGCATACTTCTGACAGATTGCAATTGCTTTACGAATAGATGGATATTGTGCTTCAACTAAGTCAACAATAGCTTGCTTGTCATACTTAATCTTTTCGAACTTCAAAATACCTTCAATACGCTTTACTGTCTGTTCCTTCATTTCTGCAACATATTCAGGTTTCTTAAAGTCAAACTCGAATTCCATTGTTCTACCTTCATGTAGAGCATCAATAATCTTTGCAGGGAAATTACAAGTCATGATAAAGCGACATGCATTAGGATAATCTTCAATAAATGCACGTAATGCCTTTTGACAATCTACTGACAAACCGTCTGCTTCATCAAGAATGACAATCTTTTGCTTTGCAGTTTCTGCATCTTCATTAAATCCAGAGAAACCCATTGTCATTGCGAATTCAGAAATAGTTGTCTTAACAATATCCTTACCACTATCCTTAGAAGCATTGATATATAGTGTTTCAGCACCTAAATCTTTAGCAATAGCTTTAGCAATAGTAGTCTTACCAGTTCCTGGCGTAGATGATGATAACAAAAGATTAGGTAAATCCTTTGTCTTCAAAATCTTTCTAAAGAAATTTTTATAGTCTTTAGGTAAAATTACATCTTTAACTGTAGTTGGTCTAAAAAGTTCCACCCAAAGGAAACATTTTGGATTATCATTATTTTCAAACATTTTTAATTCCTATTAAATTTTTGATTTCTTGTTTTATACGATCTTTATCATTTTTCCAATCGTATTCTTTAACTCTATATAATATAACATTATTTTGCGCACTTAATTTGTCTTTTTCAGCATCTTTTTCCCATATTTCTTTTGCTGTTATATTTTTAACTTTCATAATATAATCTGGTGCATAAAATCTTGGATCACAATGCCAATATGTTCCATCAAATTCAAATGCTATATTCATTTCTGGAATATAAAAATCAAATTCTAATTTTCTATTTTTAAAAAATTTATAATGATCTTTTATATCTAAATTAAATGTTTTTAAAAAATCATATAACTCATATTCAATTTTAGATCTTCCACATGCTCTTTTCTTTTTATGACAAATTGGACATGGATTTATTTTGTTTATTATAATTCTATTATATAGATTTGCTCTTGTAATATTGAAATCTTTATCACATATATCACAATGACATAAAAAATCAGTATCATATTTTAATATATGACCTGTTGTATATAATTTCTTATATTTATTTAAACTATTATCTTTTTTAAATTGTATTAAAGAATTTCTAATTTTATTTAAATTCTCTTTTTCTTTATCTTTTAATATTGTCTTATTTAAAATATAATTTCTACATGCATAAGAACAATATTTACGATATAAACCTTTTTTAATTAATTTTGTAGGTTTACCACAAACTGGACAAATACCTTCTTGTATTTCCATATAATCTCCTTTTACCTTTATATTAAAAAGGTTATCGCCATAACCTTTATTTTATTTATAAAAAATCGGTTAGAATAGTTGAGAGCTATTCAATTGGTGGCGACCAACTGTCCCGATTTGTCATAATTATCCTTTATTTAAAGTTATACTATCTGGTAGAGGTTGACCAACAGTTTTCTTTACTTTTGCTTGTTGTGCTCTACGTTCTTTTCTATTACGTGGTCTGAAATATGCACCAGATGGTCCAATTTCTTTTTCATATTCATTCTTAGGGAAAATACAATTACATGCAATTGGTTCCTTAATGAAAATCTGTTTTCCATATTCATCTAACTTTGGCTGACCATTTGCATCTACATCTGGAACTAACCTACGTCCAGTCCATCCACGACCATGACACTTTTTACAATTTGGATCTGGCTGATTATAGACAATACCCATACCAATACAAGCAGACTCAATGACGTCCCATGGATCCATGTCATTGACGTTTGTTCTATCTGTCATTTGGTCTTCTGTTAGGAAATCATTTACTCCGCTCATAATTAACTCTTCTTAGAAATGTAAAGGTTCATGTTAATATCATCATTTCTGTCCATTGTAAAGTGAACAAGGCCAGCTGATGCAACTTCTACAGTATATCCAGCTTCAGGCATCTGTTTTAAACCTTTAGTCTGAATTTCTAGAACACCATTTAGATTTGCAGGTGTTGTTAACTTATATTCAACATCATAATAGTTAGATGTCTTCATATTCTTCAAAGTAATCTTACAAATATCATTATCCCATGTGAACTTAATAGTATCTGCTTCGATAACACTATCCAACATATAACGTAGATGCTTGAATTCTTCCTGAGTGATTGTAAACTTACAATCAACTGCTGGCATCTTAATCTGATTGAATACTGGCTGAGTTAGAACATCTGCACGAGCAGCACGATAAGAAATCTTCTGCTTTGTCTTAGATGACTTAATGATAATATCAGTTGTTTCATTGTTTGCATTTACAACACCATCAAGAACTGGAGTATCAGATAACTTGTCATCCTTACTCTTAATATCGAATACACGGAAACACTTAACAAACTTTGTGAAATCATAAAATGCAAGCTTTGTTCCAGTAAAGTTCAAATAATCTTCTGGTGCAGACAAAGTATAACAAACTGAAACATCTGGGTCATTTGCTCTAATAGCAATAATTTTTGTGTTTGCATCTTTGTTGATAATCAACTGCTTCTGAATTTGAGAAGCTTCATCCAATAAATCAATTAAATTCTTATTATAATCCATTTTATACCTCATTAATAACTTTAATGTAATACAAATATAGCAACTTTTCGAAAAAAGTTGCTATCATAAGAGTATAATTTTTCTAATTATTTCTCGTATCGTCCGCCTTTTTCCTGACGTTTAAAGTTTTCAGCGTTCTTTGCGTAGTAATAATTCCAAACATCTTGTTCATTCATGCCTAGAACTACGAACAAAGTACAGAAACGAATTAGGAATGTATCACACAATTCTTGCAACTTTGCTGGATCTTCCTTTGGTTTATCATAAGTCTTCCACATTTTATAAGAAGTATTCTGATAAATTTCACCCATTGCTTCTACAATCTGTCCAACAATATGATGCAAATCATGATTTACAAAATCTACTTGAGCAATGTTTTCTCTTGCCTTATCCATATAGAATGATAATTCTTCTGTTGGCTTAACATTCAAATAAAGGATTTGATTCATTACGAAGTGCCAAGCATCAATCAATTCAAACTTGACAAGTTCTGTATATTGGAAATTATCCTTCTCAATCTGTTCAAACATTTCGAATAATTCAGTGATAGTACTCATCATGTAATAACCTGATTCTTTAGCCATTACACGGTAAATATCATCTACATCCTTCTTCTGCCATGTATTTGGACAAATAGTTCCACGCTTAGCACCAATTGCATTTTGTAGAGATTCCTGCATCTCAAACATAGTCTTTAGTGGCTTTGCAACCATTTCTACATTTTCTACCATATATTACCTCAAAATTACAATTTCACAATCTGGATTTATGTATTTCTTTGCTACTTCCTTAACCTTTTCAAAGGTAATCTTAGACAAATTATTTGGCATCTGTGGAAGTCCCTTATTAATTAGGTCATTGACATGAGCAAATCTAAATAGCTTCATTTCTTCCTTTTCACACTGAGCCATAGACATAATCATATCGTATCTTTCTTTTGTCAAATACTTGTCTACATTATTTAGAAGATCATTATAAACGTTTGTCAATTCTTCTTCATTTTCCTTTGTTGTGCATGACTCAAATGTTAGAATAGAATCATTCCAAATATGGTCAACCATTCCATGAGAGAAGTATGACAATCCACGCTTAACTCTAATTTCTTGTGTCAATGGAGAATTCAATCCATCAGAAATCATTGCAACAGCAACATTCATGAATGGATAATCAGACTTACTTACCAACTTCTTAGAATGAACTAAGAATGTAGACTTATCCATTGGCAATACTTCTTGCTGAATTAACTTATAATCTTTTTTATACTTAATCTTACGTGGCTGTCTGATTAATTCTTCTGCGTATTCAATATTCATATCAGACAAATCAGTAGATGTTGGACCAACTTCAATAATACGTGTTGGCTTTGACAACATTTCTTTATATGTTTTCTTTACATCTTCTAGAGTGAAATTCTGAATACAAGAAATTTCACCAATTGGACCATAATCACCATAATGTGTTCTCATCCAGTTCAAGAACTTACCAGAAACTGGATCATTGAAATTATCCATATATTCCTGAATAACAACAGCCTTTTCTTTCTGGAATACTTCTTCAGTTAGATTATCAAGACCACCTAGAAGTTTCTTTAATACTCTCTTCTTAATATCAGAAGTCAAACGTGATGCAAGACCTCTCATATAAACTACAATATGTTCATGACCAGTATATGCATTCCAATCAATTGCATTTGCAGTCAAAGTATCATATTCATCAATAAATGTTTTACAAATTAAATGTTCCATCAAATGCATTGTTCCATATTGACCTTCTTTTTCAAATAGGGAACCACTATTATATACAACTGCAAATGATGTTTTCTTTACTGAACTTTTCTTATAAATGTATGCCATATTTTCCTTATATTTTTTCTACTTTAATGTTATGTTTCTTTAAAAACTCAATACCTGCGTCAGATCTATCATATAAATCTACGTAATAAACTGTCTTAATTCCAGATGCTAGAATAAACTTAGCACAGTTTGAACATGGAGCAATTGATACTACCAATGTGCATTTACTAACATCTACATGATTTTTTAGAGCATAAGACAAGCAATTCACTTCAGCGTGAACTTCATCTGCTTCACTAAATTCATGATGCTTAAATCTATAAACTTCTTCTGAAACTGGTTCACCGTCTATGTAAAAATTTCCATGATTATCATGTGAAAATTTATCACAACAATGTTGGTCACCAGATGGAACGCCATTATATCCACATGATAGAATTCTACCATCATGGACTAATAGCGCAGCAACTTTTAATCTGTCGCATGTAGAAAACTTAGCATATTCTACTAGTGCTACTTTATACAAATGTTTGTAATCGTTCATTGAACCTTCTTCAATACTTCAATATATTCTGAGACCTTTTCAAATATATCTGTCATGCCTTCATTGATTACTAACTGAGTAAATTTCTTACCAGAGAATTTACCTGGCTTGAATGACTTAACTGCTTCGTTAATATCTTCGACATACATCTGTGGAATACAATCAAATGAAATTAACTTAAAGTTTTCCATGAACTTTTCTTTAAGATTATTTTCTTCTAACCACTGATCTACACCTGTATCAATAATCTTTGCAACTGTAACTTTACCAACTCTTGCCTTTAACTTAGGAATGTTATCACTCTTGTCACCAAGAATAATCTTCTTCATAAGTTCATGTTCAGGATTCAATACTTCTACATAGTTATGCATCATACCATCATATTGCTTATAGTTAGGAAACTTATAAAGCTGATAGAAGTCATGGTCAGTAGAAATGTTGATAATATCCCAATCAGGATTGCTACGTGTAATAACAGCAATTAAATCATCTGCTTCACACTTAGGAACATCCAAGAACTGGATATTAGGAGCACAGTCTTTCAATGCTTCAATTAGTTTATTAGAAATAGGAAAGAAGACGTCAAAATCTACAATAGACTTTGCTCTAAATGCCTTTCTATTTTCCTTATAACTATCAGAAACATCTTTTCTCCAAGAAGTATTATCCATACAACAGATAATCTTATCTGGACAATTATCCTTAATAGTTTTTAGGAATGAGCGCATAAAGATTGCCTTAAATTCCTTGAATTCTTTTTCGTGCGGCTTGACCGGATATGCAAAGAGACACCGCATTATCAAATTGCTTAGGTCGAATAACATTACTTTTTTTCTATTTTGAACTACTTTATTCATAATATACAAATATATAAAAAAACAGTAAGTCGTAAACTTACTGTCATTAATCTATTTCTAATTTTCTATTTGAGTTTGACTATTATACGCTCAAACTTATCTTTTCCATTTAATTTTAATTTACCACTCTTATCAACAATCTCAAATGGTAAATTATTAGGATCAAGAACTGTTAATGAAGTGACTGGAATTCCTATTAACTCATCTGTATCTGGAATTGCATTTATTCTTGCTTCATAAGCATCATAATTATCATATTTCTGAAATGTATCATCCAATTCTACAATATTCAATCCTCTATATTTTTTATGGACTGGTAAATTAGTATACCAAATACATCCTACTTCTTTATCCTTTTCTCCATTTGGTCTATAGAATTTACCTACTGTTGTATATCCATATCTCAAATCTTTACTCATATAAAGATTCCAACAAATAGAATTTGTAGCCATTTTTATTTTTGTGCATAACATAATAAATGGCATATCTTTATAAACACTGACTATTTTACCAAAAATAGAAAATGGTGGATTTGTCACAATTACATCTGCTTTCTTAGCTAAATTCTGACATTCTCTAGATGTGCAATCTCCATTGCCTTTTAAAGGATATTTCTTAAATTCTTCACCATCAAATGTACTATAATATGTTCCATTTGGATCATAATGAGATGAAATTAATCCACGTAAACCTAAAGAACTAAAATTATCATGGAAGTATTTGTAAATGTTTGACCATTCAGGATTGTCACAACAACAATATACTATCTTTCCAGAGAAATTATAGTTCTTCATTTCTTTTTCTACATCTTTAAGATGAGTATAAAATTCATCATCTTTATTATCTTTTGCACGATGCAGATTTATATTGTCTTCATCTAGTATCATAATATATTTATTATAAATAAATCAAGGAGTAATATAATGTTAAAGGAAAGATTTCAAATCAAAAATGTAAAATCTCCTTGGAAAAAGGATAAGGGAGCAAATATTGACTCTCCTGTTTATACTTATAAAAAGGGAGATAGACCATTAGGTGTTATTTATGGATGTTTCAGTCCATTCACAGGTAAATATGGCCATGCAAGACTTTTAGATAGAGGTGAACAAGAAGGTATCGAAGACTTCATTATTGTTTCACCTTATAAAAATCAGCCAATTGATAATGACCGTAATATGTTCACTTTGGAACAAAAGGTTAAGATTGCTGAAGCTGGTTGTAAAGATTTAGGTTATAATATCTTAGGAGCATATACAAGTAAAGCTCATTTCTTCTTAGATGCACTTTATGAATATGCTGAAATGTACCCAGATTATCGTTTAGTTCTTATTTGTGGACCAGATAGAGCAGAATTATATGGAAAATATTGTGTTCCATTTGGTGAAGAATACGAATTACAAGATGAAAATGACATTGGTAAATTTGAAATCTTATATTGTACTGACAGAGGTGATAAAGAAGTATCTGGAACTAAGGTAAGAGAAGCTATTAGAAATGGCGATAAAGAAGCATTCTTAGAAATGACCGGATATTCAAATAAAATGTGGAATTTATGTGTTAAATTTGCTAAACAGAATGGTGTCTTAGAAGAATCAACAATGATAAAGGATAAGAATATGTTAACTGAAGATACTCACTCATTACACATGGAAGACTCTATCCTAAAGGGTAAAGCTTACATTTCTAGAATGTTAGGTTTCTATAATCAGGTATTCGATACATTAACTGGTTCTATTGATAAAGAAAAGCCAGGAATTACTGTAAAGATTGATGGTGCTCCAGCTATCACAATGTATACAAAATTCCCAGGTCTAAAAGGTCCAGGTGTATCTACAAAGTCTATCTTCAATGCAACACCAAAGGTTTATACTTCAGATGAAGATATTGAAGCAGATGACCGTTCTCCTGAATTGAAGGTTAAGTTGAAAGCCGCATTGAAGTTGGCTAAAGCAAAGATTATTCCAGCTGGTGAAATTTGGCAGGGTGACTTACTATTCACTAAAGGTGATATTAAGAATTATACAGATGACAATGGTCAGAAGTATATCTATTTCAAGCCAAATACATTGGTCTATGCATTACCAGTAGGTTCTGATGGTGCAAAGAAAGCTCTAGCTTCTGATATTGGTATTGTATTCCATACACGTTATAAAGGTAGTTCAGTTCAAACTGTTAAGCAATCTAATGATGCTTCTACAGATGAATTAAATGGAATTCCAGAATGGGCATTCGTATTAGATGCACGTCTACCTAACTTATCCGGTGTTCAGACTCTATCAGATCAAGAAGCAAATGATATTGAAGATTCTCTATATGATTTGCATTCACTATGTTCTGAAATTGTAAATGATGCTGACTATGATTTGTTAGTAAATAATACAGACTTTATTAACTTCTATGTAATGACATTACAGAATAATAAAGTTGACAAATCAGAATTAATTGATCCAGAAACATTCGTAGATGAACTACATAAATGGGTCACTGGTAAGATGAGAAAAGAATATCAAGGATTGGAAAAGTTAAAGACTAAAGCAGGTAGAGATAAGAAGAGAATTTCTCTAGATGACAAGTCTAAAGACTTACATACAATTATTGAAACAAATGAACCATTACTACATAAGATTGCAGAAGCATTGTATATTGCAGCAGATGTAAAAAATAAGTTCATTACTAAGTTGAATTCAGTTAACAAATGGGTAAATAAAGTTGAAACTACATTTGGTATGAAGGACACTAATGGTGAAGGATTTATGGTATCAGATGTTGATGGTAATTTCGTTAAATTAGTTGACCGTTCTGCATTCTCTTATTTCAACAGAAGTCCTGATGTAATTAAGGGATTTGATGCAAGAAGAGGTTCAACTAATGAATCAATGAATTTTGCAAGTTATTTGAAATCATTAGAATCTTAAATTATTCCTTATAGTTAAATTAAAGAGAGGTTTCTGACCTCTCTTTTTTGTGTTATAAATATAACATAGGAGAATTATAATGGCACAGTTTTTTACAGATTGGTTAAAAGAAACAAATCAGCTTGAAGATTTGTATCTTGGTGAAAAGACAGTCACTAAGAATGATTTTAAGAAGAATAAGAATTATATTAAAGAACTAGAAGCAGCATTTGGTAAGCTAATGCCTATTACTAATATGAATGGTGCAGATGGTTTCTTTAATAAAGCTGTTCAAACAGTAGATAGTCCAGAAGATATTATTTCTGATATTAAGCTTTGCGTACTTCGTAATAGTAAAGCTTATCAAAATCTATTGAAAGTTGGTAAGGCTAAAACATTAGCAAATAAAGACTATGAATTTACATTCACAGATGGTAATGTAATCAATATTCACGTATCAGATTTGAAACAATCTGCAACAGATGGTACTTCTACTAAGATTTATGTTGGTAAGGGTGACGCTGCTACTGAAATTCAAGAAGCAATTACTGCACTATTATTGACAATGAAAGTTAGAGGAACTGCATTACATACAATTAAAGAAGATGTTCCACCATTGATTAAACGTGGTAAAGAAGTAGAAGATACTCGTTCTGAATTGTACAAATGGTTATTAGCATCTGATCCAATTAAAGAAACTGGTGTATGTAAATATATCGAATTTGGTGTTCCAAAAAATGATGTTCAATCATTTAAAATCCAATTTGAAGAATTCTTAAAGTCATGGATTTATTCTTTTGAAGCAATCTGGAGAGCTGATATTAAAGGCTTAATTAACTCTGTATTCAAGAAAGGAATTGCAAACTGGGGTCAAGCACAATTTGGTCACTATAGATTATCTAAAAATTGTCCTAAAGTCACAAAGTCAATTATTCCTGTTCTAGAAGCATATTTAGGAAAGAAGAGATTATCATTTAATAAGGATAATATTGATAAGTCTGATATTGTATTGTATTTCAATGCACAACGTGCTGAAAAGATTATGACTACTGTAATGAATGCAAAAGACTTAGATGAACATAATCAGCTATTGAATTATGCATTCGTAAATCAGGAATTGATGGGTATTTCTTTGAAGCAAGTTGTATCAGAAGCAACTATTGCTGCAGCAAACTTTGATAAAGCTGCAACTACTGCAGTTGGTCCTACAATCAATGAAAAGAAACAAATCTTCATTGAATATCATGGAAGAACAAAGGCAGATATGAAGAAGAATACTTTCGCTGAAGTATCACAAGATGATGTTATTGAAACAGAAGGTAAGTCATCAGGTATTATATTGAAGTTAGCTAATAAAGACCATATTCACTGTGAATCTGATGAAATAAATTTAGATATTAGAACTAAGGGTGGTTCATCAATTGCATCTGAATTCCGTGAAAAAGGTCACCCAGCATTTGGTAATGCAAACATTCCTATGGCTAAATCAGAAATTAAGGGTGAAGAAGGTCCTAATATCAATATTCCAAATCTTGTTAAGCAGATTATGGATGATGGAACTGCAGGAAACATTGGTGAATTAGTCACAGCTGTTGCTCAGGTAGTTGCACAGAAATTTATAGACAAACCTCAAACATTAGCTATGTTGTTCGCTGAAGCTGCAGGTTATCCAGTTAAAATTGTTAAAAAGACTGGAACTGAAATTAAAATTTTGGCAGCACCATATCTAAAACTATATTAAAAAATTAGAAATAAAATGTATAAGAGGTTGTTATTCAAACAACCTCTTTTTGTATATTTGTTTCCATGAAATACATAGTAAACCCTGAAGATTATAAAACAAAAGAAGAATATACGCATGCAATCGATACTCTTATTTCTCGTAATGAAGAAAAAATGAAAGATTGCCGTATGAGATTATTACAATTAAACCAAAGTGCATTAGGTGCATTATATTTGGAACATTTAGAATATGAAGCATGTCAAAAACATTTGACTGATTATGGTAAAGAAAAATATGGAAAAGCCAAAGAAGATTATATGAATGCTTATACCTATTTGCAAAAAGAATATGATGAAACTTTGCACGAATGGACAAAATTAAAGAAAGAAAAACAAATCGTATTGATAAATTTTAATGGTGAATAATGTTTGATTTTTTTAAAAAGAAAGATAATAGCGATAAAGAGTTCATTCAGAAACAGATACAGAATACTTATGCAGAAATGCAAGAACGTATCCGTAAAGAGAAAGAACAACAGAATGTTATTAATGACCCACATCCTTTATATGAAATACCTATAAAGGATTATTTGGAAAAGTCTATTCCAGAAATTCAGAATGATGCAAATGAATGTGGTTCTAGAATGGATATTATTTACACTTATATTGAATCTTATATCAATGCACGTAAAGATGAGACAGACCCTGTTAAAGTCAATGGATATAGACTACACATGAATGACTGTCTTGCTAAATGGAATAAATATAAACACAGACAGGATAAACTATATAAGATGATTGAAATCAGAAATATAAATCCTGAATTTGAAACAATGAGACCAACTGATGATACTGTTGGTGATATAAGATTCGGAGAAAACTAAATGATATTTAATGAACTATGGGAAGCCTTCAACGACATTTATTTCGAAGAAGGACCACATACTTATACAGATAGTGTAGGTACACAATATACTTCAGTGACTACTTTTTGTGGCCAATTTGAAAAAGAAAAAGATTGGAATTTAATTGCAGAAAAGTCAGCATTCAATAAAGCAAAAGCCGCAATTGCTGCAGCAAATCCTAAATTGAAGAAAGACCAAGTAATTGCAATGGCTAAGATTGAATCAAAGAAATTAGCTCCATCTCTAAGAAAAGAATGGAATAAATCTGGTGATTATGCAAAAATCTTAGGAACTGAAGTTCATGCTGTAATGGAATACTTATGGCAAAATAAAGATTACGAAGGTCATAAAGATAAAATGGCTTTATATCCAGGAATGATTGAAGATTTTGAATATCGTAAAGCTAAGTGTAAAGAAATCTTTAATTCTCTAAAAAAGATGTATGTTCCTGTAAAGAATGAATACATTGTATATGATCGAGACTGGAAACTTTGTGGAACAATTGACTTCTTAGCATGGAATAAAATCAAGAAGTGTTATGCTATTCTTGACTGGAAAACATCTAAAGAATTCACAAGAGAAAACAAATATGGTGAAACATTAAAAGAACCATTCTCTGTTTATCCAGCATGTAATTGTACTGAGTATTCAATTCAGTTATCAACATATAAAGCTATTTTAGAAAAACATTGTCCAAATATAAAAATAGGAGAGTTGGTATTGATACAACTCCCCAAAGAAGGTACAGAACCTGATATATTTAGATGTTATGATTTTTCAGATATATTAACAAAATACTTAGATAATAGAAAAGAGAGCTAATTGCTCTCTTTTTTTAACATTTCTTGTAAGTACTCAACTAATAATTTTATTTCTTTTTCATCATAATTAGTTGCAATTGTTCTTGATAAGACAGATGCAGTTTTTTGTCTATTAGTTTCTTCAATTACATTATTTTTACAATTTTCTAAGAATACATTAAAATCATCAAATGACTTGATTTTATCCATCAATTCAGGTTTTATTTCATAACCATTAATCATTGTTTTAGCATCAATATAATCGCCATAATAACGTTGTGATGATGTTCCTAGCTTATATGTACCTAAATCCATTGGAATTACATATTCTTTGTCCATAGATGTTTTATCAGATACAGTTAAATCATAATCATAAGACTTTTTCTTATCAGCTTCTTTCTTTAAACCTTCAAGAAAATCAGCGTATGCTTTATTTAAAGTTTCATTTGTCATTTTATCGTACTTATCCATTATCTAATCCTTGCCCATTCTGTTGCTAAACGTGTGATTTGCTTATGATATTGTTTATCTGCCCATCCAGGAATAATGCTTGCAAATTCTGAATAAGATCCACCAATATGTTTCCACCATGCGGCTAAACCAAAAATACAATTGTGTCTCTGACCTTCTGGTGTTGAGTCAATTTTCTTTTCAACGTATTCTTTAGCTTTAGTCAAATCACCTTGATTTTTCTTTCTAAATCTCTCGTATTCTTTTTCTAACTTTCTTAGATATTCTTCTTGTTTAATATAACATTCATCATAAGCAATCTTATATCCTTCAATATCAAACAAATTAAAACATTTTCCCATATTGAAATAACAATAATAAGGACTATCTTTTGTTTTAATTGCTGGTACCTTAAAGAATTGTGATTTGACAAATGATGCTGGATCAATATAATCAAATCTATCCATCAAGTAATGATATGGACTATAAACTCTTTCAGAACATTTATAAAACATTCTATCGATAACATATTCTTTATCTAAGAACAATAATACTCTGAACTTTTGTTTTACACCATCATAAGAATAACTTGTATGTAGAATAAACTTATATTCTCTAAATCTATTCTTGAATTCATCTATTGTCATATTACTATCATCGTAATCTAACATTAGAATATCTGTTTTATCCATGTTCTCATTACATCTTTTATCACCGATAACAGAGCAAAACTTCCATTGTGGAATATAGTTTTTATCTTCAACTAACAATGGATGTTCTATACTCTTTTTTAAATGAAGTAGAACGTCTCTATTGACTTCTACTTGTTTCATTTTATTATCAAATTGTGATTTAATAAGCTGGATAAATTTCATTGAATGATTTAATTATTTTATTTACTAAGAATTTAGGGTCTTCTTGCCAATTCAATGCAATACCTACTGCATTTTTGTGACCTCCACCCCGGCCAACCTTATTTATAATTGGCAACAAATCTACATCATTAGAACGAATTGAAAGATTGTTCTTATTCAAAATAATAAACCATTTATAACCATCTTTCTTTAGACGTTCTGTTATTTCATACTGATAATAATCTAAGATAAAGAAAACACCCTTATGTGGTAATGTAGTGATTTCAATGTTATTATAGATTTTATCAACAGCCTTCATAGATTCCTTCAAGAATAGAATTTCTTCTTCTGACAGCTTTGTATTTCCATTAATGAAACGTCTGACAAACCATTTGAAATTCATTTCCCAGAAAATCTTATTGAACTCTGGTGACCTTACATCTTTCTTCTTATACATGTCAAAATCGTCCACAATGTTCACCAGGTCTTCTAAATGACTTAGATCGCTCAACTTATTATACAAATCAAAGACGAGCCTAGAAGCGCTATTCTGCGTATTTATGACGATGGTCTTTCCATTATGAAATTTCTTGGCACTTTCATGGTGATCAAGAACAATCATTGGAACTTTCAATGTGGTCAAATCTTTATATGCAATTTCTGGATAGAAATCTGTGCAAATAATTAGGTCATAATGTTCCTTGTTTATTTCTTCAGTAGCTTTTGCAAATAAAGTTTTTTCTGACTGATAAGTGATTGGCAATGCAGTCACTGTTTTATAATAATTTTTTAGAATGATATGGCAGCAAGCACCATCCATATCGAAATGTGTTATATTTAATACTTTGAGATTTTTATCTGTTATATTCATGTGTCTAAATATAACAAAAAGAGGTTGCTTTTGCAACCCCTTTTCTGATTTTTCAATCAAATTTTCTTATGTATTAGCCTTGTGAAAGTCTTGCAAAGAAATCATCATTGTCAAGTTCTTCGGCTGTTTCTTCAGGTTCATCCTTTGGGTTAGATGCAAACATTTCTGAATCATCTGCCTCTACGGTTTCTGCCTTTGGAAAATCTGCCTTTACAACTTCATCAACATTGATTGCTTGTGGAGCATTTTCATCTGGATCCTTTTCGCCAAATTCAGCAAACAAGAACTTACCTGTCTTCTGCTTATAGCGCTTAACAATCTGAGCGTAAGTAGAACAATCTTCTTCCTTCTTTTCGATTTCGGATAGACGGAACTGCTTCTGTTCAAGTTCGTTAATTTCATCGTCTGTCAATTCCTGCAACTTACCATCCTTGAACATAGAAATTCTTGATGGTGCAGTCCAGTGAGACTTTTCATAATTAGGACCATTAGAAGTCTGATAACCTTCCCAAACAAAGTTTGCACCTGCTCTCCATTCCTTATTGATTACCTGTTCATCCTTTGGACCATACCAAGAGAATGGGTTAATTCCTGGAGTAACGTCACCAGTTAGTTCATCCTTCTTGTCATTCATTGCTTCAGAAATGAACTTCATGATTGCACGCTTGAATTCAAACTTGAAGATTTGACCTTCAGTTTCAGGAGCATTTGGGTTACGGATTACTAGAACGTTGGCATAATACTTTGGCTGCCATTTTGGTAATGCATGTTTACGATATTCTTCAATTCCAGGCTTACCATACTTCTTGAATAGAAGATTGTTATAACGACAAATTGGGCACTGATGCTTTTCATCATCACCAAACTTACGCAAACAGTCACAACCAAACCATTCGCCGTTAGGCAACTGCATCATGTGTGTTCTGTTTTCTACATAAGACATATCTTCATCAGGATGACCTGGTAAGAAACGCAATACAATATTGAACTTTCCGTCCTTCATTGTTGGCTTTAGAAGGCCTTCAATTTCATAAGACTTCTTAGTTGCTGCTTTATCCTTCTTTTGTGGGAAAGACTTTTGAACTGCGCTGAAAATTGAATCGAAACTTTTATTTACTGGCATAATTTTTTACCTCTTTAGATTTAATACGATTTTCGTTAGCCAAACGAATCTCATATATGCTGTGTCTTGAATCTTACTCTCATCAATTATGAATTTTTTAGCTTCATAACCGCGTATGTAAAACTCCGATGTGACTATTTTATCTCTTATTAATTTGTATATTTCATTTGTTTGATCTGGCGCAAGGCCAAATAAAGTATACTTGCTTGAAAATTGAAATAGTCCTTTGTTTTTATCTTCTACTAATTGTTTCAGATATTCGCTCTGAGCTATTATCTCTTTTCTTTTCTTAAATATAAAAAATTTTTGTCGATTGTCAACCTTGCCACATGATAAAAGAGTCGGAAATTTCTCTGTTATCATGAACTCATTGACAATAGAAATTGCAAAATCATTGACTGTAAACTGTCCACTGTTTATGCTATTCACTAAATCTATAAACACATTAGCCGATTTATCTACATTAGGAGTATAATAGAAATCTTCCTCCAAAATATCTTTTACAGACTTTGTCGTAAGATCCTTATAAACCTTATTTGTAAATTTCTTCGCAGTCTTCAATCCACTCAAGACTTTATACAAGTGATATATTTGGTATTTGTTTATCATCCAAAAAACTCAAACATGCCTGTGTCAATTTTTCCAATTTTATATCTTTTCTTTAGTTCATTTGTTAATAGATAAAAATTCATTTCATCCAATAATTTCTTCACCTGGTTAGGTTCCAAATAATCGGTGACAAGAATAATCATGCTATCAACAATATTTATTTTATTTTCTTTATTCAATGTATACAATACATTATTAAAATGGTTGAATGTATCAATGTTCTTAGACATCTCTACAATAAACTTTGGTAATTTAGATACATCATCTACATCATCAAAATCCAATCCATTCTTTTTCATGTAATCGTAAAAATTCTTTTTGTTCGCATTTTCTTCCAAGACAGATATATCATATTCTGTTGAGTACTTGGGTAAATCATTGCTGTATTCTACTTGTTCTTCCATAATAAAACCTTATTCAAAATCATTTACCACATTACTCATTGCTTCATCTGCTTGTGATGCAATTATATCAGATGGAGAAGCTGATTGCTGACCATTACCTGTATTTTGTGGTTTATATCCTACTAAATCAAATAATCTCTGTTTTTCAACATCAACACCAATAGTGACTACATTTCCTCTCTTATTACCATATCTGGTCTTCAACAATTTTACTGTATACATATTTGCTTCCTTCATTTCTGGAGACTGCATAATACCGAAAATTGCATCTGCCTTCATAGTCTGACCAAATGAGTCTGCTGCATCATCCAATCCTAAATCAGCACTCTGATAACCACCACGGTTAGTCTGCATAGCACTTACAATAGGAATTCCCTTAATCATACCAATGCTTCTTACCTGACCTGAAACAAGTTTCAAGATAGTGTTATCATTTGTATTGATAGATACCTTTCCATTAGGAATCATACAACCAATATAGTCAATAATCAATACTTCAGGAATAAAGTTTTTCTTTTCTTCTAGTTCTTTTAGAAGTGCCTTCAAACCAATTGCATTCAAAGTACCTTCTTCATATTCCTTAATAATTAACTTATTGTGACCACATTTTGCCAATGCTTTCTTATAGATTGAACCATAAGAATTTCTTGATAATGACTTCAATTGAGTCTGAGTAACGTCATACAAATTCTGAGCAATACGCTGACCAATCTTCTTTTCACTATCTTCGAAGGTGACATACAAAACTGTGTGACCATTGATAATCAAATTCGTAGCAATTGAACATAGAGTTAAAGTCTTACCAACGTTAGTTGGTGCCATAATCATGTTCAAAGATTTTTCATGAAGTCCACCACCGATTAAGTCATCGATAGACTTTAAACCTGTTGAATAGACTTTTTCATTTGCAATAATATCTTCGAATAAAATTTGAGGGTCTTCGAAGAAAGAGAAACCAATATCAGTGTTGAATGAGAATGCTTGTGCTTCTGCTACTTCATCAGCGAAATTGTCTTCTTGATTTTCACCTCTACAATATTCATGCATCTTTTCAGAAACATTGTATATCAGTTTTCTTCTAACGAATTCCTCAATTTCTTCGATAATATATGGTGTTTCAACATTTTCATTAGGAATACTTAGAATATCCTTAAATGTTTTCAATGTTGAATCATTACTAATCATTCTTTCAATTTCAAGAGGATTAGGCATTTCAGAATACTTTGAATTATAGGAAATTATCTTACGAACAATATCCTTTGCATCAATATTGAAGCCAAACCATTCTTCTTTAAGGAAAGGTAAAACTTTTGTTTTTACCTTATCATTAGTGAGTAATGCCTTAATTATAACCTTTTCGAAATCGAATTCTTTCATTACTTAGCCTTCTTTTTACCTTTCTTTGTTGCCTTTTCAGCTGTTTCTTCAGTAACTGGCTTAATTGCTTCTTCTGAAGTAATACCAATATCTTCCAAAGTAACAGCTTCCTTTGAATCTTCAGGACGAGTATCTTCGACTTCTTCATACAAATCTTCTTCTGTTGGAAGATCCTGATCACCATTGATCATATCTACAATATCGTACTTAGCTGACAACATATCATCTGCTTCGTATGTATACTTTGTTTCAACATATTTAACGAAGTCAGGATTCTGGAAAATAGGAATCCAGAATATTGCTTCCAACTTTGGATCACAATACATATCTGCTTCACGCCATGTTCTCTTTGGTTCATGTGTATCAATATCTATATCAGATTTATCTTCACCAGTTTTCTTGTCAATGATTGCGAAATCACGAACATACTTACCTGGTGCTACTTTCTTCAATACACCACTATCAATAGCGTCATCAAACAATCCATAGAATGGGTCCAAAGCACCGTCAGCACGAATTGCAAACTGAACTCTTCCACGTTCACGAGCACTACGTCCCTTCTTAACACCCATTGTGACCAACTTACCCATGTAAGAGTCATCTTCTGGGCTCTTCCATTGTGCTTCTGACAAAGCTAGACCAATACCATCAGACAAGAAGAACAAACGACGACCACCTGGAATACAGAACTTTTCACCATACATTTGTAGTGAATCATAAACGTGGTTAACACAGAATGTTGTATTACCATAAGCGTTAATGATATTTGCAAGTTCATTCTTAAATCCTGCAGTTCTACCCATATCTGCTGTATCTGAACCCTTTTCTGCCTTATCCATTAAACCTGTGAATACTAGTGGTCCCCAAGAGTCAAACAATACGAAGATGTTCTTACGTTCCTTTGCCTTTGCACCTTCATTAATCATTGCGTAAATACGCTTAATATCACCAATGTTTACTGCCTGATAGACTGGAATTTTGGACATATCAATTCCAAGTGCCTTAGCTACAGCGAATGGGAATGCTCTTTCAGAGTCAACGACTACACAGTCCATTCCCGCCTTCTGAGCAGATTTCAAACAGTTCAAGCCAATCAATGACTTACCTTCTGCTGAAGGAGCACAAATGGTATTGATAGTTCCTTTCTTAATACCACCCATAATCTTTCCACTGAATACAAGGTTCATTACAACTACGTTAGTTGATAGGAATGATACTTCATCCAATTCTGTTGCAATTAAATCCTTCAATCCAGATTTTCCGATTTTGTTGATATTATCTTTAAAACTAAAATTAGCCATATTCTTTTTACCTCTTTATATCTTAAACATCATTGTTTAATAATACAAATATACAAAAATATGCACGGTCGTAAACAACCGTGCATATAAAAGTTTCTACATTTTTAGCACCATTCGTTGATAACTTCACCTTCTCCAGGGTATAAATCACGATATGGATTCTTCTTTACTGAAACGAAATCAGTGTCGACAGACTCATTAACTGATACAAATTCATCCTCTTTCTTCTGGACTTCTGCTTTAATTTCCTTATTTTCAGTGACTAATTCTGGCTGAATAAGTTTTTCTGCAGCTTTGTTTTCATTTAATGTTTGATCCTTATGCATGTTCTTCATGTGTAGACTCAAACCTGCCTTATTCTTACTTTCCTTTCCGCAAATTGGACATTTTTCCATAGTTTCTCCTTATTCAAAAAAGTTAAACATTCCTGACTTTTCAATTCTGATAGAGTCCTTTTCACCAATCCATTTACTGATTTGGAACATCTTTTCAATAATTGGTACGAAGGATTTTCTAAACATCGTTTCATAGTCAACTTCAAGTATTTTTGCTAGTTCATCAGGCCAACTACCAATAAATGCAATAGCTTCAATGTTATAATCATTTGGCTTTACATACATGTAATTGAACTTGGTGTTATTATTTATTGGCACTAACTTCAATTTATTCTTTGCAATCAAATAGTTATATGCCAAACTTACCTTAGCCTGGAAAATCATTCCTTTATCGAAAATCAATCCATGCTTTGTATACCATTCAATTGGCTTTGGAATATACTTCTTATAGTTCGTAATACTCTTCTTACTTGAAACTACATCAATACCTGCTGCCTTATACTGTTGGAACGTCTGTTCAACAATTTCCTGAGCATCAGTATAACTCATACCTGCTGCAATATCGAATGCCAACTTTTCAGCGGCTACCTTACAGAAATCAGGCATATCTGAACGTTTAATAGGAACACCCATGATCTTGTGTTTTGGACCTTCAGGATGCTTACGCCAATGTTCTGGTAGCTTTTCCTTTTCTTCATCTGTCATAGATTCAAATCCTTCAACAGGCTTCAATGGATATAAATCACCTTCACTATCAATGATATTTCCAATATACAATTTCTTTGCGAAGCAGAACATGTTAGAGAAAATGTTTTCACGATTGAACTTGATTTTGTTTGTAGTCTTAGAAGTCTTTGCTCTATATTCTAGAACCTTAACAAAGAAATCAGTAAACATATCTTCTGCGTGTCTAAAGAATTCTCTTACTTCATCTTCAGTTTCAATCTTAATTCCTTCTTCTACCAATCTATCATGCAATTCAGCAATACAGAAATAACATGAGTCAGTATCACAGTGAACTACACATGCTTCTCTATTTGTGAATGTGAACTTTTCTTGATTCTTTAGCTTAATGCCCCAATACTTTTCAATATCTTTGATTATTTCGTATGAGACGTAATAACTATCAAGATACTTCTTCAACCAATCTCTCAATGTGACACGTGCACATCTACAAATTGCTCTTGCACATTCAATATTATACAAGTGGAATGAGTCAGTCAAACATACACCATACAAAGAGTTAATGATGTTCTTCTTATTCAACTGAATATTGTGGTATCTCATCTTAGCATCATTATCACCTCTTGCTGCAGCTTCTGCCTTCAAACGCTTATATTCCTTACGTTCAGCGAATACCTTCTTTGCAATTGATGGAATGATTGCATCATCAGTTCTCAAGAAACCTACTTCAGCAACATCAGTCAAAATTACCTTACCACTTTCTACATCTTCTTTCTTAGGATGCTTAACAACTACTTCTGGTGAAATGTTGAACTGCATAATATGGTGAGGATATGAAGACGTAATATCGAATGACATACACCAGTCATAACGTCCTGGATAGTCATAACAATAACCTGCCTTTACGTGGAATTCTTCGAATGGATGAACATCTGGATTTGACAAACGTGCTTTTCTGAACTTTGCCATTTCACATTCATTTTCATATTCAGTGTTCTGATAATATAATGAACCATCCTTTAGATGTGTTTCATAACATTTTTCTTTTCTCCACCAGTCTTCATGGTGTGTTTCTCTATCATTGAATACTCTACCTTCATTATGAAGATACTTCATGATATAACCTTCAGAAGTTGGTACCTTCATGAAAATCTTATCCAAATTAACTAAGGTATCATAAGCATATTCAATAATCAATGGGAAAATCTTCTTCTTACCTTCCAAATCTACTAACAACCAAACGTCATCTCGGTTATAGTGTTTGAAACGCTTTTTCTTCTTCTTATAAGTTTCGTTGATTTTACCTTCATATTCCAACTTACCTTGTCCTAATTCCATATTGCAAACATAATTCAATGCAAATGAAGACATAGGTGGATGGTCAGCGAACATCTTATACAATTCCATGTAATCCAATGAATATAGACCTGGAATTTCCCATGTTGAACCAAGGTCAACATCAGGTAGTTTTCTATCAAAGATTTTCTTTTCATTTGGCATCTTTGCCAATGGAGACAAAGCTCTTTCGAATTCAGTAGCAACATCCCACAATGCACGTAATCTGTGACATCTATTGATAATATAAGGAATATCGTATGCTTCTGAGTTCCATCCTGAAATAATATCAAATTTTTGTTTATTGAACCATTGCAAGAATTTCTTCATCATTATTAATTCGTTTTCACAAACAAATTCAATAAATGGTCTTGTTTCTGGGTCATCATCAGCATTAGGTTCATTTTCAAGTGTAGTAAATGTATACATCTTCTTGTCTTTTGTAGAATAACAAGAAATACAGTTGATTGGCCATAATGCTTTATCAGAAGCAGGGAAATCATATTCAACATAACATGAGTCCTTATACTTCTTCCAGGCGCTCTCACGTTCATCCCAGACTTCAAAATTATCGGTAGGATAGTTTACATCGAAGTCATATAATTTAATATCTGAGACGTTCTTGGTAGTCTTATTTCTGATTTTGATAATGTGGTCATCATAGAATTGTGATCCTGATGCCACTTCAATATCGAATAGACATATATTCCATTTTGTAATATCTGGCTTTAATTCTACTTTGTCATAACGGTCATGCATGAATTTGACTTCAGGTTTGAAATCACTTTCAGCAACAATAATGCCAGAATTCTTTAAATTTTGGATGACTGACTTATCAGAATAAGTCAATTTCTTCATGTAATTTCCATGAATATCCTTTAAATCTGTTGGTTCATTTGACTGAATATAACAGTATTGATCATAAGGATATTTGTGGTATCGATCGTCATCCTGTTCTTTCAAATAGATAATTTTCTTGAAATTATCATATACACATTGTTTATATCCAAACATATTATTTTTCCTTCAACTCGCTGTATTATACGGATTTTATGTTCATAAAAAAATATCATGCCTTATTCAGGCATGATAAAATATAATAAAAAATTTTAATTAAGCATTCAACTTCTTAATAAAAATTTCTAGATTTTGCAAAGCTTCTAGATAACCTGCTTTCTTACCTGCGAGTTCTCCTGCTTCATATCCTTTCTTGAATGCAGCCTTTTCTGCTTCTTCCTTTGGTTCCTTTACCTGTGGTACTGCGCATGCGGATAGTTCCTTACGAGCACGGTTAGGGAATGACTTAATAGCACGTAGCTGATTAACCAAAACGTCTTCTGCTTCTACTGCACCAGTCTGATCGATAGTTGACATTGTTTGCATATTATTTACCTCTATTTCACTTAGTTGTTATTTAGTTTTACCATTTTGTTAACATGATATGTTGAACTCTATTATCTTCTTCATTCTTTCTGATATTTTCTGGTATCATGTGCTGATATTCCATAGGTATCATCGATAAATCAGGTAATTGTTCAAATTCTTTCCATTTATTTACACTTCCATAAATTAAATCGTATAATTCAGGATTGTTCTCCTGTAAATCATACCAATCAATTTCTTTCGGATGTAATCTATGATATTCTCTCATACTTTATTTATATCTTTCGTGAATTATCATAACGATAATAGATAATTCCTCTTGATAAATCGTATGTTTCTACACCAATTTGTACTCTGTCATCAGGCAATACTCTAATCAAATGACGTCTCATATTACCAGAAACTGTACATAAAACTATGTTGTTATTGTCTAGCATAACTCTGAACATTGCATTTGGCAATGCCTCTAAGACAGTGCCATCTACAAGAACCTTATTCTTTGGTAATTTCTCTTTTAAGTTATTCTGCTGTTTCTTCTTCATTTTCACCAATAACTTCTAGAGGTTCGTCAGGAATATCTTCTGGTTGCTGAATTTCTGCTGCTTCTGCAGCTTCTCTAGCTTCATTTGCTTTTTGTTCTTCAGCTTCCATTTCATTACTGTAAGCATTCAATAACTGTTCAGTTTTCTTCTGTGATTCTGTCTTATATTCCTTTGTTTCTTTACCAAGAATTGCACCTAAATCATTAATATCCAAATCATTTAATGACTTACGTGGATCTACCAAAACTTCATCAGGTTCAACATCTTCTGTTGCTTCATTTGTCTGTGTCTGAATTGGCTTTCTTACTACACGTCTCTTACGTTTCTTGACAACTGGCTTTTCTGGTTGTGGTGCTGGAACTGGACGTTCAATTACAACTGGTTCTGGATTCATAATTTCGTCAATTACATCTTCCAAAGCTTCGTCTAATCTTTCCAATCCAATCATACCATAACGATAGAAAATATCTTCCATCTTAACCTTCATATCTTCAATCAAAGAATATGCTTCTGTCAACTGACGTGGCATCTTTGGTTTAGGAGGTTCAACAGGCTTTGGTGGAGCTTGTCTTACTGCTGGATGACGATATGTTTCATCATCTTCATACAAAGGATATTTCTTTTGTATTGGACGTGGACGTGGTTTCACAGGAGGCAAATCATATTCCTGTGCAGTATGGATAGAAGGCTGTGTTTCAGTCTTCTTTCCATGTATAAAGTCATAAAAGTCTTGATGATCTTTTGAATTAATATTGCTCATAGTTACCTTTTTAATCATAGTCTATTTATATTAATTTGGTTTGCACTTTGTCAATTAGACCGATTTTCTTGGCTTCATTTGCTGACATATAATTATCATATTCAATCATTTTCTTAAGTTCTTCAAGATTCTTTCCTGTCTGTTTCTTGAAAATCTTATTCATAGCGTCTGTCCAATTCTGAACTTCTCTATGGACAATTTCAATATCTTTTAGCTTACCACCAAACAAATCAATTCCTGCCTGATGGACCATGATACGTGATGATGGGAATGCATATCTACAACCCTTTGTACCACTTGCCAAAATTACTGACGCCATTGATGAACATGATCCACAACAAACTGTGTTGACTTGCACACCAAATTTTTTGATTTCTTCAATTGCATCTACGACTGCAAAACCTGCTTCACATCCACCACCTGGTGATGACAAATAAATTGTGATAGGGTCTTTACAATCTGTTTGTGTTCTATAGAAAGACAATCTCTGAATAATACGAATAGCAATATCCCAATCAATGGTACCTACTACCCACATTGTTCTTTTGATTTCAAAGTAATTTTGTCTTACTTGTTCAAAATAATTACCCATATTACCCAAATCTACAGTCTGTCCACCTTCATCTTGTTCTGGTGCCTGTTCTGTTTCTTGAGTTGGTACTTCTACTTCAGATTCTTCTTCTAATGACATCTATATATCCCATTCTCTCTTTATTAATTTGTTTACGCTTAATACCGCTTCCATCAATTTCATTATCAAATTGGTAATGGATTTTATCAGCCATAATTAATGGTGATCCATACTGAATAACAGCTTCAATATTACAATACTTCACTACATGATATTTCTTGATTACACGATTAAATCTACATTCAATAGTATCTTCAGTTCTGTTTAATACTGTATATGAATTATTGTTTTTATCATGATATGTTTTATTTACTTCAAACTTAATCATTACATCTTCTCTTTATTTAAGATTTTATTGATTGAATCATAGACCTTTTCTCTCTTTTCAAAAAGCTCTCTGATTTCTTCTTCGTTCAAGTCACTAAAATTCTTGATAAACATTCTTGCATATTCATTAAAATTCATGTATACGTCTTCAATGACTGATGCAAAAACCATTTTTGCTGCGTTATGTGTTGTCACTTGCTTGTTGTTTACTTCTATAATCATTTACAAATTCCCTAAGTTTGTCACTAAAATTTTCTTTATCTGTAAAATTATGTGGTAATAACAACAATACCTTTTCTGTCCAATCTTCCAATGAAGTAGTTTCTTGTAGATTCATTTCCAAATTCATTGCTGTTCGACCTAATTCCAATACTGCTTGCATCTTATTAGGGTCATTTAAAATTTCCAGCATTGTTTGTTTTTCATCTAACTTTGAAACATTGATTTTATCGAAGTTTGGTGATTTCCAATTATGCTTTTTCTTCGCCATTATTTCTTGCCTTCATTCTTTCGTTTGCGGCTTGTGCGGCTTTATTCAATAAATCACGCTGTTTTTCTAAGTATTCCTTATACTTATTTTCGCCTGCTTCTTGATCTTTATTCATCATTTCTTCAAATGCATCTAATTGATTAAACATTTCTTTAAAATTAGACATTTGCTGTTCGTCATGATTACAAATTCTTGCAGCAGTCTTCATATCTTCGACTTGTTCTAATACCTTACCAAATTGACCAAATGCAGATTCACCGAAAGTCTTCTTATAGAATTCATCTTCCTGCACCATGTTTTCTGGGTTATTGATATTAGCTTCTTTCATGGATTGATATTCAGTCAAGATAGCATTTAATACATTCTGATATACTCCATCACTTACTGGATGACAATACTTCATTGCTTTCTTGTTATGAATATTCTTAGGAAATACGACATAAAACTTTTCATTTTTCTTATAAAGTTTTAGTCCTGTTATGATAAATGCATTATCAATAGTAAATTGACAAATTGCTAAACAGTCAAATTTTCCATTCTTTAATGGCATTACAGATACGTTAGTTATTTCCATATAAGTTCTCCTTTTAGTAATATAATAAAAATAGTTATTTTTGTAAATAGTTATTTACGAAAAATTAGTCTACAATTTCTATGCCTTCTAATGTTTGAGCATACAAATATAGATTATTTAAATCATAATCAAATAATTCCTTATCGATTATGCCTTCATTATTTATAATTGACAAAATATGCTTGAACATTCTCTGAACTTCTGGACGTTCCTCAAAGTCAATGAATTTCTGCATATATTCTTTTACTAATGTTGGAACATGGAATGGAAATTCTGGAATCAAAGTCCAATTTTTTTGATCTAAGAAATTGTATGTAAAATCTTCAAGATACCAAACTGCCTTTTCCAAATCTTCTTTTGGCTTCTTTTTAAACATGTATCTTGACATATACTTCCATGCATTTCCTAAATCACATCCAAGATAACGTGTGACTTCAATAGTCTGAATACCACACTTATTTTTGTTATACTGTTTTGGTTTATTCACTGGATCAAATTGTTCACTCATAGTGTAGTTTCCTTCTTATTTAGTGTTTCTAGAATCTTATGTTCTAAGTCTTTCTTTAGTTGTATTTGTTTTTGAATTTTATCATTCTTACGTGCTTCTTCATCTTTTTCTCTACGAATTCTTAGAGCTTCAGCAATTCTGAATGGTAAAAATACGCATAAAAAATATCCAAATGCTATACCAACAATTGGACCAACTGTTTTCAATACGGTAAATAGAAGTTTCTGTGCTGCAACTCCATAAACTCCAAAACCGATTAAAACAAGAGAAAAGACAATTGCGGCTGCAATGCCAGCAATTATCTTTTTATTTTTAAATATTGAAAAAACTTTCATTAAATGCCTTCAGTATCATCTAGGACCATTGTGCATTCTACACCAGGTACCCAGTAATAAGTCTGCTTTTCACCATCTTTAACAATTTCATATTCTTCCATTACACCTTGGTTAATCAATGTTCTATCACCAACTTTAATTTGTAATGGAATTAACTTATCATTTGGCATAAAGTATGCACCTTTACCGACTGCAACTACTTCACAATAACAATATCCCATATTACCAAATGATGGAATGAAAATGCTTCCTGCTACTTTGTCGTTAATCTTCTTAACTAAAACGTTTGCGCCTTGTACTCTCATTAGACTGTTTCTCCATCTTCTAGAATTATACGACAATCCTGTGCAGCAACTAGATATTCATCTTCAGCAGGTTTTTCACCATTATAACGCAAATTGATTTTTGCTAATACAGAGTTGTTAATCAATACTCGATCACCAACTTTTACTTCAGGTTCAATATATTTTCCGGTATATGGATTATAACGACCTGGTCCAACATGTAGGACTTCACAAAGTGAGTTTCCAATCTTCTGTCCAATGTCTGCTACGAAAATACCGCCAGCAGTCTTATTTGAACATTTCTTCACAATAATTTTATCATCAGTTAGTTTCATTTTTTCTCCTAATAAAAAAGAAGACAATAGTTTTTCTATTGTCTTCGAAAATAAAGTTAAAACCTCTAGTACAAACTTAATAAACTTTATTTAACTCAAATCAACAATAGAGGTACAAGCTTAACTTATTTATAACTAATCTAATTCATCAACCTTTCCGTCCTTAGTCCAAATTGGCTTCCAACCGGCCTTACGAACGAAAACATCAATCTTTTCAACATACTTTTTATTCTTGTATGTTTCCATCAATTCATCGGTATATACGATATGCTGAAATGGTTCTCCAAATGGCTTACCGTTTTCATCACAATGATAACTAGTTACGCGATAAACGTTCATTCTTCACTCCTTGTTATATGTTCAACGTTTACAAGTACAAATATAATAAAACAGAGAGGTTTGTAAACCCCTCTGTTATAAAAATGATTCTAATTTTTTAACATGCTGCAGCCAAACGTTTCCAGTGTTCAAGACCTGCGTGACGTAGTTGATAAATCTTGATGTAAGTACGGAAATTCAATTCTTTTTCCATACCACCCAAAATTTGTTTATATTCATCAGAAACCATGAAATCAAAGACTTCTTTCTTAATAGCTTCGTCTGTAATATCCTTATTTTCTCCGTTCTTTGCAAGAGCCTTATAAATCTTAATACTTGGCAAACATGTCTTAATTCTATTGATTACATCTTCTGCTTTCAAATTAATATCAATTGTCAAACATCTTGTTGGCAATGCTCTATCCTTCTTATAAATGTCATCATAAGTTAAGTTTGAAATGAAAATTACTGCACCATTGAATTCGAAATAACTTGGAATAGGATTCTTGACACCTGATGCAACTGCTGTTGCCAAAGTAGTTTCAATTTCTTGTCTAGTCATACCAAATGTATCGACTGTGTTTGCGTTATCCCATGAAACTTCTCTGTTTTCACCAGAATCCAAAACACCCTTCAAAATGTTAATACCATCTTTACTATCGAATACTGAGTCACAGTCATCGAATACACAAATTTGATTATAGTGTGTATATAAGAACTTATACATCTTAATAGGTGTACACTTACCCTTCATGATAACGTAATCTTCACCCTTTGTACCATACTTAGCCAAAACTTGATTTACGTTATATGACTTACCAATACCACCTTGACCAGTAATCAATAATGCTGGAGAATAACCTGTTGCAACCATCTGTGTATATTCATTCAAATTTTCAAATACAACATCTGGATCAGAATACTTTGTCTTTGCTAATGTTTCATTTGCTTTCTTTACACATTCTGGTGGTGCAACTTTTTCTGGTTTACCTGGTTCAACTACAACCTTCTTACCACCTTTCTTCTTAGGTTCTTCAGGTTCAGATTCAACTCCTAATACTTGGTCAACCTTTGCTTGAATTTGTTTTTTATTATAAGTATTACCATTCTGTTTCAATACAGATTGAATTTGGTCAACTGTCCAATCTGATGCAACATCCTTAATAAAATCTGCTGGAGATGCCCATTCATTATCTTCATACTTAATTGCTTTTTCTACAATAAAAGATTCATATATTTCATCAGATGTTTCTGATTCTGTTGTAATTGCTCTAATAATTTCTGGCAATAACTGAACGAATGATGCATCATTTGGACCAATATCTGCAGTCTTAATTTCTTTTGATGGTTGATTAGCACTTCCTGCATAATCATCCCAATAGTTAATTGAATGGAATTTATTTCCATCCCAGTTAACTCTCAATGCATCATTATTATCTGATACATACAAAATACCAAAGAATACACCATCTGCATTCTTATATGTTTCACCATTAATTTCCTTAAAATCTGAACCAATCTTTCTACCAATGAATTGTGCTACTTTTCTTGATGCACTTGCAAGATTAGATTCACGTACTGATGCTTCATTAATAAAATCTATAAATCTCATCTTATTCTCCTAAATAGTTAATATCTTTATTCTATTTATAAAAGAAAAGAGAGTTATAAAACTCTCTTTATGTTATTTAGATGTGTCTTTAAAAATCGGTGAACATTCTCCCTCTCGTGGATTGTTATCCTTATAAATCATAAAGACTCCAAATCCAAGGAGTGATAGAAAAAATGCAACGTATGCTATAATTGGAGAAATTGCTGCAATTATACTGAATGCAAGAACTAGTCCAAATGTCCATTTAAGATAAGTCTTTAACATAATTTTCTCCTAAATATGATTTTCTGCTACATATTGCTGTAATAGTTTTTCTGAACGTTCATAAACGTGTAAACTATCAATATGATAATGAATTAAACCTGGCTGTAAATCAGGATATGTGTGACGTAATTCTTCATACAACATCTGATATACAAATGAAGACCATGCAAAATCAAATGGAGCTCCAGTTATAGCGTCACATGATCTCTGAGAATGAATCATCTCTAATCTATTATTTCTAATAAAGAAATGAGAATAGTTTGTACAGATAAAGTCATGCTTTCCATTTTCAACTGCATCATGATGAATTGATGGACGTGTATAAATCAACATTGCTTCTCTAGAATTTTGGTCAGCTTGTAGCTTCTTCAAACAATTTTCATATTGATTACCATTTGCTTCTGAGAATACACACCATCCATAATTAGAGTTGATTTCCTGCTTATCATCCTTTGATGCACAGAACTGCCAAATCTTAATATCATCCATCCAACCCTTGATAGACAAATCCTGAGACATATACCATTTATGTTCTTTTTCAAGATAATTCATTGGCATATCACGGAAAATATGTAGATATGGCTGAAATGGAGATAGTCTCAAATCAACGTCAATCATTTCCCATGTATTACCAACCTTAATACCTTTCTTATATAGTTTTGCAATTGGGTCACAAACCTGAATTTTGATAATATCATTATTGTCAAAAATCTGTGGCTTAATATTGAAGTCTTCTTTTAATTTAAAATCCTTAATCATTTTTCGTCATCCTTATACATGTTAAACAATTCCATAAAACCATCATACAATTCTTTCTTATCAACCTTTGTTTCCAATTGGTCAATATATCCTTTGAATAATGATAACAAATTAAAATCACCACTTTCAATCTTAATATCACCATAAGAAACATCCTTTGGCATGATATTCAAATTGATTGGATACGCTGGAACTTTCTTTTCAAGTTCTACTAACAAATTATAAATTTTCTTTGTTTCAGTAGACAAATCATAAGGAACATCAATATCAATAACATTACCAGTAATCACATCTTTATTGATTTCTGGATAAATGAACTTAATGAAGCGAATTGATTTTACATTTTCTACAAATTCAACTTCATCAGTCTTCATATCAATGATTGTAATGCCTCTAGGTTCATATCTATCAATACGAGTTAACTGATATGGACTACCAATATAATTGATTGAAGTTCCATCTAGATATTCTTTTGTATAACGTTTATGATAGTGACCTGAATAAGTATGCTTGATTTTAGCTGTAAACTTTGATGCAGGAACACCAGCATCACTTAATCTTCCACCACCCATATCAAATCCAATAATATCAGCATGACAGAAACAATAATCGAAGTCTTCTGCTACAATCTCATCAAATTGATTATAGTCAGTCATCCAAGGAAGCATTAAACATTTCTTACCATCAATGATAAGTTTCTTTGGATTTTCATATACATGACAATTAGGAAGCAAATCAATCATCTTTAATGAGTTTACTTCAGTAGTAGTTGTATGATAAATGTCATGATTACCTACAATAATCTGACAAGTAAAATCCTTTAATGTTTCCTTGAATAACTTTAATACGATATTATCAGTTTGAACATTAACAGATTGACGTGTATCAAACACATCACCTAATACAAATAAATTCTTTATATTTCTACTTTTTAATTCAGGGACTAATTGGTCTTCAAAAAATCTCAATTGACTCTGTAAGAACGTTTTGTCACTTTTCTTAATACCAAAGTGTGCGTCCCCTATCACCGCAATTTTCATTAAACCTCACATTCTAAATAACTTAACTTCTTAAGAAAATCCTCAAATGTTATTTCCTGATAATCAGAAAAACAACGAATATAAGTCTTTTCATTTTCTATGGTTAAATAATAAGTTAAATTATTTGTTTTGTAAACATACTTTACTATGTTTTTCCCAATTAAATCATCTGATTTATTAAATCTAGACTTATGAATTTTCTTTATATCAGAATTCTTTAAGAGTCTCCACTTTTTCTCGTTTTCCATATTCATTCCATACCTTCTCAAATTCTTCAAAGGTAATTGGCTTTTCTCCTAGATATGGAGAAATATAAAATCCTATTGTATCACCTTGACCTTGTTTGAATTTGAACTGTAAATTTGTCTGTGGGTGAAAATAGATCTGTGTCTCATAATCAAACAAATCAAAAGGCTTTCTGGTAAAGCCTGCTGATTCTGTATAATATGTTGCATTCTTAAAATCTATTTTGTACCAACGTTCTTTATAGATCTCTGCCATTATTTTACCTCTAATTCACTAAATAAACCTTTCTTCTTAATCTCTATTGTTTTATTTATTTCTATCTTAACGTCATCAATCTTATGTGATACTAGATAAATTCCTAACTTTTTTTCATTATCTGAAACAATGTTATACAATGTTGCCAAGAATTGTTCAATACCATTCTTATCAATACCTCCATCCAAAATTTCATCAATGAATAGCAAGTTGCAACTCCAGTTTGAAATAATACGACTGATATTAAAGAATGACAACAATACACTCATATCAATACGTGTCTTTTCACCACCTGAGAATTGGTCATATTCCATATCTGAACGGCCATTGATAATTGTCTCTTGCATTTGTTCATCAAATTCTAGACAAATTGGTAATTCAAATTTCTTCAAATATGAATTGATATTCTGATTCAAAATTGGAATTAACTTTCTAAAGAAATATACCTTAATACCATCATCACCCAAAATATCAATCAATTCCTTGTCAATTTCAATCTGATGTGTCAAGCCTGTAATAACTTTCTTCAATTCAGTCATTTGTTCATTTAAAGTCTTGACCTTTTCTTTATATTCATCCAAATTGAATGGACACTGACGCTTATCAATTTCTTCAAGTTTCTTATTACATTGATTGATTTCACCATTAGAATTATTCAATGACAATTCTTCTTGAGACTTTCTCATCTCAATGTTTCTAATCATTGCAATATTTGCATCATATTCTTTCTTCAATGCATTGTATTCATCTTCTTCTGCCTTCAATTTAGGAATGACTGTATTTGTCAGTCTATCAATTTCTTCAGTCAATTCCTTTATATGCTTTTTAGCATGTTCACCAGATAATTCAGAACCACACATTGGACACAAAGGATTGTCCTTCAATTGGTCTAATGTCTTTTGAATACGCTTCTTTTCGTTTTCTGATATACCTAGAGACTTAATTGTCTTAGAATATGCATTTGTATCAGGTACTTCTTTTGTCTTCTCTTGAAGCTCTATTATCTTATCTGTAGCAACCTTGATATTCTTTTGATTCTTCAATACAATCTTATTCAATTCATCAATACGAGCAACAACATTTGCTTTGTCATTTTCATTATTCGTATTGAAGTTAGCGATATACTGAGTCATATCACTAATATATTTCTTATTATCATTTATCTGCTTTTCTAGAGCTGAAGATTCAGTAATCTTCAACTTTTCTTCAGACTGTTCAAGAGTCTTACGTCTCTTGACTTCCTTACTCATTTCTGCCAATACGTCAATATTGAAAATGTTTTCAATCAATTCACGCTTTTCCCAAATAGGCATACTCAAGAAAGGCTTATTGTTAGTGACTGCTACACCAACAATATTCTTAAATAACTTCTGATTAATACCAAGTAATTTGTCAATTTCAGCCTGATTAAGTTTCTTAGAAGATAATTTATCTAGAACTTGACCATTCTTATAAATTTCAAATACAGTAGGCTTCAAACCACGAACAATCTTCCACTTATCAAATCCAATATTGAATTCAATTTCAGTAACAAGGTTCTTTTCATTGATACGGTTGATTAGTCTATTCAACTTGATATTTCTGAAAGGCTTTCCAAATAAAACGAAATTCAACGCATCAAGAATAGTTGACTTACCACTTCCGTTAGGAGCACGAATCAAATTTATTCCATTTGAAAAATCAATTTCAGTAAAGTTATTTCCATAACTCAATATATTCTTAAATCTTAATTTATTAAACTGTACAAACATATTATCGTTCCTTTACATGAAATATACAAATTATTTTTTCTTTGATGGCTTCTTATTCATGATTTCATTCAGAATTTCTCTGTCCATTTCACGTTGCATTTCATTCTGCAATCCATCTAACATATCATCAAATAGACCACGTGGCTTCCATTTCTTTTCTCTGTCATCTTCCTTATAAACTGAATCAAGTTGATATTCCTTATAAAGTCTATGTTGAGCTTTTTCATCCAGCTTATAATAGTCATCTTGTGACATCTTCTTAATATCATGCAACCATCCATGGAAATCATCTTTTTCTCCACCATGCATTGCTTTAATATCTTGTTGCATATCCAAAGAAAATGATGACCTTAATTTTCTTGTTTTTACTTGAATTGGTTGTTTTGCAATTGCTATACTTGCTTTCTTAATAGCATCAATGATACTTTCTGTATTTTCTTCTTGAACTACTTCGTCTATAAAATTACTCATGTAAACCTATTCTCTTAATTGCTACCATCTTAACCAATTTCTTGTAAAAATCATCTGTGCATCTCAAATAAAGTAGCATCAACTGATTTGGTGTTAAATCATAAGTTGTCATCAGATAATCTAGAACATCCATCGCCATGACTTTCATTTCTTTACAAATATCATTTCTGATTTGTGCAGATTCATTATTATATTTTCTATATGAATGGAGGATATTCCAAAACATACTTTCTTTATATGGTGCAATAGAATCAACTGCTGTATCACAATAACCTGCAGTTGCATTGCCTGATGTTCCTAAACTATTATTTGCTGGGATATTATACATACTAAATACCGACATTAGAAATTTGTTAACTCCATCTTCTTATAATCAAGATAATCATGTATTTTATAATCTAATTTCTTGATTAGCTCATACCATTGTTCAATGCTTTCAAGATAATAACACTGAATTTGATATAGCTTTTTCTTTTTACACCATTCAAGATCACATTCAATTTGAGACTCAATTTCTTTAGTTGTGTCCCAATGATATTGTGACTTAAATTTATAATATTCTACTTTCTTTCCCCATAGATTTTTTAATTCATCTTTCAAACATTCTACTACATATTTTTGTCTCTTAAATCTACGAGACCATTCAAACTGAATGTTTGGAAGTTGAAAAGCATTATAGTCCATGGCATCCTTTATATTATCTGGCATGCCATTCAAGTCTAATTCTGCTTGTTTTTCTATGCTTTCAAATTTCTTTTCATCTAAAATAAAGTCTTCTAACTTCATAAAATCTCCTATGATAACACAAATATAATATAATTTTTCCAAGTCGGAATTGCAGTAATCAGTCAATATTTCCGAAATTTCAAAACATTTGGAAGATTTATATGAGGCCTGTTTTACAAAATTTTTTAATGATTTATATTTGAACATAAAATTTTCAAGTCTCATTCCTCGGAGCGAAGACCAACTCAATGGAACTATCGGTAGAGGGTGAGCCGTTTGCATGAAAACTGTAAGTGCACATAAAATGATTAGGTAGATAGTGTAAACTTGTCACTAATAACGATACAGTATCGAAGAATTATCTAGCAAGTAATTCGTATGCCGCCATAGCATTTCATGATGTAGCCGGAGTACAGGATGACCGACCCGTAAGCATGAATATAAGTCTCGAATGACCGATAAGCAAAACCTATACAGCGAAGTGATGTATATCTTTGTGCCTATCCAATTATTCTTCCTGGATAGGCTCATTCTCTCCTAGCTCCTACCACCGAAGAACATGTATATAAGATTCAATTAAATTTAATAACAACTTCATAGAAGTTGTATCAAATCGAAGATTTGATTATCTTCAATTAAAAATTAGAATAAAAGAAGAGTATAATAACACATAAAGATCATTTAAATTATTATATTTGTATAAAACATTTAAAATAAGAGGTAAAAGATGAATACAGTTAGATTCGATTCAGTTATGACTAAATTTCAACCAAATATCAAGAAGGAAGATGTTTATGTCATGTTTCAGTTAAAGGTAAATGAAGATTCTACAATTAGAGGTTTACCACAACAGTTCAAGAAACAGATTGATTTGTCAAATATCTTTAGTGCATCAGCATCTAATGATAATTGGGATAAGGTAAACATTCCATTGACAGATTATAGAATGAAGTATACAGTTGATTTTGCAGGAATGCAGTTTGAAGCAAAGTTAGAAAACATTGCAGCAGTTATTAAGGTTGATAAGACTGGAGTTCCTAACACTGAATACACTTTGACTTTCTATAAGGAATTGGATAAGGATATGGACACTCAGTTGGCTATGTTCTTGAAGCGTAAGGAAGTAGATCCAGAATCAGGAAAGAAGAAGATTGTAGAATATAATACTGTATTGACTGAACTATAAATAATTTGTATGAGTATTGAGATATTAGCTATTATAAGTGGTTTTATTGGTGCAGTTTTATTTGCATGTAAATCAGCACCTCAAGTATGGGAGTGTTGGAAAAAGAAATCTACTGAAGGCTTAAGTTTTAAGATGCTTTTGATGGATTTTGGAGGAAATATATTCAGTGCGTTATATGTTTTATTTGTAAGTATAAGTACTGGACACTGGTTAATATCAAATCTATGTAATTATTTTATAGCAAGTATATTCTTAATTATATTATTTGTATTGATAAAGAAATTTAAAAAGCACTAGAAATAGTGCTTTTTCTTTTACATAAATATAGTACTATGAATAGATATTTAAATATATTGATACCTGGCATATTTTTGCCAACCTGTTTAGGAACAGTTTATAATTTCTCACAATATTCGATGGATTTGCAAACTTTGTTTGGTATAAGTAAGTTTGCTACAGATATTGGATTTACATTGATAATCTTTTTCTTAGGTATGTGTGCTGCTTGTTTTGGTAGACAAGTTGAATTAAATCCTAAGAAAATGAGTATTGTTTCAACAATTTTATTTGCAATTGGTATGTTCTCAATGTTCATATCAACATTCTTTGGAATTCTTCCATTGTATTATGTTGCATGTTCATTTATGGGAGCAGGTACTGGTATAGGATATGTTTGTCCTATTAAACAATTGTTGAGTAATTTCGAAGATCATAAAGGATTGGCTAGTGGACTAGCAATTACTGGATTTGGTTTAGGTAAATTTGTCGCAGCTCCTGCAATTGAATTCTTATTAGGTACTGTTGCACTACCGTATATGTTCTTGATATTATGTGGTGCATTCTTATTCATCATGATGATGTGTAATTTATTATTCAAGCCAAATCCTGCGTATGTAAGTACCATATATACAGCAGTTCCAATAATGACTCTGAAGAATGCAGTATTTTTGACTAAGCAATATATCTCTGTTTGGTTAATGTTCTGTATCAATATTTCATGTGGTTTAGCAATTATATCACAAGAAAAGAGTTTGTTATTAGGTTTAGGATTTAAAGAAATAGCTACTATAATGAGTTTGACTGCAGTCTTTAATATCTTAGGTAGATTCTTAATGAGTGCTTTGTCAGATAAAATTGGTAGAAAAGCGGCATATCATTACGTATGTAGTTTTGGAATTATAGCAAGTTTCTTATGTTTCACACAGATTTCATGGCTTGCACTGATAGGTATATTATTGGTAGAATATGCTTATGGAGGAAATTTTAGCTGTTTACCTTCATTATTAGCTAAACGATTTGGAAGTACAAGTGTAAGTACAGTGCATGCAATGACTTTGTCAGGATGGGCTGTGGCTGGAATAATAGGACCGACATTAGCTAACTTGATAACAGGAAATACGTTATACTTAGTTCTTGGATGTTTATATCTGGTAGGATTTAGTTTAATGGAGATATTCGTTAAGAAAGATAAAGAGTGATGAAAATCACTCTTTTTTATTGTCAAAATACTTAAAATGATTGATATAAATAAAATATAGGATAATAGAAAGTTGTGAGTGAGTGATACAAAGTTTATTTAATTTATTTTAAGAGGTAAAATATGGCAAAATATACAGTGCCTAAAATCAATTTTACAGAAATTGACAATTCTATTAGAACTGTATCAGAACCAGGTATTGGTATCGGTGCAATTGCTATAAAGTCAAACAAGGGACCAGTTAACATGAGAACTGTCTCTCGTAATTATGGAGAATTCAAGGAAATCTTTGGACCTCCTGAAGCACTTGACGATTATGGTCACTTTGCAGCAGAAAACTATTTGGCAAACTCAAATCAGTTGTATGCAGTCCGTGCTACAATGGGTGATGAACAGTATTCCCAAATTCAGTATGCATTCCCTAATGCATCATCTAAGGGTCAGAATCTTTCAAAAGATACTGCTGTATTTAAGTTTAATGATAATGAAGGTACATCAGATCTAAAGCTAGTACAGCAATTAGATAATGTAACTGTCACAACAAACTTAATTAAAGAATATAATGATAAAATTCTTGGACAGAAAACAGCAGAATGGATTGTTGATGAAGCTGCAACTTCTGCAACTTCTGGTTATTCTCTAAAGCAAGAAGCTTTATGGGCAAATATCACAGATATTAAGACAGAAAGAACTGAAAATATTGTATTTAAGATTGGTCCAAATAACGTTGCAGAAGAAGGTAAACACGTTGTTTATCCTACATTAGTTGACGTTAGTGGTAATACATTAAAGTTAGATACTAACTTAATGATTAGAAATGATCCATGGGATAAAGGTGATAATTTACAGTATGCTGATATTGTTGTAAGTAATACTAAGATGACTGATAAGTCTAATTCAGCATTATCTGCACACGAAGGTGTAAAGATTTCTTTCACTGTTCCAAGTAAAGATACAGTTGATGGTATCAATCATAGAGTTCAGTATGTAGCTGAATATTCTGCAGTATCAGGAATTCAGAATGCAGATGATAAGTCAAAGACAATCGGTTATTCTGATTTGTTCAAGTCTAAGATGTTCTATATTCCAGATAATTATACTGCTTTGGATGAAGTAGTTAAATCTGAAGATGAATTTAATGCTTCTGGATATGGTCTATTAGAATGTCAGAAGTGGGAATTACTAGACTGGGATGACGTATCAGTAAGAAAATCTTACTATGTTGATAGTGATTTCATTAATGAAGAAGAAATTGGTCCAGCTTATGGTATCTACTTCAAAGAATATGGTCGTCAAGACAATACATTTGCATTAGCAGGTCAACATGAATTAGACGGTGAACCAGATCCAGATAAGCATCTAGTATTCTGTTCTGCATGTTCTGCAATGTATCTAAATGATAATAAGGACGAAGTTGATCCAATTTTTGATACACGTACTCCAAAGAAGATTGTCATGGATATGGCTAACGAATATGGTTTAGGTGATGTATCTGAATTGAATAGCTATTATTACATGAAGTACTTCGATATTAAGGAAAATGATGTAATTGAAAAGATTGTTGTAGAAGACATCACATCAGATACAAATGAACCACAGCATATCGAAAAAGATTTGTTCTGGTTATATTCTGAAAAAGAATCACCAAAGCAGTCAATCGTTTCTGTATTCAAGGCTGAATTCCCAGAATTAGCTCAGTTACCAATTCAGGAAGATTATGAAGCTCATATTTACAATGATGAAATGAAATATGAAGAAGTAATCAGAGTTAATCCAATTGTTGCACAACCATCATCTTACTTATTCAACTCTGTTGATAAGACTTATGCAGATGGTTATACATTGGAAACTTCAACTGAAGATGAACCAGGTAATGGTGATATTGAACATTATCAGTCAAACTTCGATGGTCAGTTTGTTATCGCATCTCTTGGTCCAGGTAAGTATGGTAATGATATTGGTGTATCAATCATCACTGCTGAATGTTCTGAAATCGAAGCTCTAAATCACAGAAATGCTTTCATGTGGAAGTATAAGTATGATGATGAAGACTTGGTAGATGCAGACCCAGAAGGATGGGATGAAAACTCTCGTGATTTAACTTGGAAGAAGGTATTCCGTATTAACGTATATGCAAAGACTCCATCACAGACCGCTAAGTTAGCTTGGGGTAATGGTATGGAAGCTTTGACAAAGGATCCAATTGAATCATGGTTTGTTTCTCTAGATCCATACGCTAAGGACACTGAAGGTAATTCATTGTATGCTCCAACAGTAGTTAATGGTCACTCTGATTATATCTACGTTTCAAGAGCATCAGCATCTGTTGCAAAAGCTGGTTCAAAATATCAGCAACCAAAACAGACTTACGCTATCTATCAGTTAACTGGTGGTAAGAACTCTCAGAAGAATGAAATCAAGGAAAAGACTGCAGCATTGTCACTATATCGTGATGTTAACTTAGCAGATATTGATATTCTATTCAACTGTGAAGCAATTGAATCCTTCGGTGCAAGAGCTCAGAAGTATATTGCTCACCAGAGAACAATCGGTCAAATTGCAGCTGACAGAACAATGGATATTGGTGTAATTCAGGTTACTGCTAAGGATGATAAGACTGTAAAACAGATGGTAGCAGATGGTAAGCAGTTCTCATTCAATAATGGTACTTATGTAGCAATGTATGCAGGTTATGATAAATACTACAACAGTGATGTTGGTGCATGGATTTATCTACCTAAGTCAGTTGCAGGTGCATGCGTAATGGCATACTGTGATAACTACGTTGCAACATGGATGGCTCCAGCAGGTGTTCAGAGAGGTCAAATCACATATACACATGGTCAGTTGAAGAAGCTAACCGACAATGAAGTTGGTGAATTGTATATTAACAATATCAATACATCAAAGAATTGTGGTCCAGCTTATGGCGAATGTCTATATGGTCAGAAGACTGCATTAAAGAAGAACTCTTCATTGAATAGAATTAACGTTCGTAGATGTTTGAACTTCATCGAAAAGAACTTGAAGTATGCATTGGAACCATATCTATTCCAGCAGAACACACCAAATACTCGTGCTTCAGCAAAGAACGTAATCGATTCCTTCTTGAATAGAGTAAAGGCTGGTGAAGGTATTCTAGCTTATGCAACTTCAGTCACTGAAGATAAGGATGATCCACATATTATGAATGTTTCTATTAAGGTTCTACCTGCAGAAGCAATTGAATTCATTGATGTTAAGATCTTTATCGAAAAAGACAAATCAATGGTTATTGAAGAAGAATAAGAAAATTAGAAATAATTTATTAAAGTCTAAGACCAAAAGTCTTAGACTTTTTTATATTTTAGGAATAAAATTAAATAGGTAGATTATGGACTTTAAAGATATAAATGAAAAAATTGATACTGTAGAAGGTTATTTTAAACCATTAGACCAATATACATGGGATTGGTTTTTATCATTACAAAATGAAGAAAACGTATATGGTAATTTGGTAGAATTTGGTGTATTTAAAGGTAAGAGTCTATGTAAGTTAGCTCAACATAAGAAAGGTGGAGAACATGTTTTAGGTATTGACCATCTTTTAAATGAAGAAGGAATGAAAACAACTGTATTAAATTCTATTAAGAAAACTTCCAATATTTCTTTATCTTATGTAGATTTGGTACCTAAACAGACAGAATATATTGATAGTACTAAAGTCACACATGAAGATGGATTGACTACTAATTATAGAAATAATACAAGATTTCTACATATAGATGCTGGTCACTCTGGATATAATGCATTTGAAGATTTAAAATTGGCAGATCAATTTATATCACCAAATGGTATCTTAGTCATGGATGATTGGAGAACAATTTGTTATCCAGATATTTCTGAAGCATTCTATAGATATACATTGGTAAATCCTAATTCATATAAAATTTTAATGATTACGGATTCTAAAATGTATGCATGCCGTCCAAAAGAACATGCAAATTATCTATGGCGTATTGATACAAAGTTAATACCATTCTTAAAAGAACATTATAATGGAGATTTACGAGTATTTAAAACAAAGAATTTCGTAGATGTTGGTAAATTCATTATTACGCATAAAGATACAGTAAATTCAGATATAGATCCAAGAGATAGCGCTATCGATTTAGTAGTATAAATAAAGTATGGGAATACAATCAATTTGGTCAAATGATTTCTATGAAAAACCACCTCAACCATTATGGGCATTTGAGGTTGTTTGGAATCAATATTCTGATTTACCAGAATATGCACAAACTTTATTACATAAGGCAGCAACATCAGGAAAGATTGCTGAACGTAAAGCATCAGTAATACCAACATATTTTGGTGGTGTTACTTTTATGCATCTTGCTCGTGCTGATAATGCAGATCAATTGACTATCGATTTCAATGAAAATGAGAATTTGGATGTCACACAAGCATTACAAGCTTTATGGAATAGAACTGCAATGAATCAAGATTGGCCAGAAGGTGGTAAACCTGAAACAACAAATCCTATATATCGTTATCAAAATGGCGATAATAAAATTATAATAAAGATTTTAAAGCCAAATGATAATTATGAATATGGTTTAGATTGTGCTGATAATTTTGTATCTAAGATAATTACTTTCTATAATTGTAAGCTAATGCAAATTGGAGAAACAGAATTTAATTATACTTCAGATGAAGTTATGAAATTGAGCGCAACATTCTCATTTGATTATATGAAGGTGACAAATCCAACACAAACTATAACAAATGATTTAGCTGGAGTAATGGCATAGTATGAATTCAATTTGGGAAAATGGTGCAATCGGAATGGAGATTTTATCTGATCCACAGCCAGGATGGTTATTTGATATAACTTTCCTTTCTCGTCATGGAGAAGATATGCATGAACAAATTAAGAATTTGGTGCCTATCAGTATTGATTTACCTAAATATGAAACACAATATGTGACACAAATGTTTTTAGGTACTGAACGCTCTTATCCAATAAATCGTAAGTATTCTGGTGATACTACACTACAATTCTATGTTCGTGTAGAAGATGAAAATCAAGGTATCTATAATTTCTTAGCACGTTTACAACAGAATAGAATGGCATTTCCACATGTTGAACGTGATATGACTTTTGATAGTATCAAACTTACAATGAGAGATAGAAAATTACAGCCTACTACAACATACACATATATAAATTGTATTCTAACAAATTTTGATATGGGTCAAATGTCTTATGAAGGTGAAGAAATGATTAAATGTTCACTTTCATATCATTATGATTTCTGGACTAAAGACAATCCTAATGAAGGTGCTGCAGGTGTTCCAGATGGAGTAGTTAATGCAATGCAAGGTGATCAATCTGCATCAGCACCAACAGCAAAAACTGGCGCTATTTCATTGAATAGTGGTAAAGCAAGTATAGTGAGTGTTTAATGGGTTTAACTGACGTATTATGTGATTACATATATTCAACTTTTCAGAAGCTAAAGAAAGCTATTGAAAAGATTGAAAAGATATGTAAGGAATATGTTAAGAAATTGATTAAGGTAGCAGATGGCATAAAGAATGTCATCCGCTTAACTATGTCTGACGCAGTTAAAAAGATTAATCAGTCTATAGAAGATATTCGTAAGAATATAAAACCGTTGCTGATAGATGGACCAGGAAAAATTCCTATTCTTTGTGATGATATGTGGAACTGTTTGGCTCTTCTACAAGAATTATTAGATAGTGGTTCTGCATTTTATAAATCAGTTAAAAAGAATGTATTAAATCAATGTGTAAGTGAATCTCAGAAAAATATAGCAGACCATTTAAGTGATTTAATTGGTGACTATATGAAGTTCAGAGATATTATATGTAATAGTTCATTTGGTATTGAATTCTCTATTGATGCTATTAAGCTATCATTAAAGACTTTCAAATTAAGTGCTATTAACTATAATAAATTATTAGGAAAGAAATTGAAGATATTGAATGGCCAATTAGACACTTATCTTCATATTGTCATGGATCAAGGTTTATGTGATTTCTTAAATGCATTGATTAGATTCTTTAACTGTGCATTTGGTACCAATTTCTCAGAACTTGATAGTGAAATTAACATTGATTTAAACCCATGTGCAGAAATTTCTACTGCACAGAACTTCTTCAATGATGTATTAGCAACAGTTCACTTAGTTCAGGTCGGAGATACTTATGAATTAGACCCTGAATTTAAGGCTTCAATTGTTTCAACTGTAGAAGCAATGAGAGAAATATGTCAAGATGTTATTGATAACATTGACCAATTAAATCAGATTATGGTCAATCCAACAGAAGTTAAGGTTGGATTTAAAGGATATGAAAATGCATCACATGTATTCCCTGGTCAATTATCTGGAAGAGATATTAAGAATGCATGGGATAGTACTAAGGCTGCAGTAAATGGTATAAAGACCGGTCAATGGACAGCAAAGAAAATGTATAAGAAGTATTTAACAAATAGTGATACTATAGTAAATGCTTTTTATGAAAAGAAGACCAAGAAAACTACAACATTGAAAGCTAAGCCAAGTAAGACAATTTATATCGGACTAAATCAAAAAAGTTCGGGTAATAAATATAGCAGATCTTGGATTTTAAGTCATACATTTATTGATGATGAAGGTAATGTATACGTTAAAGATGGATGTGATTATATTTTGTTAGATAATTTACCAAAGTATACTCCAGTAGACGTTCCAAATTATACTCCAGTAATTGATTATATGACTGATGGTTCAGATATTAGTAATGATGAAACAATTGTTGATCCTGATACTGGTGAGTTAATAAATCAGACTGAAGCTTCAATAAGAATTTCAGAAGATCCAAATTCTGGTTTAGCAGTTCGCTGCAAACAGATTTGGAGTACTATAAATAATATGTATAATGAACAAAATATTGTTCGCAAATACTAACTATTTTAAACAACTTAAAATGAGGTGAATAAATTATGGATAATATAAATGATATTCTAAGAGCAAAAAGAATCGTTCGTCAGAACGGTTATACAATTAAGAAGCCAGCACGTGATTACGACTATGAACGTGAAGATCGTATGAATTTGATTCGCGCAAAGCGCATTGTAAAGGATGCTGGATATTCTTATGTAAAGCCAAATGATGGTGTCACTGATAATGCAGATGATTTTGACACTACACCAACACGTAGACGTTATCAGGATGATTATGAACCACGTCCACGTCGCCGCGTAGCAGATGATTTCGATGATGATTATGATGAACGTCCACCACGTGTTCGTGATGAATTTGAACCACCAGTTCGTCGTAGACCTCGTCCAGTAGATCAGGATGATGATTTCTATGATGATGTTCCACCTGTAAGACGTCGTCCACGTCCAAGTGATGATGACTCATTTACAACTCGTCGCCAGCGTTTAGAACGCCCAGCTCCAGTAAATGGTGGAGATGAACCTAATTTCCCAGGTCGCAGACGTATGAGAGAACCTGTTAAGTCAGAAGGAGAACCAGCACCAGCTGCAGCTCCAACTCCAGCTCAGACAGATGCAACACCAGCTCCTGCAGCAAATCCAGCTCCCGCAGCTCCTGCAGCACCAGCAACTGAAGATAAGCCTCGTCAGAAAACACGTCAGGAAATCTATCAGGACATCGCTGCAAAGTACGTCTAATATAAATTAAATAATTTTATAAGAGGTGCAAAAAATGCGCCTCTTTTTTATTATTATAAATAAGATATGAACAAAGAAGATTTTGAATTACATCCTCATTATCCTCCATATCCTCCACCACACAAAGATGGTTCATATCCAAGATATTGGCCATATTGGCCTCAATGGCCAGCAGGTTGGCATGGATGGAATGATACAGAACCAGCATCAGTTGGTCCTTGGGGTTGTTGTCCTCCTCCACATCCAGATGACTGTGTATGTGTGACTCAGCAAGATATTGATAATTGGAATAATATCAGTGCAGTATCTGCTTTATCAGGATTGGATTTAAGTCCTTTATCTTCAATAAGTGGAATGGATTTACCATATAGTGCAACTTTATGGAATTCATGCTATGAAACAGTATATGAAAATAGTGCAATGTGGAATGGAATTTCTGGTCTTCCAGAATTATCAGGATATGTATCAGCATTCTCTGCATGGACAGTAGATAAGATTGATGAATTATCTGCACATGAAAATAGAGTATATGTTGATCAAGACGATAGTCCATATTCACTAATCGGTGATGGTTCAGCAGAAAATCCACTAGGTTTCAATAGTACAGTGACACAATTACTATATTACTTAGATAATGGTCGTCCAATGTACACTATTGAAAATAAAAAGTATGGTGGAAAACCATGTGTTCCTGAACATGAATGGTTTGCAAAAACAAGTGCTGTAAATCTATTACAAGAATCTTATACAAATCTATTAGAAGAAACTTCAAGACAAAAAGCTGCAATTGTAGAATTGTGGCAGTCCATAGAACTTATATTAAATATCATAACTGACAAATATAAAGATAATGCAGATATTGCTGAACAGCTAAAACTGCTTAATCAAAAAATAACTAATTATTATTTTGTGGAAAATGATAAACAACCAAATAATGGTTAAATTTCGACAGTTATAAATAATATAGGTTAGGGATATGGAACAGGCTTTAAAAATCATCGCAACAGGTAATCCTTTAGCAATAGTCGCATTGCTAGCAATTGTTATTGTATATTTAGTAATTAAGTACGAACGTAAAGGTACTGCAGAAAAGCGTGATAAAGAAAACGCTGATCTTGTAGCTAAATGTAAGAATTATGCTGAAAAAATCACGAATCTTGAAGAAACTGTAGATGCACAGAGAACAGCTATTCAAGAATTACAATTGCAGAATGAATTACAAGATAAAGATATTGAATATATCAAGAATGAACAGATTGATGTAAAGTCTGATATAAAGGAAATAAAAGCAACATTAAATACTATGGCAATTGCACTTGAAAGAATTGCCGCTAAGTATGAAAAGGATTAAGTATGCAATCATTTAGAAATTTTTTAAAAGAAAACGAAAAGAAAAATGATAATTTTTCAAAAATGGAAGGAAATCCATTTATTTGGTTGCTTGTTATTCCTCGTTTATTGAAACTAGGTAAAGAAGAAGCAAAGAAAGATGAAATTTTAAAGAACGCCATTAAGGTCACTGAAAAGGCTATGAAAGACGTTCCAAAGAAAGGTTTAGAAGAATTAAAATCAGTTAAACCTTTCCCAGTAATGGATTTGTTTAAGATGTCAAATAATTACAAAGTATTATTTGCAAATTACTACTCAGATTTTAAGAAAGTCGTATGTAATTCAACAGATTCATTCACAAAGGCTTTAGAATTAGATGCTAAATTAGACGAATTGTATAATTCCCCAGAGTACGAAGTATTCAAAAATAACATCTAAACGCAAGTTATATAAATAAAATATAGGTAAAGAGGAAAATCGTTATGAATTTAGAACAAAAGAAATTTGAAGAATGGAAAAGACGTCACGGAAAGCTAGACGAAGGCTTCCTAGACGGTAATGATGATTTAGAAACTGCAGATGTTCCATCTGAAGATGCAGCATCTGAAGAAGAAAAAGATTTATCAGAAGAACCATCAGAAGACGATACTGAAGGTGGTGATGAACAACCAGAAACTGACTCAACAGAAGGAGATGCTCCAGCAGAAGAAGGTGGAGATAATTCAGGTGAAAACTTGGATGACTTCGGAGAAGGTGAAGGTGAAGCTGAAACACAGACAGATGATGGTGTAGAAAAAGAAGCAGAAGATACTACCGAATTAAAGGACGTTTTAACTACTCTTACAACAGCAGTTCAGGCATTGACTGACAAGATTGATACAATGAATGCTGAAACTGGTGATGAAGGCGGTGAAGAAGCTCCTGCAGAAGGTAGTGATGACGCTGCTATGGATGATTTTGGTTCTGAAGAAGGTGGAGAAGAAGCTCCTGCTGAAGAAACCTCTGAAGGAGGAGACGAAGGCGGCGAAGGAGAAGGAGAATCTACAGAAGGTGGTGAATCAGAAGGTGGTGAAGGAGAAAGTTCTGAAGGTGGTGAAGGCGAATCCACAGAAGGTGGAGAAGGTGAATCATCAGAAGAAGCACCAGCAGATGAAACCAAGTCTGAAAACTTCAACTTCTATCATAAGAAAGGACAGCCTCTAGATGAAGATAGTGATTATATCATTGGTAAACTATACGAAGATCGTTTCGATAAGTTAGAACCATTCATCATGAGTGCATTAAAAATGAAGATTAGAAATCATATAGAAGAATATAAGAAACAGGTCCGCATGGACGCAATTTCAAAGAAACTCGAAAAATAATATAATTCATCTCTTTACATATTATTTTAACCGTTAACTCATAGTTAACGGTTTTTCTTATGCATAAATAATATAAGGAGATTTTTATGTATATAAATGAACAAGCACATACAAAACAAGAATTAGATTTAATCAAAACAGTTAAAAGAATTCTGCGCTCAGAATAATATTGAATTAGACTACGGTGGACACATGATAAAACCAGGTAGTTTTAAATCATATAATACATTCCAAAAAGGTGCAGATTTAATTTATGATGGATATAAACTAGGAAGAATGAGTTTCCGTCAAGGTCCAAAAGGATTGACATTATTCTTAGTAGTTGAAGAATTATATGTTGATAATTCAATTAGTGAACATGTAGCAAGTATTAAGCTTATTTCAGAAAGTGATACAAGAGTAAAAACATTTGATGAATTTACTACGGCTATCTTAGAAAATCAACAACTTATAGAAAAATTTAAAGAAATGTTGAAGAAAATTAAGAAATTCGTTGAAATAATTAACATTTAATTTTGTATATTTGTATATAGTGAGGTGATATGAAAATTGCAGGTTTAGATTTATCAATTTCCAGCTCTGGAATTGTTATTATGGAATTGGATGACAAATTCAATGTAGTTAATATAGAACGTCATGGATTTGTCACCACATTAAAACAACAGAAATTGAGTCCTGATATGATTTACTATAATGTAAAAGATTATAGTTGCACATATCAAAGATACCAATTCTTTTGTGATTATATTTTGAAATGGTGTAAAGATTGTGATGTAGTAGCAGTTGAAGAATATGCTATGGGTAAATCTGGTGCACAAGGTTTGATATTTTCATTAGCAGAATTTGAAGGAAATATCAAAATGAGTTTATTTAGAGAAGGAAAGAAATTAAGATTTTATCCTCCTGGAACACATAAGAAGTTTTTTACTGGTAAAGGTAATGCCGGAAAAATTCGCCCATATCAAACATATAAAGCATATAAAGGTGTTAAGTTTGATATAAGTGATTTACCAGTTGTAGTTGACGATAAGAAAGGTAATGCACCAACAAGTGACTTGATTGATGCATACGCAATATGTGAAATGTTAAGACATGAATTGGCTTTGAAAGCCAATGTAATGGAATTACATACATTAACAGTTGAACAAATACAAGCATTAACAAATTCAACAGATGAACATCCTGGTGGTTTAATTAAGTCTAATTTCGACCAATATAAATAATAATGGAGGAATTATGATAACAACTATATATCTTGACATGGATGGAGTAATTGTTGACTTTAGAAAGCAATGTGAAGAATACAAATGTATCGAAGGAACTAAGGTCAATTGGCCTATCATCCATGAAGCAGGACCAGAATTCTGGGAAGACTGTCCATGGACAGCTTCTGGTGAATCATTTTATAAATGGTTAGATAGATTTTGTAAGGAAGAAGATATAGAGTTGTATATTCTATCAGCAGTTGCTTATAAAGATGGTAAGATTGGTAAGATAAATTGGTTGAAGAAACATACTAATATAGATTTGCATCATACCATTATAGTTCCATTTGGAGTGACAAATAATCGTGGTACTGGTAAAGAAATCTATGCAAATAAAGACTCAATTTTGATAGATGACTTTGGTAAGAATGGAGCTGCATGGGAAAAGAAAAAAGGAATATTCGTTCATTATAAATCTCCTGAAGATGCAAAAATGAAGATATTAGAGATAGTTCAAAAGAGTCGTTAAGCGGCTCTTTTTTAATCAGATAAATATAATATGACAGATTACGCTTCAGAAATGGCAAAGATATTTGGTGGTGCATGTAGTGTAGAAAACACTGACTGGACTAAAGAGAGATACTTTGATAGTACCTCAGATTGTTATGGTAGTGAAGTTGCACTATTAAATAGTTTAACTGCTGAAGCTTATAATACTTATGGTTTCAAAGTTCAATACTTTATTAAAGAAATGAACTTAAAGAGAGACCCTATAATGGGAGAAGACCCATTAGAAAATGTAGTTAGAAGATTTGAATTAAACATGTATGCAGAAAGTATGCCAAGTATGCAAAAACAATATGAATTGCAAGGCATGGTTTATACAGAAATCATAACATGTATGTGTAGTATTGCACATTTTGATGAAGCATCACAGATTGACTATGATGATAAATCAGCAAAATATCCATCATATATTCCAAAAATTGGTGATATAATATACATGTATTATAATGGAATATATTATGAAGTAATAAATGTGAAGAAATTTGCGGAAGGTAGTACCTTTTTAGGTGCACCAATAACATATCAATTCTCATTAAGAGTCTGGAGAAATAATCATGAATTTGTAGATGCAGATAATGTAAATACAGATAATATGGATGACTTCAGAAGTTATGCAGAATTAGGTGAAACATTTAATTTAGATACAAAGACAGAAACTCACGATAAGACTAGTGTAGTTGATGCATCATCTGATATGTTGTCAATAAACAAAACTATTGAACAAGATACAGTTGATGGAACACCAAGTGGAAAACCAATGGATAATGTGAATTCTCATGTTCAATATGTTCCAAAAGTACCAGTTAATCAAAGAACAGATATAGATCCATTTAATGGTTGGTAAGTTTTTAATCTGTATAAATAAATTAGAGGAATTATATGGCAGATACAGATAAATACAAAATTGTTAAAAGTGAATTCGTATTCACAAATGAAGGTAGACATCTTTTAATATCACAAGAAGGTGGTATTAAATTTGCTATACTTGGATATATGTTCGTCCAAGGTTTACCTTTTATTGCTGACGATGAAGAATTCGTTGTCAATAAGAAAACATTTAAAGGATTTTCAGGATATGTTCATTATATTGACAGTATAGCTAAAGATAAGAAATTATCTATTATGGATGTTTTACAAGATAAAACACTCCTACAAAATAACATTTCTTTCGTTTTAAAGAACGTATCATATAAGATTAAGAGTCCTAATTCAGTTTCACCTATAAATGAAGACCAATATACAGAAGCATTAGAAAACTACTCAGAAAATTTGTTTGGAATGTATTATGTTCCAACAAATGAATTCATGTTGAAGAAACAAGAAGATGGTAGTACAGTTCCTTATGGTCTATATAGATTCAACTTTGATAGAACTTATTTGTCATGTAATATAACAAAGGATTTGGCTTTCTCTCATATTGCTCTAATTGGTAAGCAATATGCTGAAACTGATGATGCAACTTTTAATGTAAATGAAGTTCAAAAAGCTTCTATTGTTGCTTTCGCACAGTTTGATGGTAAGGTTGAAAAATCAACTGGTATTTATGATGGTGGTGTTCAGATTTTAGCTAACCAGAATAAATATGTATCTTTCCAAACACAATTAAGATTTACTGTCAGAGAAGATAAAGATGAAGAAGATATTTCTCCAAAACAAATAAATGAAGGAGAATGGTCATTTGATATTCCATCTGCTGTTTCTGGAACTGCTCAGAAGTTATACTTAATCAATAATGGTCTAAAGACTATTAGAGGTGGTGTAGCTATTGGTTATGATAAACCTGTATTAGATGAATTACAATTAGACCAAGATGGTTCAATCGCAATTGATAAGTCAATTGTGGCTGCTGACTGTATTGATGCTGATGATGCAGAAAACCAATTTAACGCTGCAGCTCTATTCCATGGTATTAACAAATATCCAGAAGATGGTGGAAAATATATTCCTCAATATCTGTTGACTACTGTCAAAGCAACATCATCTTTGAAAGAAGATATTGAAGCATACTGTGCAGGTATGCAGTTAAATGGTATTGGTGTATCTCCATATTCTCTATTAGGAAAGGATGCATCACCAGAGTCACCTACATTTATTCTAGGTCACTTACCAGAAAATGATTTCGTAGCAGTCGATATATTTGGTAGAGATAACTTCAAAAACCAATATACAAAGGATAGATACCTATTCTCATTCGATAATAGTGCTACTCAGCCAAATTATGGTGAACCAAACGTATTATTTAAGTCTCATGGAAACTCCTTCGTAGAAGGTGCTTCAATGAACAATAACATGTTTATTGACTCTAATAGAAACAGAGCAAGTTATGGTGTTGCAAATAATACATTGATAAATTCTGATGAAAACCTATTGACAAATGGTCTTCATAATGCATTTATCTTGAATTCTAAGAGAAACAATTTGTCAGCAGTAGATGCATTGACAATGATTAATGGTTTCTCTAACCATATCGGTGATAATGCATCTGATAATACATTTATTTGTGCATATACAAACTCTGCATTTGGTAATGCTAAACAGAATATTCTATTCAATGCAAGAGATAATGCATTGAGTGGAAATACCATGCAGAATATGTTGATTCGTGCAAATGAAAACGTAATTGACCAAAACTGTTCTGAAAACTTCTTAGTCAATACCAATCAGGCAAAAGTCACATGGGACTCTAGATATAACGTAATGAACTTTACAAATAATATCTCTGCTCGTGCAGCATATAGAGATTTGATGGATAGTTCAACATACGTTTGGATGCAAGCAACCTCAAATAACAGAGTTTATAATGCATTCAAGTTCTCAGGTTATTCAGCACAGAATAACGTTGCAATTGGTGCACGCTTCTTCGGTCTATATCCAAATGGTTCAACTCAGATTTCTGGTGTTGAAAGACCTCTAGCATCTGATAATCAGTCTAACAATAACTATATCATGAATGCATCTTATGCAACTCTATTTGGTTGTTCTGATAACTTGATTGTTGATACATACGGTTTACGTTCTAATGATAGTGTTGTAGACCCAGGTCCAGTACGTGTTAAGGGTTCTTCAATTATTGGTTCAGATGGTTCTAAGTTATATAATGCAAGAGAAGTAAGACTATTAAACTCTATCTATTCTAAGGTAGATGGTCACTCTGATTATTCTGATGAAGAATTAGGATTGAATGGTACTTCTTGGGCAATCTCTGAACATAATACAGGTATTCTTGACTCAGTTCTAGCTGGTGAATATTCTGGTGGTTCAGGTCTATCTGGTACTTCATTCCGTGAAGGTGCAGAATCTATTTCTACACATGGTCGTCCAGCAGATATGTTGAGATTGAGAACTCAATTTATCAATACTTACGGTTCTGAATTGAACTTGTCAGAATATGTACCTTCTGAACACTATACAGCAGGTGTCACATATTCACCATATCAGGCATTCAAGAATCAAAATAAGTCTGTAATGGAAGACTCTATCAAACCTAATAACTCAGTAATCTTAGGTGGCCACCATAACAAGTTAATTGGTGGTGAAAACGTCACATTCATTGGTGCTGAATATTCTAAGGCTTCTGGTAAGGCTCACCAGGTTATTATGGGTAAATATAACCGTGATTGCGCAGCTGATTTGATTTACGGTTGTGGTCACTTTGATGGTGATTCTTATATTCAGAATGAAAAAGAATATAGTGTATCTGAATTAAAGACAATTGAAACTATGAAGGGAACTATCCAGAATGTTCGTGCTTCATCTAAGTTAGATAATGCTCTTGAATTCTATGCACACCAAGGTAAGATGATTCTACGTAACTGTGATGATGGTTATGATAGAAACAATGGCGCTCGTTCAAATGCATACGGTATGTCAGTTACTATTGACCCAACTGGTATGCAATTTAGAGATGGTAATGATAAGATTATTGGTGAATTATATGCTGATGATTTGAAGAAAGAATCAGAAACTATCATCTATGTTAAGTTCCAAGAACCTGTAAATGCAAATACTGATGGTTATTTCTATATTGATGAATGGGAAACTTCTTCTAATGATTTGAATAAGCGTTGGAATAATATGACTCCAAAACAACGTTTTGATGATATATTCGTTGTTCCATACGCTAATACAGTTGATAAAAATAATTATCAAGAATGTGATTTTAATTATAATCAAAAATGGTTTACTGAAGCTCAAATTACAGAAGTTAATAAAGCATTCTTTGATAATCAAAATTCTAAGAAGATTACTATTGTATTTGAAACATTCAATAAAATTAAATACAATTTACAATCTAACTATTCTAATGTTTATATGGCATTAAAACTTTATCCATATTATACTGCAGCAAGTAAAGCTAATAGATATATGGGTAAATCTGCTAATAGTATAGAAATCTTCTATTATACAGCTACTGGCGGTGGACAAAGAGGTCAACTATCAAAAATACATATTAGAAGAGATTTAAATTTCTTATATAATAGTTCATCATTGATATGTACAGGCAATATGCCAGAATTAAGTCAAGGTATGAACGCTGGTATTGAAGAAGATGCAATCTTAGTTAATGAAGCTATAAGTTATAAATGCTTCTCAACTAATAAGCAAATCAAACCATGGTGTGAAGTATAAAATAAAAGAGAGTCGTAAGACTCTCTTTTTTAATTATTCATAATCAGGCGGTCTGCAATCTGTCCGTCTAACCTTGTCTATCGCTTCCATAACAGCATCTAGAGCTTCAAAATCATATTCTCTATTTGTAAGCTTATTAACCCATTTGTTTCTAAATGTTGGCCACATCTTATAGATGTTTTCAATCTTATCTGTATATTCATAAGATAGTCCACCATCAGGAACATCAACTTTAATTGTCACCTTTTCATCACCATATAGACAAGCATATTCTTGAGCGAAGAATTGAGGACCAACGTCACGTATCATTCTATTTTTCCAATCTTCATCTCTTCCTTCTACTTCATTCCATTGTACTTTTGCTGGAACGAAAGTATTTAGACCTGCAATAGCTTTCTGCCAAATCTTATAGAAGTGGTTCATACCATGAGGAGTTGAGATTAGAATTAGTCTTGATTCTTTACGAGAAGACTGAGTAGGGAAAACAGACATCATGAAGTCATTAGCATCATTTTCAGGTAAGAATGCAAATTCGTCCACAAGCATGAAGTCAACAGATTTACCACGAATAGAAGATGATGAAGATGCAGCAGCGAATATCTTACTACCATTATCAAATCCTATTGTACCTTTTGACCAACCACCTCTATCAGGATTGATACCTTGTTGTAGCCATAGAGGAAGTTTCAATATAGCAGAACGAATACGAAGCATAATTTCCAATGCTTGTGATTCCTTGTTTGCTAGAACAGCAATTGTTTTGTCTTTATTGAATAGAGCATACCACAAAATATAAAGGGTAGCTAAGGTTGTTTTACCTGTCTGACGTCCCATCATAATGATACGGTTATTACGTTCAGACTTTTCACCATTAGCATTAACTACATCAGTACCATCTTCATTTTTGAAATAGTACTTACCTGTCAACATTTTTACCAATCTAACTTGATATTCTCTTAATTCGATTGGACGTTCACCTTCACCTGTTAAAATATAGAAATACTTAGAGAAATGAAATATATCAGTTGCACATTTAATATATTCTTGCATCTCATCTTGAGTCATTTCGATGACTTCATTGTGTCCTCTAAGTTCAGCAGTTTTTTGCCACATATTTACCTCATTTAGTTAATTTACAAAGTTAAGTATTGACAATATTCTTCATATTGTCTATATTATTTATATAAATAATAAAGAAAAACTACATAAAGAGGTAAACTATGTTAATAAAATGTGGCGAAGAATGGAAAAACTTTGAAAGAATTATTTGTAAGTTATCACCTATTTTGGAAGTTCAATGTGATAACTGCGTAATTAAATGTACACCAGACCATATATTTAAAGGAATTACAAAACCTGAAATGGTGGCTGGAGATTTACAACCAGGTGATATTCTGTATAATGTAGAATTTGGTAAATCACATGTTTTATTTGTAGATTATTTTGGTATTGGTAGAGTTTATACACCATTGAATGTAGATGGTGAGTATTATCAAACTACAAACGGATTGATTAATCACAACTGTTCATTCTTAGGTTCTTCACAGACCTTAATTAATGCTGAAACATTGGAAAAGTTGAGAGAAAAAGAACCAATTAGATATGAACATAATTATGATATTAAGATTTTTGAAGATCCAATCCCTGGTGTAATGTATGTAATGGGATGTGACGTTGGTACAGGTTGTCAAGGTGACTATTCAACTATACAAGTTATTAAGGTTTTATCAAGAAATAAGATGGAAGAAGTAGCTTGTTATAGAAACAATGAAGTAAGTCCTGAAGCATTTGCTGTACAAATTAAGTATTTGTCAGACAAATATAATGGTGCTTGGTATATTATTGAAAACCAAGACTCAGGTAAGAAAGTTTGTGAAGAATTGTGGTATAATCTAGAGAATTATAAATTGATTTCTACAGATGGACCAGGTAAACCATTAGGAACTAAAGCAACAAAACGTTCTAAATTGGATGCTTGTCTTGAATTGAAGAGATTGATGGATAATGATTTCTTAGAGGTTCATGACTCAGATACTATTAAGGAATTGTCACGTTTTGAAGAGCAAGATGTAGGTAATGTATTTAAGGCTGCGAAAGGTAATCATGATGATACTGTATCAGCATTGTATTGGGCAGTATATGCAACAATGCAACCTGAAATTGACTTAGATACATGTAAACCTTCAGATGATAGACCAGTTGAAGAATATCCAGTTGATTATATGGTCATGCATAATCAGTCAAATGATTTCTGGGGTGATTTCTAATGCAGAAGACAACACCAAATTTAATTAAATTTTATATGGAGCCTACATTGGCAGTCGCCACAGCTGAGAAAGTAACATGGCATAGTGATATGGCTAATGCATTTACATTAGGCGTATATAATTTTTTGACTAAATTAGATTTCTATTGGTATGGTCAAGTAGTAGGTCCAGGTACAACTTCATATTCAATGATAGGTAATGCTGGTATTGTGTTAACACCAATAACATTTACTTCAAATGATATTAGAAGTTGTTGTATTGGAACTACTACAATTATTAACTTGTTCACATTATTAGGTAGTAAATTAGAACAAACATTACAAGTAGCATTAGGTCATAAAATTGGTGAAGTATTTAGTCCATATATATTAACACCAATTCAAGTAAAGTTTATGTCTAAGAGAGGAAGTGTATTAGCACACTTCACTAAGACTGGTCAAGAATGTTATGCATATATGCAAAACTTTGATACAGAACAACAAGTTCAAGGTAAAACAATCTTTTATGATGTTCTTGACAAATTCTTAGTTAAAGCATTTAATGGTTTATTTTGGATGGGTATTGCTAGTGGTCCTACTTCTTCAGGTGGTGTTATGACTGGACAAGGCATAATTAAACCCATGGTTAGTATATCAGGTGAAATATGAATTATTGGAAAATTGAATTTAATGATTTGCCTTCATTAGGGCAATATTATAGTCTTGATACTGAAATACGTATTAGAACTATGACAGTACAAGATGTAAAGTATTTAGCAACATTTAATAAGTCAAATGCAACTACTATTACAAATGAATTATTGAATAGATGTTTGAAATTAAAGCATCTTAAATTTGAAGATATATTGTTAGCTGATAGAGAATATTTGTTATTCTGGTTAAGAACTAACACATTTATTCGTTCATCAGGTTATCAAATAAAAATACCTGAATGTCCAACATGTAAAAATTCTATTGAACAAGAAGTTAAATTGAATTCATTTAAAACTGATTACATTAAATCTAAAGCTGATATGTGTTTTTTAGATGGATTGAATATAACAATTCCATTAAAGCAACCAACTATTAAAGATTTGAATGATGCACGATTAGTTGAGAATGATGAATTTTTAGATTTAGCTTTGTATATTGATACAGATAACTCATTAGAAGATAAAGCAAGATTTATTATGAATTTACAAGGTATGGACTTTGTGAATTTGAAGTATACAATTGATAACATGAAATGTGGTATGCACAAAACAATACAAATTAAATGTCCTGTATGTGGTGAAATCACAGATGTTAAACTAATTGTTGCTGATGAAAATATGTTTACTCATACTTCTATTAAGGAAATCTTGGAACTAATCACACGTATTGCAAAGTATGCAAACTTACAGATTACTGATGATTGGCCTTGGATGGAAGTAGAAATTGAACAAGAAATTGTCAATAAGATGATTCAAGATGAAAATGCTGAAACACAGAAGGAAATTAACAAAGCTAAGTCACAAGCAAACGCTCACACACCTTCTACAAGCAGTGTTAAACATCCAAAAATTTAATAAGCACATTAAATATTGGAAAAAAACAAATCCATGGAAAGTGGATTTGTTTTTATTTTCTTATATTTTATCTTAGAAACAAACAATAACATATTTAGAGGATTTTTATGAGTGAAGTAGATTTAGAAAAACTAAAAGCAGATAAATCAGATGGTTATATTAACAATGCCTATTTGAGAGAGTTAATTCGTAAATACAATGAAATGAATTATCAGGATGATGGGTCATGGTGTGCAGAATATCTAAGCAAGTTAGAGAATTCATATAACACAAATAAGATTAAGAAAGATAAGTATGACCGTTGTAAGAAGTTTATCTTGAATAAAGTCAAGCATATCAATAAGTTAAGAAAAGATTATTATTCAGTTTGGACTCCTGAAGCAAGAAGAAAATATGATAGTGAATTCAATATTGTAAAAGCAAATCTTTGTGAAGCATTTGTTAAGATTATTGATGGTCGTGTAATATCATTTAAGTTGGTTGCAAGTAAGGATCCAGAAGATATTAACGATATTAAGCAGAATGCATTGATGACTTTATTTAGATATATTAATCGTTATGATACAGAAGCAAATTCATCAGCATTCGCATACACTACACAGGTTGTGACTAATTCTATTCGTATGGATTTAAAAGAACAGAAGAAGATTGCATCAAGAGAAATTGCTGGATTGGATTTCTATAACAATATCAATACTTTAGATGACCCTATGGATGGTGAAGGTAATATAGCATACGATTAGTTGCGCAGAAAGCGCTTTCTGGGCTTAAATAAAGAAGAGGATGATAGTTTTATCATCCTCTATTATTTTATATTCTGAGAGCGTTTTAAGCGGTTTTAACCTTTTGTGAACTACTTTTAGCAGAAGCGTGTTGCTGTTGAGCGCTCTTTGCTGCAGCGGCTGCAGCAGCGGCTTCACCACCTCTACCTCTATTGTATTGATTACCACTACGTCCACCATCTCTAGTTGCTTGTTTTCTATCGAGACTTTCTTTAATTCCATCAGAAGTCATAACTTCTTGAGTGACATTTCTTTCTCTATAGATTTCATTTCCACCTTGCTGGATAGACTGATAGATTTGAGTATCACCATTGATAGTTTCAACAACTAAGCCATCATGTGCTCTAGATTCTTTTAATTTATTTTTATTATCTGCCATATAGATAGTATCATTATCTTTTAGTTTATAATACTTTTGACCATCTTTAGTCTTATAAAGAGTACCAGTATCATTTTCAACTTTGATATTACCATATTGGTCTTCAGATATTTGTGTCTTACCATCAGATTTTGGTTCTTTCTTAGGTTCAGACTGAGCAACTTGAGTAGCTTCTTGTTTTGGTTGTTTCTTTTCTTCAGATTTCTTTGGTTCAGTCTTAGCTACTTGAGTATCTTGCTGTTTTGGTTGATTTTCATGTTTTTGTTCTACAGGTTTTGTATTAACAGCAACATCTTCAGATTTATTTCTCTGTTCAGCAGCAAGTCTTGCCTTAGCAGCAGCGTCAGCAGCATCTTGACCACCAGTAGATTGAGATGCTGGAGTAGAAACATCTGCACTTCTTGATTGAGCTATATCTTTATTTGGTGTATAGTCAGTCTTAGCAACAGCAGTTTCTTCTGCAGTTGAGTAGTGAGTATCTTTATTTGCAACTCTTGCATCATGACGTTCTTTAAGACCTTCCCAATCCTTCTGATTAACAATGCCTTGAGCAGCAGCTCTTTCAGATTCAGTATAACCTGCTTTATAAGTTTTATCATAACGAGGTTTACCATTATCTAATTGACCTCTCATCATTCTATATGCAAGTTCATCAATTCTATCATCACCAGATAGCTTATTCAAATCTACAGGATTTGTAGATGCAGTTTCCTTAGTTTTACTTTCTTCTTGATTATTACTTTCTGGTATTTGAGCAGAAGGAGTCTGAACTTGTTCTGTCTTAGGAGTCTGTTCAGATTCATTTTTCTGAGATTCAAGTGTTTTAGCTGCAGTTTGTTCAGAAGTTTGCTGATTACCACGATCTTTCTGTGTATTTGAATTAGCATTTTCAGGTTTCATTGCAGGCTTATTATAATCTTGTGCAATATCTTGAGTTAGACTTGTTGCTGTAGGTGCATCTTGTATATTATCAGTAATATTAGGAACATTAGAACTATTTGGATCAATATTGCATGTAGTTTCATTAGCATACATGAATGAAAATGTTAATGAAAGTGATGTAAGTGCATCATTAGAATAGTCTAATTGATAATTTTCATATTTGACTAATTTCAAATATCTATAAGTATAACGATATACAATTTTATTGAAATTATTATCATAAACATCTACAATTATTTCATAGATATTATTTTCTTTATAATACCATTTGTCATCAGAAAAATCAAATAGGTATTGCATAGCATGAGATAATAATTTAGATGTAGAGAAATTTGTATCTTCATTAAAAGTAAAAGATATATCATCTACTTCCCAATCAGGAATAACAAATGCATAACCATTATTACCAAAGTTTTGAATTTCTTTTTTGTATTTCACAACAGGAGGTTGAAACTGAGTACAACTTCTTAAGACAGTGTAGTCACTGTCTGTTTTATTCCATTTAATACTGACAATAAAAGTATCAGGTAATTTTATGGACAAATCATGTGAAAATACAGATAAACTCATATTATGCCATTACGTTCTTATAATCGTTTTTACCTTTATAATTCTTTTCCCAAATAGATTTTTCTGTTTTACGAACACCAGATGAACCTGCTGATTCATAGATATAACCATTGTATTCAATGACAATGTGACCTGTACCACCTTTAGCGGCAACTAATACCTTCATATCAACACCATCAGGTCCAACAACTTTTAAGCCTTTATCTAAGAATGATTGTGTACTGTAATTCTTAAATACACTACCAACATCATTTGATACAACTTTACCATTCTTATCTACAACTTTAGCACCAACTGCTTTCAATACAACACCAGCATAACCCATGCAGTCCAAACCATCAGCAATACAACCATCAGATTTTGCACCTAAGTTATATGGAACTGCACCATTAGCAGTAACATTTTGATATGCTTCTTCAGGGTTATTAGCATGTCTTTCGTATGAATAATCTTTACCCTTAACATTAGAGTTAAGTGACCAGTTATTACCATATTTAACAGCTTTATATTCGTGACCGTCTACATATAATTTATCACCATATTTCAATTGAGAAATATCAGTAATAGTATTACCCTTTGAATCTTTCAATTTACCAGATTTAATTAGGCTTTGTAGAGTACCATTCTGTTGTTTATATCTTACAGGTTCAGAACCAATATTAGAATTAGATGAACCAGATGTTTGTGCACCAGCTGTTTGTGTTCCTTCTTGTTTTGGCTTTTCACCACCTCTACCTTGTTCAGGATGATTAACAGCTTCTTGATATTCTTTAGAAGCATTAACAAATTCTGTATTTTCTTTTACAATAGAATCAAGTCTTTCTTTCATAAAATCTTCTGCTTCTTTTCCAGTTAAACCTATATTTAATGCATTTTCTGCAGTAGTTTTTTTAATAGTATCAATTTCATCATCATTTAAACCATCTGCTGTATCAATACCATAAATCAATAATAATTTTTCTGTATCACTTAATTTCTGCCATCTTTCAGCCATTGTTTTCTTTTCTTCATCTGTCATTTTATTAACATCACGATGTGTTTCTTGTAAGCAATAACGTTTAAATGCTTCAATTTCAGCCGCTTGTTGATCTTCAAATGAATTATTATCGAAGTTTTCAGCTAATGTTTCTGCTATAATTTGATCTAATTCACCTTTTTCTTTTTCAACATCCTTCCATTTTTCTCTTGCTTTAGTATTTGTTTCAAATGCCATAGGTTGCATCATTGCCTCTTGTCGTTTGTTATTAAACTCAGCAAGTTTTTCTTGTTCAGATTCTTCGTCTTTTAATGAACCTAAGAATTTTTGCCATTCACTTTCAGCACTACCTTCATCAACAGATGAACCAATTACATTCATATCTTGAACCATATCCACAACTGGTGAATATATTGGCAAATTATATAAATCATATTCATCTTTTGTAATATCTCTTGATTTACGAACAATATATGTAGCAGTTAGAGTCATATTAGATGGACTACCAGAATTCTGCCATTGTGGTGCACTATAACTAAATAATGTAATTGTATATAATGTTCTTTTAAGGACATTACGTAGAGTATCATCGTATTCAGTCACGATAATATCTTCTGTTTGTGGACTATTTGGCCAAGCTAAATGGTTAGTCATATAGTCTAATACTTTCATATCATCTGTTTCAATAAATGTTATTTCAATTTCTTGATCACCAAATTCAAAAAATGGTAGAACGATTTGGGTTTGGCCAAATCTTTTTCTACCATCTGAAGCATTTATAGAAATAGTTGGTAGTTTTATATCTTGAACTAATCTATATAGTGAAGGATTAGAAAGAAAATCTACCTTAAATCTAAAACTAAAATGTGGTTTGAATGTTTCGTAATATGTATAAACAGATAATCCCATACTTTATTTATTGTCATAACAATAAACAGTAGAAAATTGGGATTTTTCTTCAGTAATATATTTAAAATGTTTTGAGTCTGTTCTAAAAATATCATCACATAATTTATCTAAACCATAACAATCCGATGGTAGATACCAATATATTTTAATCATATCAAAATACTTTTGTCTTAGATTACTCATGTGTTCTTTAAAGAACTGTGTATATTCATTTAATTTATGTGCATTATCATCATAATGCAATTTAACATTTTTATTATTTTTATCAACTGTTATTCTAATCATATTCACCTTAACATTTTACGTTTGTATTACCTAAGAAATGTGGAGCACCTGTCACAACACAATTTGGCAAATTATTAACTAATTGTTTTGCTGCATTCTTACCCAATTCTACCATTAGACCATCTACTTTTGTAGTTCCAATAGATGTAACTTCAGTATCACCATTAGAATTGATTTTACAATTACCATTTACGTTTATAACTAAATCACCATTATTTCCTTCTTCATCTACACCAGTATCTATTTGGATTTCACCATTACCTTTAAATATCAATGATGCACCAGTTCTATGTAATAGAGCCATTTCACCAGTCTTTCTATTTAAAGTCATATAATCACCTTGGTCCGTTTGGAAGATAATCATCTTATGTGGATAATCTTCATTTTGATCTGCAACACCATTATTGATACTTTCTTTATTAAAAGCTAATTTATCATAAATTGGTTTATGAATATCACCTTGGTCAAAATAACCTGAAACTAATGTTCCATTTTCTGGAACAATAAAGTTTCCTGCTTTAGAACCAATGAATAAAATATCTGGAATTGCCCAAGGAATACCATCTTTTGGAAGGTCATCATAGAAGTTAAAGATTTGTATTTGAATTCTACCTAATTTTTCAGGGTCATTATTATTAATGACTTTACCTTCCCATCTACCTTCATATTTAATATCTGTGCTATCATTGATATTTGCCATATCATTGAATAACTCAGAATAATTTGTTCGAATGTTATCTAATTTCAATTCACTCATTATCTACTCTTCTTTGATGTATTAGTTGCTTGTTCAGTTATATTATCATAAGATGTATAACCTTGTTGAGAAGTACCATCAGAAACTCCTTGAACAACAATTGTATAATTTGTATTTGGTGCCCATACATGTGTTAAACCACTTACAATAAAATCACCAGACATAATTGGATTTTGATGTAGTGCATCACCTGCATCTACATGTATCTTTTCACCTAGATTTATATATGAGACTGCTCTCTTCTTATCTTCATTTGATACTTGAACGTCATTTTGTTTAGTATCATTCTGTTGATTCATATCTAATGAAATATAACAGAAATTAGTGAAGAATGAATTACGGATATTCTTATGATGTAATGGAGCAACATTATAATATTCATGTAAATCTTTAAAATAAATTCCACAATATTGTCTCTTATTCAATAAATTCATTGATTTAGCAGACTTATTAGATACATTAGCCATGTGTAATTGATTACCATTATATTCATATTGTCTATATGAATTTTCTTGTTCATCTTGAATCTTTTGTGGCTTTTGTTTTTCAGTATCTAATTCACTTCTATTATATGGATTGTATTGTGACATTTGTACTGTACATCCATCATCAAATGCTCTATATGGAACTGTATAGAATAAGATATTATCGTATGGTTTAACAACTACATCATTCTTATTTTCTTCTATATTCTTTTGTTTTGCATTAATGAAAGACTTTTCATAAACATAAGAGTATTTAATACCTTGTGTTTTTAATCTCTGTAAAGAATCATAAGCAAATTTACCATTCTTATTGATATACATTATTGGTAAATCATTTTCACCAAGCCAAGCATGGTCCATAATATGTTTAGCAAATTTAGCATAAGTTAAAGTTTTATTTAACCATAACATCTTATCAATTGGTTCTGTTGAACATTTATAATCAAATTTCAAAGATGTTTGACCAATAATTTCTTCCAATACTTCTTTAGATGTTTTCTTATAACCTTTTAATATAGCAGTAACTTCAGTTTCAGGCCATGAACATACTTGGTTAATATATTTTTCACAATTATAAATGCAAGATAATTCATAAATGTATTTTGCTGATTCTGAATCAATGTAATAGTTAACACCTTCTAATGTAAAGAAACAATCAATATATGGAGGGACTAACATATCAGGATTTCCATTCTTTGGAGTAATTCTTAATCTTAAATTATTACCAGCTCTGAATGCAAATGTATTTGCCCATTCACCTGTATCAAAAAGCTTAATTGTTAATTTAGGTAAAGTACCAAATATAGTTTCAGTAAGACGTATTTCAGAAATACTATCTTGTTCTATAGGTTGACCTAATTCTTGTTTATTCTTAATGTTCTCATCAGTAGTAGCACCATAATATAGCTCAATAATATCAGTCTGCTGAGAAGCTGCTGATGACTGAGATTCCATTAACTGTGATGATACGTTTTTCTTACCCATATTATAAACTTAATTCAATACTTTTGTTTTGTTTGCCCCATGTACCTAATTTCAATTGTTTTACTATTGACCATGCATCTTCTGCATCTTCTGGAGCTTTGAAGATAGCAAATCCATTATCATTTGTGACTACTAACCAATCTGTCTTTTGTAGCTTTAAATATGTATAACAATGCATTGCTGCAACTACATGATATAAATCTTCTTTTTCTTTATATAACTGAGTAAACATTTTTGTTATTGTATGTGACTCAGGTTCTATATTTTGACAAATGTTTATTACTTTATCAATCATTTCAGGTTGTTCTTTTAATTTACCATCTATCATTTTACAGAATTCTCTATCAAAAGAACCTTTACTATTTTCTACAATATCAAATAGACTACATATAGAATACATTACATCATCATTCATTTCTTTATATTTTAATTTATCTTTACCTTCACCAGCAAATGATGAACGATTACCCTTAAATTCAATCTTTTCATTTGTAGATGTATCTATTAAATCACCTGACTCACTATTGATAGAAATATTCTTAAAACATGATACAAATAAGAATTCGCCTTGACCCATAGCAGGTTGATGTGTAGTAATAGCAAGAGCGTCAGTAATATATCCTGGTCTTAGATATTCAGATAACTTAGCTATATTTAGGAATTTAGACCATGATGTTTTACCATAAGTTTCTAATCTAAACTTATTTTGTTCTAAATGGTCAATAATATCTGAAATAGATGCGATAGAATATGCTTTTAATTCTTTAGCATGTTCTCTGACTAATTCATCACCATATTTGCCAAGTTTTCCATTCCAATAATCTTTTAGTTTATCATATAATTCGCTCATATTATATTTATTAGCATTTGTCTACTATAGATAAGTATAATATATAACATATACACAACGGAGGATGAAATGAGCTACGGCGACGAATATACAGATTATGAGAATAATGTAGTCAAAATTGTAAGAAATAAGTTTAGGAAGAATATACCTAATAATTCTGAGATATTTGACCAGATATTCACATACTGGAAAGAAGATATTGAAGAAAATGAATGCGCTGAATTTATAGTTGACGAATTAGATAGACTTGATGAAGCATGTAATGATTTCATTGATGAAGATGACGATGATTTCAAAGAATTGTCATTCTAATAAATAATATATGAAGTTAGATGAAGCAAAATACATATTAGAAGATGCAGGTTATATCATCGAAGATACAGATGAATATGATGATGCAGATTTAGGCATAAACGTCAAACCAAAAGAATATCATAATCAGAAAGCTAAAATGGCTTCTCTGAAAAATCGTGTTATCCAAGCATACGAAGACTTTATTAGACGTAAAGAAAAAGATGCTGAACAGTCATGGAAAAAGAATGTTAAATACCGTGGTGGTGGTAATGACGAAGATGATTTAATAGAAAACTATGAAGATTGGTGGGAAGAAAAGTTCCCGCATAAGAATACAATGACCGTCTTTGAATTCTATAAAATCATGATGGCTAATTATGATACTCGTTCATATATTAAGGAGAATTCTAAAGTTAAAGACTTAGAAAGTTGTCTATTTTCTAAAAATGCGTATTGGCATATTACTGATGATGGTTGGTCTGATGATGACGATGATGAAGATGAATTATATAAACCTGATCTATATGTTGTACTTTATTGCAAAAAGATATGTAAATCTAAAGAAGGTAAAAAATTATTATCACAAGAATTAAATAAAGCATTTTCTAAAGCTAAAAATCCTAAGGAATTCTTTAAAATAATTGATAAATTAGAAGATCATTATTATGATTTATTAGATAATGCTACTGATACTTGGAATGAAAAGAAATTAGATTTATATGATCAAATGACTGATGCATTATCAAGATTTAGAAGTGATGATTATTGGTTTGGTCAAATTATATCAAAATCTAATACAATGGATTTTGCTAAGAAATGTATAGCACATTTATTTAAAAATAATTTCAGTGTAGCATCAGCTGTAGAAGTTTATAATAAAATTAAAAATCAAAAACAACCAAAAGTTGAAAAGCAGACTGAAGGTAAAGTTCCACCTATTGTTAAGGTCATGTATAAGACTTTCATGAATAAAATGAAATCAAAACTCATTTATAGAGCTGTTGAAGTTGATGTAGATTGGGTAGATGACCAATTAGATGATATGGAAGATAAATGGCATCAAAAAGATAAAGCTGAATACTTACGTAAGAATAAGTATAAAGAAAGAATGGGTCTTGCCAATGTAAATCTTCATGCTGTTGGTAAATCTTGGTGTTGGAATGATAGCACATCAGCAGTATCTGGAAATGGTGGTGATGAATATATGATTGTCGCTGAAAATGATCCAAGTAATATTGACTTGACAATGTCTGCTCTATGTGCAGCTGAATGGTCTCATTTTAGTAATAAAGGAACTCAAATAAAAGGTGAAGAAGAAGTTAGAGTACTTGATGAATTGAATGTGACTGTATTAGATGTATATACAGGAAGTGGTAATAAGAAAACACATCTTGATAGAAAAGATACTTATTATAGAGATGAACATTAAAAAAAGAGAGCGAAAAGCTCTCTTTTATTTTATTGTTTTTGTAATTCCCAACCTAATTGATTATCCATATCTTCTAGAGTTTCAATAGTATAATTTCTCATATTTAGTTTATTACCATATCTAAATCTAGAACCATCATCAAATGTCCATGCATCATCTAAATCGAAAATATTGAAAGTATATTGGAAATGCTTTGTTTGAGGTCTTATTTCAGCTGAGTTAGGACCAGTTGGCCATCTTGTTTGTGGAAAGTATACAGAAATAATAATACGATTTTTATGAAAAGTTGGTTTACCATCAATTGTACCTTCCAAGAATTCACAACCTTCTAAATATCTTTCGATTTCATCGACCATATAAACAGCAAATTTTTCAATTTCTTTATTTGTAGATTCTAATAGAGTTTCTTCATTTTCTTTCAAGAGCGTATATCCGTGAGCTCGTAGAGTTTTCTTTGCTTCTAATAAATCCATAAAAATCTCTCCTATAAAATAATAGAATCTTTGTTGCAAATTTTAGTAAAAATGGGTTTACAACTAAAAATATGTTTATTATATTTATAACATAATTTAACAATAAGGAAAAACTAATGCAAGCATACGATGAATATCAAGAAGATGTGAATCATATTATTAGAGAGATTGGGAGTTTGCGTAAAGCAAACAAGAATAAAGAAGCAGACCTCAAGAAACTAGAATTGATTTACAAGAAAATAGAATATAATCAATCACATATTGATATGTCAGAGAGTCAGAAACGCAAACCACATGTCTCTTATATAGAGAATTTAAATGCGGCTTTATCTGAAATTGCAGATTATAGAGATTATCTATACGAAAAGTATCAATATGAAGAATAAAATTTTTAAACAATAATATATAAGGAGTAAAATAATGAAGGTAATTACTACTACAGGAAAGAACTTTATCGTTAAGGTTCGTTATAATGACGACTATCATACATCTGAAAAGACAGATGAATTTGGTCGTGTTTGGTACACAGATTGGAATGAAAAGACAACTGAAGTTGCAATCTATGAATATACCAAGAATAAGTGGGAAACAAAGGTAATCGTAAAGGGAATTGCACACTGTTCTTATAAGGACACATTCTCTAAGAAGATTGGTAAGAAGTTGGCATATACTTATGCTCTAGCTAAGATGTTAGAAAACAATCTAATTACTCAGGCAGAACATGATGAAATGTCTACCTTTGATTTGAACTCAAATGAATTCAAGGCTAAAGTAAAGAAGGCTTAATAAATGCATATTATCATTGATGGATGTGATGGATGTGGAAAGACCACATTGGTTGATAGATTAGTTAAAGAATATAAGCTAGACAAAGTAGTCATGACTAGAGAAGGTTGGAAAGACGTCCAATCTTATGAACAGAAGTGCTTACTTGACAATGTTGTTTCAGACAGATCATTCATCAGTGAATATGTATACTCTAACGTTTATGCTAGAGAATCAAAAATAAATCCTCAAGTATTTGTTGATTTATTTAAGAAATATACATCAAGTCAGATAAATCCATGGTTGATTATTATATTAAATGGCTCTGTAGATACAATTATGGAACGAGTTAATAAACGTGGAACTGATGAAGAAATTCGTATTGAAGTAGAAAATAAGGTTGAACGTTATGAAAGTGTAGGCAAAAGACTTCAATTAATGGATAATAAGCATGTATTGTATTTAGATACAACCTATTTATCTGAACTTGGTGTTTTTAATAAAGTAAAAGGTTTTATTGATGATTATTTCAAATTCGATGACTAGTATCTTTGAAGATGTTATCAGAGAAATCTATGATAACGGTCAACAAAGAGGTGGAAAAGGTCCATTAGAAATTTGTAATTTTGGTTTCCAATTAACTGATGTGAATAATAATATACCATTATTTTATTCTATAGATATTGGATATTTGTTAGCTGAAGAAATCTGGTTTAATCTACAAGATGAAAAGCTAGAATTTATTAATTATTTTAAAGCTCCAGGCTTTCAAAGAAAATCAGAAGATGGTATTTATTCGAATTCTGCTTATGGTCATATAGTTCATCAAAGATATGGATTTGACCAAGAAAAACAAGTCATTGATATTTTGAAAAAAGATCCAACATCTCGTAGAGCAGTTATAAATTTTAATGTTCCAAATCCACATAGAGGAACATGCTTTGATGAGATTTGTACATTTAATTTGTCATTCTATATTTTGGATGGTAAATTGAATTGCACAGCATGTATGAGAAGTAATGATATTATTGGATGCATGCCTTATGATGTATTTTACTTTACATCAATTCAAAAGAGAATTGCAAATGAATTGAATATTCCAACAGGATATTATCAGCATTTTGCTATCTCTGCTCATTGTTATTTTAAACAAGATAAAGCTGAAATCTTAGAAGCAATACAAAATCCACGTTTACCATTGTTAATTAATGAAAAGAAATTATTGACAAAATCATCACAACTTTATACACAAATAAAAAGTTTGAAACATAATACTGTTGATGGTATGCCAAATGATAAAAAATTATTATATTTAGAGAACAATAACAAGAGATTGTATAATCTTGCTGTTGTCGAAGGTATTGTAAAAGTATCAAATTAAAGGAAAATCATGAATAAAGAAAAAATTTATATTGGTATTTCATTAGGTTTTAATAGCTCTGCCGCAATCTTTAAGGCAGGAAGTGGAGTTCTTTGTGCTGTTTCTCAAGAACGTTTAAACAGACAGAAGAATACAAAGCAACTTCCATTAGATGCTATTAAGGCATGTATTATTGAAGCAGAAAATAAGTTAGGTCATCCAATCGTTGTAGATGAATTGGTTTATTCTCACTATGAAGGATTGTCTGAAGCATATCTATTGAAGAATATTCCAGATTTGTGGAGACCACAACTAGAACAGTATTTTAAGAAAGCAAAGAATGTAAGTACTGATCCATTAATTCAGGCAGAATATGCATTTTCTCAGTTCTTGAATTTATATATTAGAATGCAGACAAATACACGTGTTCTAAATCCTGTATTAAAGAGAGTAGAACACCACACAGCACACATCTTCTCTGCATTCCCAGTTTATTGGAATGAATATCCATGCACAGTTAAGCGTTTCTATACAATGACTGCTGATGGATTTGGTGATGGTTATTCAGGACGTATTTCTCTATTCCAAGGAATTGATGAAAGTTATCCAATTTCTCAGATTAGAGTAATTGATAGTCCAGCTTTGATTTATCAGTTCTTTACTGGTGCTCTACAATTTAAGGAACACCAGCATGAAGGTAAGGTGACTGGATTGGCTGCACATTGTGAAAAGAATCCTAAGAAGGCAATGGAAGTTTATCATGACTTATTGAAGACATTGACTGGTAAGGATGAATTAGGTGAAGCTATTAACGTTTATAAGACAGAAACATTGAATGGTAAGACATTTAACTATTCAACATCTGGTTTCTGGGTTGATGAAAATCTATTATTGCCATTGACAGATGAACAGAAAGAAATGGTAAAGACATCAACTATTATTGACTTTGAACGTTTCTTAAGATTAAAGAACACTGTCTATAAGTTTGTTCAGGATCGTCTAGGAAACAATTATAATAAAGATGATATTCTTGATATGTTGAATCATAACAAGGAAATTCCATCTGATATGAAGTATACACCATGGGAATTGGCATACGCAGTTCAGGTTTTTGCAGAAAAAGTAATTCTAAATTGGTTGTCTGCAACAGATTTTGAAGATGGTGCTGTATTGTATACTGCAGGTGGCTTGGTAGCTAATGTTAAGTTGAATCAGCGTATTAAAGATACAGGAAAGTTTGATGCAGTCTTTGTATCTCCTCCAATGGGTGATGAAGGTACTGCAATTGGTTGTGCATTCTATCGTTATATTGAAGATTTGAAGGCAACTGATAGTGTTCAGGATAGTGTTGCATTGAAGTATGTTGGTCCAAATATCATTATTAATGGTGGTACTAATATTGACCACACTGGATATTTGATTGACCATGTTGTAGATGATGCAATTAAGGAAAAAGATCTAGAAGTTAGATATTGTCCTGATAAACATGAATTGATTGATATTGTCACTGATTTGTTGGCAGATAATAAGATTGTTCATTGGTGTCAAGGTAATGAAGAATTTGGTCCACGTGCTTTGATGAATCATAGTACTTTGTATACAGCACAAGACCCAAATGGTACTCATACATTGAATCAAGCGATGGGACGTTCAGAATATATGCCATATTGTCCAGTATGTAAGAATACTTCAGCAAATGAATTATTCAATAACTGGAAGGTTGGTGAAGCTTCTTGCAGATTTATGGCAATGACTATGGATTGTAAGAAGGGCGTAAAGGAAAAGTATCGTGGTGGTGTTCACGTAGATAACACTGCACGTGCGCAGTTCATTTACGAAAATGATGAATTTACAAAAGATGCATGGGAAATTCTGGATAAGTATGAAAGAAAGACTGGTAATAAGATGTTAATCAATACTTCTTTCAATATTCATAATTCACCAACATGTAATTTAGCAAATGACTGTTGGGACTCATGGATCAAGTCTGGCCGAGTAGGTGCGGCATTAGTAATTGGAAATTATATTTTTATCAATAAGTAATTTTCTTTATTCAATGATAAAAGCCTACTCGCAAGAGTAGGTTTTTATTTTTAGTTTTTATTTACTGCAAATTTTAAAAAGTTCGTTATATAAATAAGATATGAAAATGAATAATATACCACAATTGAAGAATTATTATAGATTACCTAAATATATAGGTAGTTCCCTCTTCATTGTGTAAACATTCATTTACAAAACATAAAGGATTGTAAATAAAAATTTACAGAAAAGAGGGTTTCCAAGACCCTCTTTTTTTGGTATATTATACCCTGTGATTGAAGCTGATGGCTAAAAATCACAAAGAAAACGGCGAATGTAAAAAAAGTTTTACAAAAAACAGGGTTTACAAGAGCCAAATAATTAAGTATATTTTACTTGTTAAAATAAAACAGCTGAATGAGTTAGAGCAGTCACTCAAACAGTAAAACAACAACAAGAACTGCATCACTTTTGTTAGAGTAGTTAAAAGGATGGATAATAAAATGGTCTAATATGAAGGTTGGCTGTAAAAGCAAAAAATCTGTGTGCCGCACGTAGGAAAATGCAAGTCGGGTACACGGAATAATAACCGCCCGAGTCCGGTCGACAATGAAATAACGAAAACGCCTTTGAGAATGTAAAGAAAATTTTACTAAATCAGGGGTTGACAAGCTGAAAATAATCACTTATATTTAGCCTGTCAAAATTGAAAGAGTCACTACGGTGAAACTTTCAATGAAAAAATCCTCCTCAATGTAAAGAATGTTTTACAGAAAAGGGGTTGACAAGAGAAATCGAAATTAGTAAATTTACTCTTGTAATTCGGTTCGAGAAACTGAGTTGAAGATTGACAATTTGGTGAGCATTAATTATCGGTAGGTGGCGGAATTGGTAGACGCGCTGGACTCAAAATCCAGTACCGAAAGGTGTGAGGGTTCGAGTCCCTCCCTACCGACTACATGCTATGGTTTTCTCCGTTGCTATAGGGAAGATAAAGCGGAGGCGAGAATGAAACTCTGTCAAACAAAAATGGTTGAAGTTGATTTGCTAAGAAAACAGTGAATTGGGTTGGAACACCGGCCAGAAAAGTCATGCCGGAGAGATCGGTTCGAAGCCGATTGACTTAGTGAAAAGATGGATGCAAGCCCACGAAAGAGTAGATGCATATATTCGAGTAAGGGACGAAGTTTTGGGTCAATAACTCAGCTGGTAGAGTACTACACTTTTAATGTAGGAGTCGTGGGTTCGATCCCCGCTTGGCCCATTAAAATTAAAAAGTTTAGGTACTGTGTGCCGCAATCAGCCAAGTTCGCTTCCTCAGTGGCGGAAGAAAGAGCCTAAAATCAGCGGGATGTAGCTCAGTCTGGTAGAGCGCTCCGTTTGGGGCGGAGTGGTCGAAGGTTCGAATCCTTCTATCCCGACTAACAAAAAACCGAATGCTCTGTCGTCTAGCATGGACTAGGACGCTCGACGTTGAGTCGGGAAACGGTGGGTTCGAATCCCCTTAGAGGTTACACTAAATATTGATTGCAGTCAATATATTCATTCGGTGAAAGGCATATAAAATAATTCCTGCAAGTTTTATCTTGTATGCCGGCGCTTTTTGCCCTCATACGGCTTTTTCAGCCTTCGTTCTGGAGAAGTTGGAACGCCCTCTACAGTTGAGGACTTCAAAAGGCTGAATGCTTTGGTGGTAGCCCACTGAGAAGTAGGAACTCTCTAAACCTACAAAAGTTTTTATGCCTGTGCTGATGAGTTGGAGATCATCCCCGGTCTGTAAAACCGGTGCCTTTCGGCTTTGGTGGTTCGAATCCACCCACAGGCACTATCATTTATTGGGTTGTCGGCAAGTTGGTATGCCACGGCACTGTTAATGCCCCAGTTTTCACAGGTTCGAGTCCTGTCTTCCCAGCTAAAAATAATTCATTGCTTCGCTGGACATATTGGCCTGCCAGGAACAGAAGTTCTTACTTGAATAGTCAGCTTGTCATTGCGCATAACGGCGGCTATACCTGAGTGAGGTGATATAAATGAAATCCTATGTAACAAGGGCACGAAAGTCACCCGGGATGCAGATGAGTAGGACGAAAACAGTCTGCACTAACTTGTTAATGAATTATTTTTCTTTTGGCCTTGTGGTGGAATTGGTAGACACTGGGGACTTAAAATCCCTTGGCAGTAATGCCGTGTGGGTTCGAGTCCCACCTTGGCCACTAAATCGGAGTGTAGCGCAGTCTGGTCAGCGTGCTTGATCTGGATTCAAGAAGTCGTAGGTTCGAATCCTACCACTCCGACTACAAATAAAGTTTTAGTTAGAGGTTCAATTAAGGTTTGAATCCTATACGCACGATGCAGTTGAACTTCTAGCAAGGCAATAATGAAATGGAAGCTTACATGGATTTATTGTCGGTACTTTTATGCCCCAGTGGCGCAATTGGTAGCGCAGCGGACTCTTAATCCGTGGGTTGAAGGTTCGAGTCCTTCCTGGGGCACTACAAACAAAGTCATGCTTGGAGGTAAAAGGTACAAACCTCGTCTGCGTAATATCGGAAGATGCCGACATCCTAAATCGGTAGCATGGTGAATGAGAAGAAATCGAATCGCGGCTGAAGTGGTTTCTTTTCTACGAGCTCCAGATTACCGCGACAATGACTGGCAACACAATGGTTCTGCGAGGCGCTTTTAGACTTAGTACGTGACAAAAAGTCATTTTGGTCCCATCGTCTACGATGGTTAGGACGCTAGGTTTTCAACCTGGAAAATTTGGTTCGACGCCAAATGGGACTACTAAAGATAGATACAGCAACAAATACTTATGCAAATTCATTTTGGGAATAACACGCAGAAAAACCTATCTTGTAATATGCTCCGATAGCTCAATGGATTAGAGCAACGCTCTTCTAAAGCGTAGGTTGAAGGTTCGACCCCTTCTCGGAGTACTAAATTAAATTATCTGTAGACTATTTGAGTAATACCGACCTTAAGTCATAAAGAGCTAAGGTAAGTCTGGTGAATAGTGTAATATTGGACGGGTTACACCCAATATTGGAACTGACGAATCCATGAAAGAATAGTTAGGGTGATATAGATAGTTTAAAGTTTTATTTTGTCTCCAAATCCACCTCTGGTTTTCTTACTGGAAGGTTAATCTATGTAAGGCCATCGATACCATAGATCGTAAAGTGTAAAAATATTCGGCAGCACTATAAATGTCAACTATGTTGATGAGCCGTGATGTTTATTGTCCATTCGTATAGCGGTAGTATAGGGGACTTTGAATCCTTTGGCGGTGGTCCGACTCCATCATGGACAACTAAAGATGTGAAGGTGCAATTCCTTCGGAGCAGAGTAAACTGCGTTAATAAATTAAATCATTTTTATCCACGGACAATAGCCGATTGGTATCAGGCAGGGGCTCTTATAAGGTCCTATGTGTAGGTTCAAGTCCTACTCCGTGGACTAAAGATGCACTCAGCAATACAAAATTTATCAATGTAAACCGCTGGTCTCACGACTTCGGAGGTTCGAATCCTTCACTCTCCATAACGTGGAGAGGTATGCAAGTGGTTAAAGCATGCGGACGATAATAAAGGCATCTAGAAAGTTTAACAAAAGGAATTGTTTATGAAGAAGAATACTAAGGTGAAGAAAACAAAAGAAGAAATCCAGGCTGAAAAGGAACAGCGTTGGAAGCAAATGAGAAACTTGGCAAAGTCTTTTGCTAAACAGGCAGGAATCAAAGTAGTTAAAGAAAAGAAAACAAATAATTATGACTACTAAGTCTGCAAAATTTGAAATGTTCGTTATATAAATAATATAACAACAAAAAAATTGGAAGATTTTTTAATAAACAGGGTTTACAAGTTCTTTAATAATTATTATATTTAACCTGTTAAAAAATTCCGGCGTAACACAAGATATTCGAAATTCACTTGCTAAAGAATTCTCAATTTAATTTTCAATTACATTATTTGGGCTCACATGTACCAAGGAGGCGATTGGTCCTTGCACGACTGATGGTAGAGTTCGATTCTCTATGGGTCCACTATTATTGTCCTTTAGTTCAGTTGGTAGAACACTCGACTGTTAATCGAGTAGTCTCTGGTTCGAGTCCAGGAAGGACAGCGAATGGTGACCTAGAGCCAAAACAAACTAGGTCTTTACTAGAGGACTGACCTCGACTCTAGACTGTATCAAAGAGGTCATTTAGCTGGAGTAGCTCAGTTGGTAGAGCAGTGCACCTGTAATGCACCGGTCGGGGGTTCGGATCCCTCCTCCAGCGCTAATAATTCATTGTTATCGTAAAATTGGGTTCAAATCCCGGCGGTAGGTATAGCTTTATAAATTTTGTTTGTTAAAGTTCAATATACCTACAGCCAAGTAGAAACAAGGGGTTTCCAATGAATTAAATGCTTTTATCGCGGGTGAGTGAAACGGATTTATCACGCAAGCCTCATAAGCTTCGCAATACTGGGTCCGACTCCCAGACCCGCTACTAAAATTAGGTGAGCAGCGCATCCGCCGGACAAGGGCGCTTAATGTTAAGGACGCGGTACTTATTCAATGCTCTTTAATTTGTAGTAATGCTATCATATAGGATGAATTCAGGTAGTCTACAATAACTAATTTCTTTTATGGCACCGTCGGATAGTGGTCTATTCCACCGGTCTGTCTAACCGGCTTTCGAGGGTTCGAATCCCTCCGGTGTCGCTAATTACAAATCATATATTGGACTAAGGGGTGTGTAGCTCAGTTGGTTAGAGCGTTCAGTAGAGAAAGGTCGATGGTTCGAGTCCATTCATATCCCGACAAGAATATATGATTTGTTGGAGAATGATACAATAGTGATATTCCGGAAAGGTCATGGTCGGTCATTTTCCTGCGCATTTACTATCCATTGAATTTAAAATGAAAACATCGATTAAGTAATTTTAGATTTAAGTCCGGGAAGTTAAGTTTCTGACGAGAATAATTTGCTGAAAGCGCTACTGCATAGTTCGGTAGGACAGTGGAAAGGCACCTTAACAAAGAGCTTCAATAACAGAGATTGGCAGACGTGAAGCAATGGATAATTTTGCCCCTTTCGACTAACGGTTTAGGTCATCGCACTTTCTATGCGATAATCCGGGTTCGAATCCCGGGAGGGGTACTAAAGATAAGATACACACAGCAACTCAAATTTTATTTCTATCACACAAAATGATTCCAGAATAAAAGATGTATCTTGATAAATTTATTCTCGGGTAACTCAGTTGGTTCAGAGTGCCATCCTTACAAGTTGGAAGTCGAAGGTTCGAATCCTTCTCCGAGAACTACCCAAAGAGATAGCTCTGCTATGCGAGGACTCTATAACATGCATGCTAGTCGTTTTGATGGTTCAAGTTTTTCCGATAAAAATGGGACACACTCCGATGCTACTAATTCCATATTAAGGATGATGAGTCTAAACTAATGTATATTATGGACGTTTGTTTTTATGAGAAGAAGTTTTCGTGTCGTTAAAAAAACTGGTTCCCGCCTTAACTATTTTTGGCTGTTGACTTACAGGGTTTAAGTAAAAATAGTAAAATAGATCATTGACGTATATAATGCTGATCACATTATTATACGTCTACTTTATCCAGCGGCAATAGACGATTGGTATCTGTCAGCCACTCTGATACAGTGGTATGTGTTGGTTCGAGTCCAACCTGCTGGACTACTAAAAGTTTTAGATACATACAGCAACTTATTAGCACATTATTGGTTATAATTGAACGCTAAAAGTATCTAGTTTATGGGCTCGCATGATCCAAGGAGGCGATTTGGCTTTGCAAGCCGAGTGTGAAGGGTTCGATTCCCTTCGGGTCCACGAATTGGTTCTTTACAATTTTCTCCACTAATCAAAAGAAAATCTAGTTTGCCTCTCAATCCAAATCCAGTGATTGGACCGGACTGAAAATCCGAGAAGCTGCGGGCGGCACGCAGGGGAGGCACTAAAACAGATTATTCCGGTGTAGCTCAGTTTGGTCAGAGCGACAGAATCATAATCTGTGCGTCATAGGTTCAAATCCTATCTCCGGGACTATTCAGCATTCAATTGCTGTTGCGCTTCTGACTCTGTGCGTAATAGTTAAAAACTTAAAACAGAGGACGTGTTTGTTATAAATATAAAGACGAGCGGGGCGAATAAGTATTCCAGCGGGTCTCATAAGCCTGCCTCCGTAGGAGCGTTACCTACCCCCGTTATTAAACAAGATTTATATTGAGTTGGAGGTACGTCGCCAGAGTTTAACTCATTAAATTATTCAATATAAATCTTCATTTATATGCTGAGGTGAATCCGAGCGGCAAAGGACACAGTCTGCAAAACTGTGGAGGAAACTCTTCGTGGGTTCGAGTCCCTCTCTCAGCTCTAAGAAAGTCATAGACGATCAATAAAATGACCAAGATGGAGTTTGTACCCTATAAGAAGTCGACCGATAGAATGGGCAGTTGATAGACATCTTGACCGGTGGAGAATCGGGAATCCGGTGAGTGTTTAAGATACATACAGCAATATACTTAATGCTATGAAAACGATTATCTTAAGTGATGTGGTGGTTCGAATCCATCTTTCCCGGTACATCGGGAAATGGCGAAATTGGTAGACGCGATCGATGCGAAAACGTATCTTGATAATTTCTCTTTGTGGAGAGTTAGCCTAATTGGTAAGGCAGCACACTACTAATGTGCCGGCCCTCGGGCCTTGTAGGTTCGAGTCCTGCACTCTCCGTAGATTATGGCCAGGTGCTGAAACTGGTAGACAACAGTGCCTTAGAAGCATTGGCCCGAAAGGGCGTGAGGGTTCGAATCCCTCCCTGGCCACTATAAAAATCCTAATTGGCATTAGGTCGTAGTGACAGTTCACGATAAGATGATCACATGATTCTAAACTGTCAGTTTGCTCCGTTGGTGTAATGGAATAAGCATAAGACCCTACGAAGGTTTTGACACTGGTTCGACCCCAGTATGGAGCACTATAAATATATTTGGCCAGCGTAGTGATAGACTTCCTAGAAAGTTGCGAATTTATATGAAGTCGAGAAACGTGGTGTTTCACTAGTTAAATGGGTAGCTGTCGCAACTGCTATACCGGTGTGGTTCGAGTCCACCGTTGGTCTTAAATTTTAAGATACATTCAGCAATTGATATTCTTGACCCCAAGCCTGTATGTCGGTGCAAGTCCGACCGTCAACGTAGTTGGCGTCATCTAATAGTAGGATAAGGCTACAAAGAAAAACGTATCTTGTTATGGAGGTGTGACCGAGTGGATTATGGTGACGGTCTTGAAAACCGTTGAGGGTGATGAGCCCTCCGTAGGTTCGAATCCTACCACCTCCTCTAAAAATTTTAAAGTTATAAATATAATATCTTCCCGATAAAGTGTTTATAAGTTGATTACTAGAAGCGACGTAGTTGATTTATATGCTACATGGCAAATGACTGATTGATGGTCAGTTGCAAATCGGAAAAACGCTATCCTGTAGTGATGAAAGATATAAGTCATGTGAAGATAGTTAGCTTGTATGTTCGATGCTAGGGAGAACATTCCAATCAAAATCTCTTGATTGTTCCTTATGGGAGTAAGGATAACGTTAAATCACCGTAAGAGATATTTTTTTAATTCCCGTTGTTGTAGTGGTAGCAAGCGACCTTGCCAAGGTTGAGGCGCGGGTTCAATTCCCGCACGGGGATCTACTAAGTCCCATTAGTGTAGTGGCTTAACATGATAGTCTTCCAAACTGTAGTCGTCAGTTCGATCCTGACATGGGGCTCTAAAATCTTTTAGATGTTAACAGCAACTGAAATACTTTTTTCAGAATAGCTTAATAGGTTAAAGCACCTCTTATTTAAAGAGAAGATTCTTGGTTCGAGTCCAAGTTCCGAAGCAGTAAAAACATCTAGTAAGGTAGCGTTTAAAGATATGTGCAGCAACTCTAACGCAATGTCCTGTTAAGACCGGTGTTATGGGTTCGAATCCCATCGAGTGAGGAAGTTCCTCATTTGTAGCTCAATTGGTAGAGCACGTAAAAAGCAAAAAACATATCTTGTTATTGCCGATTGGTGTAGCGGTAGCACAGGGGTCTCTGAAGCCCTTAGTATTCGTTCGACCCGAGTATCGGCAACTAACCGCTTCTTCGTCAAAAGAAAGGGACTGCGATACTCCCCATGGCTGAGGCCTGATAGTTTATGGCTAGTTAAAACAGTTGACGGTTCGGAAGCATTTGATCTTCATGCAATCATCGTGAGCTAAAAAAGTCGATGTGCAAAAGTCTATAATCTCTGATATGCGCAGAAAAATGAGATTCGTAGCGATTATACTATAGTTAGAGAAGGCAAAATCATATAATCAATTTAGGAGTAAAGTGTTATGGCAGCATGTGAGTCTCCAAAACTGCACGGTCTGGGTTCGAATCCTAGTACTCCTGCTAAAAGATTCTGACAGCAATTCATTTGTCTATTCCGCCAATTATTGGAACTGTAGCTCAGATTTGAGAGCGCTTGATTAAGTTCAAGAGGTCACGAAAAACAGAATCTTGCAAAGTTTAAGATACAGTTAAACAGCAACTCAATCAAACGGTAAATACATTAATTGAAAAGCAATGTTAGTAGGTTCAAATCCTACAAGTTAACTACGGTTAAAGCGTTTAAGAGACGTAAAAAACCTGTATCTTGTTGAATTTTATGCTGATTATGGTGTAAGGGTAGCATCCTTCACTGTGACTGAAGTGGATCCAGTTCAAATCTGGATAATCGGCCTATAATGATACTGACAGCAATAATATGCTTATATTGATGACTGATAAACGAACAATGAGTCTGTTATTCATCTCCGAAGAATAATTGATTTGCAAGTTTTAAGAAACTTGATGAACTTAGGCAAAGATGATTAGCAACCCAAGCGATGTATTAGGGATTGGCTCATCGGTCCATGTATAGCCTGTTGTTATACCTCTGGATGACGGTATCATGATTTTTTGGTTGCTCACCAAATTAAATAGAATGAATAACATTCTGAGAGGTTTACAAAAACCTCTCTTTTTTTATATTTAAACTATATGTTAAAACATTTAGGAAAGGTTATGATAACAGAATGCGTAGCAAGTTTAAATGAAATCAATGCAACTCCAGGTCATTCCAAAGAATATAGTGGATATGTATTTGAAAACAATTTTTATAATTATAGACAGTATGTGCAGAATAACAAACAAAAGTTTATTCTAAGATATACTAATGTTTTGACTCGTGTTGATAAGTATGATCAATGGAATGTTTGTTTAGTTTTTGGTCAAATCTTAAATGGTAAATCAGAATATGAACAGAATGATCCAGATGAAAAATGTTATAAACTAATCGATATAATTGAAAGTAATAGTAAAGATGATGTGAATACATGGAGAGCACATACCATTAAATTATATAATTGCACATGCACTATTGCTAAACTTATTGAGAAGTTAACTAAAACATTTGAACTTCCATATAAGAGAAGTAAAGAAAAGATGGATGCTGAAAAGAAACGTTTAATGAAAAATAAAATCGGTAATCTATCTAATGATGATATAATACAATCATTTAGTGAAAAATATGGATTTACAGTTGAACCACCTAATTATCCACGTGATTTAGCTTATTATTGTCTTAGAAAGAATTATAATAATGAAAATGGATATAGACCTAATTCATCAACAGCAAGTATATCACAATGTTATATAAAGAAATATGATTTTTATTATTGGCACGTATATGCTGGTGATGGAATTCATACTTACGAATTCGATTTTGATAATCTTGAAAAGGTTATAGAATGGCTTGAAAATTACTTTGTATTAGTGACACAATATGATTTGTGCACTTTAGTGAAATCAGGCGGTGGACAAGGATGCCCACAAAATTTGAATTCTTACAAACAAATGAAAAAAGTATATGATTCCAAATCGTAAACAAAAGTTTACAATATAATGACATTTTATGACAGATATGTAAAAATCTTTTTACAATAAACAGGGTTGACGATAATCCTGTTTTTTCTTATATTTTGGAATGTAAAAAAAAGAGGTTAAATATGGACGCAAAAGAATACGAAGAAAGAGTACTTACTATGTTCCGCAACCAGTTTGATACGGTTGTATACGAAAAGGATGAAGTCTCCCGTAAGGGTAAGACTTACAAGAATTATCTTCTGACAAAGGAAGATTTGATTCCTACGTATGACTCTGCACGTGCAAAGCAGAGAAATCGTCCTTCTGGCTTTTTCAAGGGTAAAATCGACATTCGTATTTCTTTTGATCCAACTACAGATGAAACTGGAAATATGATTATTCGTGAGGCCTATTTCAATGGCACTCCGGGTAAGCTGGTAGTCACTCGTGAACTTGGCGATGATAGCGATGAATTCTATGCGCCTAAGAAGCCTGAAAATTTGTCTAATGGCCTTTATCGAAAAGGAAATTGGACTTCTCAGAAGGACTATAATCATTATTGTTTCTACGACAAGTGGGTTCGCACATATCAGTTCAAAGATATTTTGACTAGTGTTAAGCGTTCTTTTACAAAGGAATTCAATGCTGATACTAAGAAGCTGAGCAATGATGAAGGCGTTAAGGCACAGATTGAACGTGAAGAAAGCAAGTTCAAGAAGTTTATGGAAATGAAGCGAATGAATTTGCTGAATGAATTGAATGAAGAATTGGCTACTTATGCACCTGATGCGTATGAACATGGCTACCGTTTCTCTATTGAAGAATTTGGAAATCGTAGTGAATTTTTGAAGCATCCGACTGCATATTATGAAACAAAATTGAGCATTAACATTAAAAAGGAAATTGGTGATCAGACTGGCAATTACAGGTCTTCGACTAATTTGAATGGCTATGTGAAATTTAAGCATAATGGCGAAAATAAGATGGATATGACTTGGGATGAAACGCTTGCATGTGATAATTCATTCCATTATTCTCTCAATGGCTTCCGCTATTTCCGCACACCTAATAATTCTCAGGAATTGTCTATTTCGATTAACCGTCCGGATGGCACGCTTCGAGCGAATGCTACTGAAGATCAGCGAGCAGAATGGCGTAGAATTATGTTGAAAACTGCCAACGATTTGTTCAAAAAGGCCATAATTTTGGCAGATTTGAGTGACTCGGTGGATATTGAAACGAAGCAGATTTTTGCATAAGTGCGCAAATTCGCTCAAAAAGCGCACTTTATGTAAATATCTTTTTACAAAACTATGGGTTGACAAGATAGTTAAGATTTGCTATATTTTACTTGTTAAAATTTAAGAGGAATAAAAATTATGATTAACAATATGACTACTGCTACGGGTGCTGAAGACGTTTATGCTCTTTCTGCTGATAAGAAGTTCGAACTCTGTTGCCGCCGTATTTCGCTTGACTATCCGTCATTCCTTCAGTTTTACGCTATGATGCAGCGTAAGCCTATTAAGAATGATAAGGTGACTATTCGATTGAATACAAAGTCTGATACTGTTCCTATTCTTGAATATACTGAGGAATTCGTTCAGGCTATTCATCCGATTACTTTGACTGTATTGACTTGTGTCGAAATTCTTCGACTCTTGCTCCATCATGTGACTTCCCGTAAGATGGCACCTTACGATGTTTGTTGGAATTCTTCCAATATCGTGTGCTCTCCGATGACAGTCACTAAGATGCTGAATGAATTGAATTCTGTTGGAAATCGTAAGAAGGGACAGAATGCTGTTCGTCTTAACGACCTCTTCCCCTCTATCGATGACTTCGCTCAGATTATTCCGCCTGGCTTTGATCCTCAGAAAGATATGTATTTGGAAAAGATTTTCAACATTTTCATGAAAAATCGTGAACAGTATAATCAGCAGATGCAGAAGCAGTTTGGTGGTGCTAACGGTGGAGCTGGTGGCGCTGGTGGTGACCAGGGCAATGATCAAGGTGGAAATGGTAATGGATTTGGTTCTGAAGAAGATGCACTTAAAAAGCACTTCTCTCAGTCTGGCTCTACTGCAACTGATGGCTGGGGCGAAAATGAAATCGTCGACCAGCAGGTTTCTCAGGCTGTAAACAAAGCAAGTACTTCTACTTGGTCCAATCTTCCTGGTGGACTTGCTCAGCAGATTTTGGCTGCGAATGCTCAGGTTGTTGACCCTCGTATTGCTCTTCGCAGATTTACGACTTCTGTCTTCTCCGATGTGATGAGTTTCTCTCGTATGAAATTCCCTCGTCGTTATGGTCAGAAGTGGATTGGTGTTATGCCTGGTCCTCGTCATGAACAGAAAGCTGAAGTGCTTATCGCTATTGACTGCTCTGGTTCTATGCCTGACTCTGAAGTTGAAAAGGCTTGCATGGTTGTGAATGACTTCGTCAAGCATGCAAAGGTTCATTACTGCTTCTGGGATGGTGCATGTGGTCCGATTGCTGAAAAGCGTTATAAGACTACGAAGTTCGATTTGAGTGGTCGTGGATGCACTAATCCTCAGTGCGTTATCGACAAAATTCAGAAGGAAGGACTTCATTACGATGGCATTGTTTACATTACTGACTGCCAGTTCTGCTGGGAAAAGCCTAACATTAAAATGCCTATCTTCATTATTCAGTCTAAGAATGCTGACCCCGTTCCTGAATGGTGCAAGTACTCTATGACTATGAAGGACGTTGAAACTATTTCGAAAGACCGTTAATGAATATCGTTGATGTGACAAATTTTCTAGATGAAAGAGGTGTTGAGTATAAATTCTTAACACGTCTTTCTATCGTAGCATCATTCAAAGTTGAATTTGATATGAAGCTCATAGAAGATTATCTTAAAAAGAATGATGAAATCATTGGTTATTATGATATATTCGAAGATGGTTTTAATTTGAAATTGTCATTTAGTGAAACTGATTTTAAGAGAACTAATGATGAATTATCTAAATGGCATTTACAATTTCATAATATGACTGATGAAGCACAGTTTTTGGATAATAAATTTTCACTGATTAAGATGTGTAAACGTTTGAAATCAGGCAGAATGCCATTTGATTATTTGGAATATACACATGATACAGATTTTTCAGATGAAATCATATTTGACAAAATAGATAAGTTTTTAAATCAAGCTCAGTCGTTTATTCGGTACATGAAACGATTTGAGAAATTAACTAAAATAATGAATATCGGTAAGAATACCGAAGGAGAATAACTATGAAGAAGTTTAAGATTACTTACACGGCAACTCGTGAATTCGAAGTCCCTGATAATTGTACTGATGAACAATATGATGAATTGAAGGCCATTTGCCTTCTTGGATTGACCAAAGAACCTGTAAAGCCAGATGCTGTTAAGGTTGAATTAGTCACTCGTCCAGATGAACCTAAGCCAAAGTATGAAATCAATAAGGATTGTGACTAATGAACAAAGATGAAGAACAAGTCATTTATCGAACAGGACCAGGCGGTGCTGTAGAAGTATTAAGATCTTCTCGTAAGATTACATTTGTATGCACTAATTGCGGTTGTCATTTCAGAGTTCCTGTCCATCTTGCTCCATCACGTCAGACTGGATTGCAGGAATATATGCATAGTTATCATTGTCCAGAATGTGGAGATGAATGTCTAAGTTCATAATTCATAAAAGTATACTAAGAGTATCACCACTAACAGGATCACCACACTTAATAAAAGGAAATAATATGCCAGAAGAAGTAAATGTAAATCATTTTCATAGAATTTTTGAAGAATTGAAGAATTTAGGTCGATTGGAAACACAAACGCTTTACGATGTGATCAATAAGCGAATTATCAATACTGACTCATATCGTGATGCAATGTTTGAATTAAATAAAGAATATCCAAAGGAAGTAGCAACTTTCAAAGATGCAGTTTGTGTAGATTGGAATATAGCTGAAAAGGTAAATCCAGGTGTAGTCAATAAAATCGTAAAAGAACTACAAATTAAAAAGATTGCCGAAAACGAAGAAATTAAATAATATTGTAAATTTCTGTTTACGTAAACTAAAGTTTACAATTCCTATCGTCCAGGCACAGCCTAAAAAGAACTTAAATAGTTATCCTCTTAATCAGAAAGCGCTCTCTGGGCGCTTTTTTCATTTGGGCCCTAACAACTATATGGATTTTGCCCAGAATGCCCCAGAAGCGCTCCGTTTCATCATATTATTGTAAACAACTTTTTACATAAAACAGGGTTGACAAAAGGTCCAAAAAATGCTATTATTTACATGTAAAAAAGAGGTTAATATGATTGAATTGAACATTTCTGGTTGGGTTAAGTCAGCTATTAAGGTAGAGAATTCAAGTCTCTATTATGATACAACTTCCAAGAATTGGTATTTGGAAGTATATGAGCCCGATTGGGGTGATTGCTATTACTTCAAGTCGAACGAATGTTTTGAAATGCTCGACTATATTGGTTATACCAATGTAAACAATTCTGCTGAAAACCTCAAAAAGAAGAATATTGATATTATGAAAATTGACGAAGATGTGGAATGCACTGATCGTCAGGTAGGTTAATTTATGTGTAAAGTTTGTGAACATAAAATTTCAAGAAAATCGCCTATTACGATTGGCGGATATTGGTCAGATACAAACAGAAGTGCAACTATTACTTCCGATTTGACTAAATGCACTATCGCCATTTCTGACGATACTGGTCATGTCGACGAAGAACTCCCTTGGCTCTTCTGTCCGCATTGTGGAAACAAACTTCCTATTCAGGCATGTGAAACATTTAAAGACGTCGTTGAACGAGAAGGATAATTTATGGCTGTAAAACTGCACACTGATTGCGCTGCAACTAAATTGGTATCAACAAATTCTGGTCAATGCCAGTTCTTCACCCATGTGATGGAAAAGCTGGACGAACAGCAATTTGGTGTATTTGTTATTGGAAAGAAACTTGAAGGTGCTGGTGGATATTTCACCGAAAAGAATCTCGTCGCTCGTATCGTTCTGCCTGAAGGCACTGCGACTTATGACGAAGTAAATAACACTATTTCTTTCCCGTCTGATAAAGAATTCGCTATCTTTGTCCATGAAGCATCTCACTTCCTTCACATGATAGTTGATAAGGGTCACTATATGGCCAAACCGCTTCGTGGAATGGAAGATATTTCTATGAATTCTAAAGACTTCATGGATATGAAATATCGTAAATATATTGAATATGAAGCAGGTTGGCGTTCTCTTGTCTACAATCAGCGATACAATATGGATATTGCTGAAGCGATTTTGAAGGTCAATTTGACCAACATGAGCAATTATCTTGCTGAGTCTGAAGATTATCAGACTTACATTAAAAAGCCGTCTGAAGATATTTTCAATAAGAAAATGGAATTCTTCAAGAATACGAAGGCAAAGCAGGAAGACGTAGTAAAGTGGACTGAAGAAGTATTCAATCCCGCTATGGATAAATGCGTTGAAGTAATTAAGCCTGCTCGTGAAGCATATCTTGATACGGTGACTAAATTCGCTGAAATCGGTAATATGAAGTTTAATTATACTATCGATGCCGCAGCTCAAACTGAAATTTCTACTATCTTAGGAGCACTATAATGATTTTTCATACTCTCGATGACCTTGAAAATTACTTCCATCAAATGGGCTTCAATGTGCTCCATTTTACTCATAACCTCGTCGTTGATACATATATTCTCGTCATTAACTCTAACTACGACGTTAAAGACAGACTTTATGTTGAAATCAATTACACGACTGGCCGTGATAGCAAATATGAATTAATTTATCTTCCACTCATTACTGATGTGTATTCTTGCCCAGAAGATAAGGCTTTGGATTTTGAAACAAATCCTAAGGACCACATGGATGATTTGGAATGCATTACTAATAACTTTGATTTTGAGAACATTCCTGATGAACTGGCTAATCAGTTTACCACAGAATTCGAACTTTATCTGAATTTCATTCGTCAGGAATCAGACCTTAACTTTAAGAAGTGTGTTGCTGAAAAGAAGCAATATGATGCCAAGGTCCGTAAACTTCTTATTGAAAATCTTAATATCCTCGACGACCTCTTTAATGGATATGATTTTGAAGAAGTTGAAAATCCATTTGGATATAAGAACCCTGATGAAGTCGTTCTTAAAGCCGCTCAATACAAATCTAAATCTGGAAATGTATTGACAGTAATTGTAAACGTATACGACTCTGGTAAATATAAGTATCGTATTCGTAATGCTTCTGGTGGAAATCTGCATTCGTCTGTAAAGATCCCAGATAGAAATGTATTTGTCTCTGATTTTCAGAAGAATTTCCTCCAGTTCTAAGATTATCCTGCATGCCATGCAAAAGAGAGAGCCTTACACGACTCTCTCTTTTCATATATTCTTAAGATAATTTTCTATTTCAGTAACGACTTCTAACATTTCAAACCAATCAATCATCGTTCCACGAGGCAATTCTTCTTCACCTGTACTCATTAAATCAAATGGATTGTATTTGAATCGAAACTTATTAGCCTTAATCTCTTTCTTTATTTCTTTGCAACGTTTAATACCAAAATCTTTATATGTCTTTAATCGTTCAACACATAATTTCAATAATGGACTCCATTCAGGTTTATCCATTAAGCTTTTAATCGTTCTACAATTTATTCTTTTACTAATAAGATAAAATCTCATTACTTGTTCTACATCTCTCATATTTCTCTCCTTTCTAAACAATTATAAGGATATAACTTAATTGTTATATCCTTTGTTTTTATATCTGAATATTTATATAAATTATGCTATTTAAATTTGCTTATTCTCCTTCTTTAATTAAATCATCAATAACCTTTAAATAACTACCTTTAGTCTTCATTAAATCAGCATATTTAGCATCACTATACTGAGCCTCAATTCCACCTTCCTTACCAAAGATGTCGTATTCAATCCATAACGTTTTATCGTTATAATCACTAATACTAATCTCAAATATCATAGCTGAACGAAGATCTGCATCTGTCATTATTTTTAGATACCAATTATGATCTTCATCATTTTCATCAATAACACACTTACACTGCATTCCATCATATTCTCTATCAAAGAATGCAGACACCATAGTTCCTACTCGTTCCAAGATATTAGCATCAACCTGCATTTCTTTAATCTTTCTATTCAATTTATCCATGTTAACTGAATAATCTGCACTCTCTAACAAATATCCATGATCTTCTAATACTTTCTTAGCTTCATCTAATTGCATTTCTTACTCCTTATACTTCTTCTGTTTCATATACATCATCTTCCAAATTAAACAAATGGAATTTACCACGTTTTATTGTTCCTGGTGATAAGAATATAGTTGCCTGTTTATCCTTAATCTTGAATTTCTGTTTCAATGCCTTTTCAAATCCAGGCTTAGCTGGTCCGTCTTTATATCTTGCATATTTGTCTATTAAGTCTTGACATTGACGATAATTTAACATACAGTCATTAGTATATGTTTTAGCTACTGTTCCATCAGGTCTTAGATAACCTAATGTATAGTCATCAACATATTCGTCTTTTTCTTCATCGTATGCATCTGTTGAAACTGTTAACTTAATTGCCCATATACCAGCATGAGCTCTTTTTGCTTCAAGATCATCGCGTGTCCAATCACGATTATCAGCAGCACGCCGCCATGAAGCAAGTGACATTCCAGCAGGACGGTCAGCGTCGTCCCAATCATCAGTATCTTCAACAATATAACCAACAGATTCTAATAACTTAATTGCTTTATTAACACTCTCATTCTGATGTGCACCTTCTTCCCATTCTTCACGAGATATACCCTTAAATAATTTCAATGCAATAGAATCAAGCTCAGTTAACCATTCATTTAAATCGTCTGCCTGACCTTTTAATGAACTATCATCTAAATCATAATTTGTAGTATACTTATATTCAAATATATTTGCCTTGACTGTACCAATAACCTTTATATCAGTCCAATCTTTTTCTCGATTTGCAATATAAGCCCAAACGGAGAATTTCGTATTATCGTTTGTTATACCTAAATAGTAATCATGATTCTTTACAGACATACCATGCTTATTCAATAACTTACTCAATCCTGACCACAACTCTTTAAGCTGACCAGCATTCTTTCCATTAAAATTAGTTGCTATCTGTTTTAATGTACTCATACTTTCTGTTGTATGATTATATGCCTGCTGAGAAGTCTTTTCTATCTGATCATCGTATAACTTCTTACTAGCAGGTTTGACTTCTGTAGTATCTTCTTTCTTCTTAAAGAACTTATTTTTAATACTATCAAATATACCTTCATCAATGATATATCCGTTTTCTTCTAATAACTTTTTTGCTTCATCTAATTGCATAATAAATCCTCATTTAAACTAAATTATTAGCATTTATAACATCATATAATTTGTATATACAATCATCTATACTTGGCATTGAATTATAATAATCTCTAATAAAATTTTCAATAGCAGTTTTTGTTTTAGGATCATGTATAAGTGCTTTATTTCTTTCTCTATATTTAATGCTATTAACAAATTTAGTAATAGTATCTCTTACAAATTCATCTTCTGTATAAGTATCTTCTACTAAATATCCTGCATTCTCAAGTATCTCTTTTGCTTCATTTAAATTCATTTTATTTACCCCTTATAATCTTAACGACTTTCTTTAATGTATCAAAATCATCAGCCTTTAATAACTCTATTATATCAGGCGCATCATATCGTCCATATTCAAATGTATATGGCTTTAAATCATGTGTAAAGTATATAGTCAAATTAACTCCACTCTTTAACTTTGTATATGCTCTACCCTCTAAACTATCCAATGCTCCACTAGCTACACCTTTAGAATTCTTAAATCCTAAATCATCCATTTTAGCTTCAATTTTCTTAGCAAAGTCATCTCTAATCTTATCATGCTCTGCCTTTATTCTACGTCTTTCCTGTCTTTTAGCTAATTGTTCAGGAGTCAATTCATCATCTGTCTTATAATGATATTCTCTCTTAGGTTCTGGTCTAACATATCCACCACATCCATATTGAATACTATTATCATAACATTCATTCAATATTGGTCTAACAATATATCCATGCTCAGATAGTTCTCTTTTTGCTTCTCTCAAATTCATCTTTTATCATCCTTTCCATTTATTAACATTTAGCGAACAATCTCAAAAAATTCTGTTCGCATGTTGTTAATATAATATAGGCCCTAAGGCAATGTATGTGTTAATCTTTATTATTTATGATGATTTCAAAAGGTTTATGCTACAAATTCTTTTTTATACGCTTATTCAAAGGTTCTATGCTACGAATCGACTCTCATAAATCTATGCTAACAAATGAATGACTGTTAAACTGAAGGATCACCGCGCACAGAAAAATTTTTTATCGAGAAAAAATTATTAATAATATAAAATATATTATCTGGGGATGCCACCCAGACCAGGACTACACCTGGAGGCCCCGAGTCCAATATAATTATATTAATAACCATTTACTCGGGGGAAGGGTGAAGGTTCCGAGCAATATGTTTGCCTCTTTCGCTCGGGGCTGGATATGATAAAAAAGATATGAATTCAATTTGGAATGGCGCAATTCCAGATAAACTTATGACCTGGATTCGGCCCGAGAAAACAGCTTTCCTTGCTGTGGCTCGGGGCTTGGCATTTCAGCATAGAAGGTGCGCCTGGAAGGGTGCAGTTTAGACTAGCTGTGGTCCGTGGTGATCACGTGTTAAATGTTTGGAGAAAGCATTGTTAACCGCTTACTGAGGGAAAATCCCTCGGTAGGCAGATAACAATGAAAAATCCATATTTGGACCAGCTTGGAGAGCATGCTATCACATGTGAAGCTCGTTGTAAACTTTGTTAAACATTGTAGGAACATTATTGTAAACATTGTTAAACATATAGGCCCGAGTAGAATATAGTAATGTAAAAAACATTTTACAAAAAATGGGGTTTACAGGAGCCATGAAAATACTTATATTATACTTGTAAAATTTAAGAGGCTGATGCTTCTTAAGAAAAACCTGGGCCAGGTGGGTCTAGGTAATGGTTATGCTGGCTTTGGCCAGTTTGAAGTGAAACATAAAAAAGGATAGAAAAACTTATGAAGTTTTCTCAGATTGCAAAGTTGCTCGATGTTGTTGACCCGAAACTCTCTATCATGCTCCAGGGTACGCATGGAATTGGAAAGACGGAATTCGTCAAGGCTTGGGCAAAGCAGAAGGGCTTGAAGCTCGTTGTATGGCATGCATCTCACGCCGCTGACGCTGGCGATATTACGGGTCTGCCTTATTTGTTTGAATGGACTGTTGAAGATGAAAATGGTGTGAAGCACACTGAAAGGACTACGAAGTTTGCTCCTCCTGCGTGGATGATTAACAATGAGCCTGTTTGTCTTCTTTTGGATGAAATTAACCGTGGTCTGTCGGTTGCATTGAATGCAGTTATGCAGTTGACGAATGACCAGACTTATGATAGTATGGAATTGCCTGAAGGCTCTCGTATTATTGCATGTATCAATCCGGAAAAGGATGGTACTTATGATGTGGGTCGTATGGATGATGCTCAGCTTGACCGTTTCGGTATCTATGAAGTGACTTCTGATCCGGAAGAATGGTGTAAGTGGGCTGCCGAACATGACGTTGATGAACGTATTATTCGCTATATTACGCAGTTCCCGTCTAATCTTTGTCCTTATGATAATAAGGAATTGGTGAAGACTACTAATGGTGCCGCTGGCATTCATGTTCTTCCTTCTCCCCGTTCTTGGGTGCACCTTGATAAGACTATCAAGGAAGGTGAAAAGACTGGTGCCTTCGAAGGCGCTGAAGGTGTGAAGTTCTTGGTTGACGTGGCAAGTGGTATTGTTGGTGCTTCTATCGCACTTGACTTTAAGCGCTTCTTCATGGAAAAGAGCACTCTCAATCCTAAGGAAATGCTGAGTGCAAAGACTTTCAAGAAGGAATGGACTAAGAAGCTGATGGAACTGTCCAAGACTGATACTCCGGATGCAATTAAGTTCATGAAGGGTGTTGAACTCCACATGAAGCAGGTTGAACCTGAATTGGTGAAGTCTAAGGCTTCTGACAAGGTCATGCTGAAGACTTACGCTGATAACTTCTTGGCTATCATGGAAAGCCTGACTCCTGAAGTTCAGATTTCTGTAGTCAATGATATTGTTCTTACTGCTTCGGCTAACGGTGACCGTTGGGTCTCTATTATCCAGAGTGTAGACAAGAGCTACAAGAAGAAGTTCGATGACCTCTACACCAAGGCAACCTTGGAAGACGACGTCTAATCGACTCGGAATTCGGAAGAATGGAGGAACAGAACCTCCATTCTTTTATATTGTTTTTTATTTTAATTGGTTTTATTATGCTTAAAGAAATACAACATATTAAAAAGCTTATCGAAGAAGTATCAGATGCAATGACTTGGACCTATTCAGATTTAGGTAAAAAGCTCTCATTTGATTTTAATCGAATTGGTACTGATGATCTCGGTAATGCTGTTTTTATTGTATTTCCTAAACATAATTGGCCTCTGACTTATATCATTAAAGATATTAACGGTCAATATGAATATGTGCATAATGATCATAAAGTAGGTGGTATTTTTGCAGAACCATGGATTTATAATCTATCTGATTATGATTTTTTGTCAGCAACTGTTAAAACAAAATATGGATGTGATATTAAGCCTAATGAATATGCTCTAGTTGATACTAATCACCCAGAATATTCTCTTAATAATATGCAAAATGTTGATTATGCCAATCATTATCTCGACAATGCAAAAACTGTTGCTGATATTATGCCTTATCTTCTAAAAGAAATGCCAGTAATTCGTCTAGATGATAGATATTTGGATTCTAAAGATAAGTCCATAATTGATAAAGATAAAGTAATGAATTACATTATCTATAGGAATCAGATAGCACATTGTTTCTATAAGAGAGTGACTAAACGTTGTGGTAATAAACCTATTACTGGTCAGAACATTATTAATTGTATTATGGAATTAGCTAATTATCGCTGTAAAGATATTTTAGCTAGTCAAAAAGTCCAAAGAAAACAATTAGCTAAGAATAAGCTTAATAAAATCTCTTATATGGCTGATATTCAAAATCTATTCACTGGTATCAAAACCAAATATGAATGGACTGTCACAGCCTCTAAGAATAATAACAATTTACAGCATTATCTCGCTAAATCTGAATCATTCAAATATAGCATTCATATTGATATAAATCCTAAGAAAAATACATTCAAGGTTTCTTCCCTATTTTTAAAAAGAGCCCAGAATTTTAAGGATAAAGATAGTGCATACAAATTCATTACTTGCCTAATTAACCTTTTCGACCTGTCTTCTATGACAGATTAAAGGTTATTTGGCTCTTTTGTCATATATTTTACTAAACAGGGTTGACAGAGCACCCTAAATAACTTATATTAAATTATACAAACTTTAACAAAAAAGGAATAAAACGTATATGGATAACTCTAATCTTATTGATAATACTATGAACCCAGTTGAATCTCTTGCTCGCAACATTGTTGCCTCTATTAAAGCAGGAAATACCTCTAATCATACCAAGTCTGATACTTCTGAATCTTGGAATATCACTAATGTAGATGATGGCGGCAAATCTGGTCTATATCGCCTTGAAATCACTAATGGCGTTAACAAGTCTGGTAAGAAATACTGCCATCACATCCTCTATCGTGTTAACCCAACTGATAAGTCTGAAAAGCCTGTAAACCTTGGTATCTATAAGAAAAAGTTTATCTATACCATTGCATACAATCTTCAGTCCAATAAGGTCTTTAAGAAGATTAAGCAAGATAATAATGCTATCAAGGCAATCGCTAAGGATATGAAGAAGAACCCAGATAACTATACCAAGAATGGTGATACTATCTCTGGCACCTTCAATAACTCTAAGCTCGTTATTAACAGAGAAGCCCACCTCATGAAGAATGGTAAGACTATGTATCGCATTACCTCCACTCTCAATGATGAGGATTATCTAAAGGGTTCTCAGCTCGCTGTTCTCTATAAGTAAGATAACAGATTGACATAACATTAGTCATAGTCTTGTGACAAGTTCACAGGCCTATGACATTTTTATTGACACTATATAATGACATTTTCAATGACAATATAAGCGCATATTGTCAACTATAATGACAACCTGCCGGCCTACCAGGGGCCCCCTCCCAGGACGTCCCAGGGGCCCCCTGCCTGACGGCCCTGTGCAAAGTAATAATTTTGATTGTTCAAAATTATAGTATAGGAGCATTTTCTATCCATTCCGGGGCCTGCTACTGGCCCCTGGGCTATATGAGGCGATTTTTGTCTGCGTCTGTATGCGCCCTAAAAAATTTTTCCGGGAAAATTTTGACACAGGCCAGAATCCTGGAATGAAATTAGTTTTTTGAAAAGTTGCCTTTGAAAAAATTTTCGGGGGAAATTTTTTGTCCCTAGGAGAAAATATGAAATATGAATATGGAAAAAAATTCCACGGATATGAGTATTATACGCATAATGTAGAAAAGATTTTAAATAATTATTGTAAAAAGAATGGATATGAATTTTCTATAAGTACTGGATATGGAAGAGAAATTAGTTATGCTATATTGGATGGATGTACTGTAATTACTCAAATAAAATATAATCATGAATGGAATAGATGGTTATTTTATTATTTTGAATTTCATATTGATGTAGAGGATATAATAGATTGGATAAAGAGACCTGTAGTACATTTTAGTAATGATGGAAGAATTGAATGTAATGAAGATAAAGTGATTGAATTATTTGAAGAAAGAAAGAAATTACTAGAATTGTATAGAAGTAAGAAAGAAGAAGTAAAAGCTATAACGAAAAAGATAGCTAAATATAGTGAAATTCAATGTATAGGTCTTAATGAAAAGATAGTATACGATAAGAATTATATTAAGAATAATGAGGAATAGAAGATATGTATGGAGTTATAATAACAAGTAGACCGAGTATGCAAGTAGCAGAAACAATAGATCATGTAGATTGTATACCTACACGTGATGAAGCAAAAAGATTAGCAGATGAATGGTGTCGTTCTGCACCAAATAATAGAGAAGCATTTATCTATGAAATGAAAAAGTAGGAGATATTGAAATGACTAAAGAAGAAATTGAACAATATATTGATTTGGATAATAAGATTAAGAATCGTATTGTCCAGATTAGTCATGCATTACAGGATGTAGATTCATCATCAATAAGCGCTATTACGCCTCATGTTAAACAGTGTTTTTCTAATGGTGCTTATGATAAGGAAGACTTTATAGAGAATTCTAATAATTCTCCTACATTGTTTCTAGGAATGGAATGTTATGATAATGATGATAGTTGGGTATGCCGAATTGATAAATATGCTTTATGTTTAACAGATGAGGAAATCAATAAAATTGTTGATTATGATAAGAAAAAGAAAGCAGAAGATTATAAGCGCAAGTTAGAAGCTGAGAAAATAAGACAAGCACGATTGAAGAAAGAAGTTGAACAAAAAGAATACGAACAGTATTTAAGATTAAAGAAGAAGTTTGAAAAGGAATAAAAATGGAAGCTTTAAAAGAAATACATGAATTTATTACAGATCCAACGTATGCAGATGATGATGCAATTGGATGTACTTTGACTATAATTGCATTTGTTGGTATAATTGGATGGATAGTTATAGGATGTAATATAGCTATTGGATGGATTGTACCAGTTGCATGTTATTTGATTGCTGCATTATGTGGATTTATATGGTATTATATTGATAGTAAGCATATAATTGCGCATTATGCATATTTCTTGATTATGTTAACATTGAGTGGATGCGGTATATTTGCTATTCCATTATTGTTAGCATTTGGAATATTGACAATGCCATTATGGATTGGAAAGGTTATAACATTCTGGAAGGAATTGAAGTAAATGTGGGCTTTGGTTTTATTCACTGTATTTGCATGTCCTTCAGGAGATATGTGGCAGGTTGATAAGGGTACATCTACTGTCATTAATGGATTTAGTAGTAAAGAAACATGCGAAAATGCTGGTAAAGAATTTAAAACAGATGTATTGCTTAGTGGATTTCCAAGATTTGAAGAAAGACAGAAGATTAGATTAAAACATAGATTTCAATGTGTGGAGATAAAATGAGAAAGTGGAGAATATCATATAGAGCAATTCATAATCTATATGTGCCAGAATATAGAGATTTATTATTTTGGCATGAAATGGATATTAGAGAAGATGTAGACAATTATCTGAGAGATATGGGAATTAAGAAAACTACAATATCTAGAGATGATATGGAATATTATTGGGGATTTCATACAATAGATGATGCTATCTATGCTATTAGAGAGCATGATAGAATGAATAAATTAAAATCAAAAAGAAAGAATAAAATATATTATTTGACAGATAATTATAAGGTAAAGCAAGAATGAAACCAGAAATAAAAGCACAAATAATTGAACATTTGAAGTTATTGATTCCAATAGTAATAACTTTATTGTTTGGATTGTTTTTGTATTATGTAATGACGCATGATACTTCTACACCAGAATTAGACAAGAAAGTAAGTTATTACAATGAAAAATTAAATGATGCAATTCCTGATTGGGCGGATATGAGTAAAATGTATATTCACTATGATTGGGATAAGATACAGAAAGGTGAATTTCCAAGAAAATAAAGAAAGAGAGTCGATTAAGACTCTCTTTTATTTTATATGTAAATTTATTAGTAAGACTGTTTAATTAGGCTTTTTAGGTTCAAGTTTACCTGTTTTGACTAATTCTTGGAAAGACATATTCTTTTCAACACCATAATATAGATAGCTAGGTTTGAATAAATATGTTTGACCATTGACTTCTAGGAAAGTACCTTTTTCTTGTCTTTCACCTTCGTCTTCATAAGTCATGTGGTTTATAACTTTCTGTGTATAGTAGCTATTATATACTTGAACATCATCAGTGTTTAATAGTTGTTTGAAATAATTAGCTACAATTTCTCTGGATTTTTTATTTGTTAGAATATAACCAGTATTTAGAGCATCTAAAACAGCTTCTTTATCTACAGTATTATCTTTAAGATCTTCTGCATTGAATACCTGTCTTGGCATGCCAATGCGTCTGGTTTCTTTTAGAAGTTTATATCCGTGTTCGCGTAATTCTTGTTTTGCTTCAGATAAATTCATTATTGACTCCTATTATAGCTTCTTTAATTCAAAGATATATTGTTTTAGTGCTTCTGCGACGATTTTTGATGTTTCTGCATTACCTTTATTAGCTAATTTCTTATCAAATTCTGCTTTTGCTCGATCAATAGAAATTTTCTTTTCAATTAATAGACCAGATTTTTCATCTAAGACCCATTTTGCAGATTCATTAACTGCATCTACATAAGCATCAGGACAAGATGGCATATAAACAGCATCAATAGTGATTAGGTTATAGTCATCACAAACAATAGATTCATTTGTTAAATTACCAGTACCTCTTGTAGAAACACCCATTTTGATTCCATCAAGAATTAGTCCTTGAAGTAATTGACCCATAGGAGTGTGAGTACAAACACGAGCTTTACCCATACCATAATTACCATTCATAGTTAATTCAGTAATAAGGATTGCTGCACGTTCTGGATTGATTTCACCTGTTTCTGGGTGGTTTAATTCACCTACAGACTGACAAGTTTTAATCAAATCTTGATACTTTTTAACTTCTCTTTCAATAATGTGTAGAGGATAAATTCTACCATTACGGTTTTTCTTTTCTGCTCCAATAAATGGACCAGTAATATACAATGAAGGAGTCTGTTGACCTTCATGTGCTTCTTTAAGAATTGTGATGTCTTCAACGTCACAATTTTCATTTAACAATTTCTTTGGTTGTATAACTTCCATTTTTATACCTCGTATAAATATAATATAATTTATAATATATTTATACAAAATATAGAGGGAAGTATGAATTTAACAGAAGCAAAAGAAGTTTTAAAAGAACATGGTTATCTATTAACAGAAGCTAATTATAAATACAAATTAACTTTGATATTCTATACTAATAAAGCGGCATCTAACTTTTATTTGGACAAAAATGAAGATTATGTATGTACAGATTCAAGTCTTGGTAATACTCTTTTCTTCTGGTTCAATGAAAACGATCAAGTTAAAAAGTTCATAAATGAACTTATAGATAATGAAGCCATTGAAAAGTTTGATTTGAAGAGAAACTAATATTGTTAAAAAAGAGAGCTTTTCGCTCTCTTTTTTAATTAAAAAAATTTTGAAGGTTTTGTGACCGCTCTCATTGCTTCCTCAGACCAACCATCTTTGGGAGCTTCTTTATTTAGATTTACCACAGGTTCATCTTCAATTTCATCTTGGACTTCTAAAACAATATTCTTAGAAACATCTTCGATTGGATCTTTATAAACTTCTGGATCACTAAAGCAACCAAAAATTTCACGTAATAGTTTTAACATATTCACCTCTTAAATAAATTTTTCATTTGGATTTCCATCAATCATTGACATCCATTCGTCAGCATGTTTTGTAGATTCCATCCACCAGCCATTATTATTTAATTGGTCATATTGCCAATCAAGAATAGAATTATAATTATCTTTCTTACATAATGCCCAGAAACGTTCATCTATTTCGTTCATGGTGACGTCTGGATAGAACTTACAAGGATCTGCAATATCTTCATAAGGCGAGAATTTATTGTCTTTGAAGACTGTTCCAAGAAGAAGAGAACCTGCTGCACATGCTTCAATAAATCTTAGAGAAGACTTACATTTATTGAATTGATTTTCTACAATTGGAGCAATTGCAAAATCAGCATGTTCTTCTAAAACTTGTCTTGGATAGGATGTAGTATCTTTCCAAGGTAGTTGTTTAATCTTATTTGCAATTTCTGCAAAGAAATAAGGTTGAGAGCCAACTACAGTAAATTCAATTTTATCTTCTTTGACCATTTTAATTATCCAGTCTTTCCATGCACAATCAAAGTCACCTAAGTCTGCAAGAATTCCATCTGGATGATCTCTATCGACTTTTGGAGGACATGGATTTCTATAGTGACATGGAGAACCTGTATAGATTATCTTTGGCTTTTTAAGATCTTCAGTAATATGAGGTTTACGTGGATAGGACCACAAGAAGCGTGGAACTACATTACGAATTACTCTGATATTCTGACAATTGAATTTTTTAATGAATGCATCTTTTAAATAATCAGTAGAGACTACAATTTCATCACAAAGAGAAACTGCTTTAGCAACTCTTTCATTGATACCTTGTATATCTTTATTAAAACCTTCAGATGCCATATTATATTCAGGAAGACCTTCACCATCAATATCAAAAATTTGGTCATCACATTCGAAAACTATTTTATAACCAAATTTCTTTTGATGTATTTTATATTCCTGAAGGACAGCAATATCTTGGTCACCGATTGGACGCTGATAGATAATTGCTTTTGTTTGTTTTAAGATAGTTGCATCAAAAATAGGTTGTGGCGTAATAATTGGAGTAAATCCAATTTGGTCAAAACCATTATAATACATTGCGTTCCATCTTAATCTAACATGAGAACAACCAGAATGGTCTCTCACTATGATAATGACAAGAGATTTGTCATTTCTAGCATTAAGCATTTAATTTCACCTCACAATAATATAAATTAAAAATTATTTAAATTTTCAGTATTAAACTTTTTAACAAGTTGATATTTCTTTTTATCTTTATATGGAACTACTTCAATTTTTGTTGTATGTGGTTCAATTTCAGATGGATTAACTATTGTAATCATATTCCATTTCATTAGTAGAAAAGCAATAGAATTTCTTCTCTGAATATCTTCTAATGATACATTTCCAAATCCTGGATAACCATTTTTGTCAGTACTTAGAACAAACAACTGTTTAAAATGTGCTAAGAAAAATGTATCAAAATGTTTTAATAAGTGGCATGATTGATAAATTATATTTTTCTTTTTATCAACAATACCAATTCTAGTAAGAGTTTCTTCAATTACTTTTTGATCGACTAATAAACGGATTTCTAACAATTTAGATGTTTCGTTCATTGCACCTCCTCAGGTTGCCAATCAAATTCTTTATATTCATTATCATACAAAATCTTAGCAACTATAGAAGGATCAATTTCATCTGTCATGACATCATAAAATGTTGGCATTATCAAATCTTTAATCTTCTTATAACGAACCAAATCCTCTGCAGGAATCTTGGCAAAACCAAAATTTGAATATCCATTTTCAGAATAAATCTTATCTATCTCTTGTTTAAATTTACTAACATTTAGAAATTTATTATTAAAAAATAAGTATTTTTCTTCCTGAATAATTCTTGCAGTCCACTTTTGTGGATTGATTGTTTTCATTATTTCTATAAAACCTACAGATTCAGTTAACTTGACTTTTTTAAAAACCAAGTTTTCTAACTGATCATTTGTAGATTTACTTGCAAGATTTTGTACGTATTCAACTAAATTCATACTCTATTTATAGCTTAGGTAAGAAGAATGAAGGAGAGAAAGGTACCTTTTCAGCAACTGTTTCCTTACAATCTGGACATACAAATTCAGCATAAGGACGAACTGTAAACATATAATTTGTCATATCATTTACTAGCTTAGAGAAACTCTTAGCGTCCATATTTGCTACATACTGATATGCATTGTAAATATCCATTCTCTTTCCATTTACTGATTCGATATTTACTGCGAATTCCAACAAATCTTCATTGAATGTTTCATAACTATCCTGGCCGTTCTTCATACGGTTTGTGACAGCTTCCATACCAATTGTTGGGAAACGAGTTTTAATCTTGTCGCCTGCTTCTGTAATAAATTCAGAAGGAACGTCTTTATCAAGATAATCGACCTTAAGATTTTTTAGAGTGAATTCTAGATTTACTGTATTTTCACAGTGTTCACATTTATGCTTAATCTGGAATGGTAGATCATCATAAGTCAATGCTCTTAGATAGAAGATAAACCATAGCTTATCTCCAACCAAAATCTTATTTGTATCGATATTCAATACACAAGATGAAATTGTTGAATTGATGATATAATTTGCATTCTTCTCATTGATAGTAGACAAATTCTTAATGTTCAAAGTTGATAACTTCTTAACATAAATGTCTTCTGTATAATATCTACCACGAGATGGCAATAAATGTTTGTCTAATAAAATAGCGTCTTTTGGTAGACTGTTTTCTACTGCTTTTGCAACAGCACTAAAGTCTGATTGATTAACACTATTTAAATCTAATTTTTCTGATTTCATATTTTCACCTCACAAATAATTGTTATACTCTATTTATATCAATAAATATCTCAGGAGAATATTATGAATTATAAACAACCTGGATATGATATATCAGAAAATAATTATTTCAAAGGCACTACTGCAGTAACAGATGATAAAGTCACAAAAGGATGGCCTAAGAATTATTATTGTGCAGAAACAATGAGAAGTATCTCAATTGCTTTTACAAATTTCTTTAATGATTTACATGTAGTCCGTAAGAATGAATTTGGTGAACCTATTAAATGTATTCAGGTTCCTATTAAATTTGGACCACGTATGAAATCTTTTGATTTTAGAAAACAACAAGAAAGTGGTAAGGAATACTATATTAGTTATCCTAACTTGGCTTGGCGTTTTGATGGTATGTCTTTTGATGCAGAAAGATTTTCTGGTCAATATGCAGATAGAGTTTTCTATAATGATACACTAGAAGAAATGGGATTTGACTGGAAAATGACTGAAAGATTCTGGTCAGATGTTCAGCCAGTTCCTTATAATATAAACATTTCTATGGAATTGAAATGTGATTTATTGAATGATGCAATGGATGTTGTAGAACAAGTTTGCACACGTTTTAGTCCTGAATGTTATTTGAATATTAAGGAATTCTGGTTCTTTAATAAGCGTAGAAGTATTAAGCTTACTTTGACTGGAGACCCATCATGGCAGATTGAATCTGAAAGTATGGGTGAAGAAGATAAGAGAGAAATTACTGTTACATTTAGTTTCCAAGTTGCAGCTTATTTGTATAAGCCTATTAAGACAAGTGCAATCATCGATAAGATTGATGTTTATGTTAACGCTGCTAAAGGTCATGAAACATGGCATGAAGAAATTAAAGGTAATTATGATGGTTCTTTGAATAATCGTTATGATTTTGAAGACTTATATAATTGTAAGTTATCTCATGCAAGTGCTATTTCTGGAACAGATGTTAAGATACCTGTAAGTGCATATAATGAAGATGGTTCATTAAAGAGTATTACATGGGAAACAGATTTCTTCTATAAAGAATTACCTGAATATCAGTTCTATCCTGAAGGAACTAAACTTGTTAAGAAGAGAACATTAGTTTGGGATAATATAACTTCAGCATACAATGAAAGCTTCGACTATTATAATATCGAAGCTTGGGGTAAAAATCCTATTGGAATTAAAATTGAAGACAAACGTCTATATGATTCTAATGGTACTCCATATAAGGGATATTATACTAAGGAGTTTGAAGCAACTACACACATTCTAAATGATGTGCAGAATGCTACTCAACTTGACCAAGATAAGCTCCCTTAGGTTCTGAAGGATCAGCAATTTTATTAACTTTACCAATGGAGACGTTTCCACGAGAATCACTTTCTTCTGGATCGTCTCCTTTTTTCCATCCTTGAGGATTGATAAACTTAGTATCTAATGCTGTATCATGATGTTGTGCAATGAAATTAGTTCCTAGAGCAATATCAAAATCAATTTCTAAATCCATATTATGTAGAATGTATCTATAATTTTCAATCAATTCTCCAGAACCATGTTGTCTCTTAAATTCATGATTTACACCATTGATAAAGAATTCAGGCATAATAGGTTTATTGTTAAATAGACCATTTAGAGATTTATTGAAGGATAGATAGAAACCATTTTTAGCTTCATCAATTGTCATTGTCTGAGTATTAGTTGGGTCACCATGTGGACCTTCTACCCAATTATACAATGGGAAGTTATATTCTAGAGGATTTTCTTGTATTAGAATATATTGAGTTTTATCTACATTTTCTACATAACTATCTTTTGTATAATGAAATTCCCACTTATTTTGTGTTTCAGAATTTTCATCTTCTTCAATATCTTTTATACATGCATAGCAATAATCAATTCTGAATTTTAATTTCTGCATTGTAGAAAGCTTTGCACAATAAGCAATATTTCTTAAATTACAGTAAGCATTTTTTACTGCAGTTCTTGTAATTAAATCAGTATTTCTAAATGTTCCTTCTTTCCATTTCTTTTCTGCTTCATTTTGTAGATAAGTCACATAAGCTTCATTAGCTACATGATTGATAAACAATTTATCAAATTCAATGAACATACCTTGAGAAGGAATATTAGGATCATAATCATCAGGCAATGTAGAAATAAATTTATGTTTTGTCTTTACATAATCAGAAGCTAATGGGAAAATATATTTGAAGTGATGTATCTGTTGAGTATTATAGAATGGGAACCATAGATAACTGAACTTCAAACCAGTCCACATATAATAGATGTAGGACAACTTTCTCAATAGACGAGTGACAGGCTTACATTGGAAAATAAGTCTACAAATGTTATCTGCTAAATCATTAAATTCTCTAAATGTAATAGATGGTTCTTCAATATCCACATCGAATCTAGAAGTTAAGAATAATTTAGCAACTGCTGCTTTTGTTGTTCTTGGAACTTCATTACCATTTTCATCGATTTTCTTCATGAAGAAATCACTAATTTCATCAGCTCTTCTTAAATCATCTTTTTGTTTATCATCTACCTTAGACCATAGTTCAACTAACTTACAACATAGGCCTAACATATTCAATGCCATCTTAACACCTTTATAAGAACCCTTATATTGGTTATATTCAGGAATTTCATGATAAACATATCTAATGAAATTGTCTAATTCTTTACCAGTTAAATCTTCATAAGCATCAGCATTACCAACAATTTCACCATCTTCATTTGTTAAAGCAATTTTCTTTTGTAATAAGAAATGTCTCAAATCATCTATATTAGGATCCAATTCGATACCGAAATGTTCCTTATAGTGATTTAATAATTTTGCTTCAACATCATTGATGTAATTGAAATCTGCGATACGAGCAACCTTTTCTAGAATACCAATACTTGCTTTCTTACTCATGCTCATATACATAGTATTCAAGAATTTTTCAGTGAACTTAACGAATTGCCAGTATTCTCTATCATGCATATATGCAGGAGGATAGTCTAGCATTTTAATTTTTCTATTACGTTCATCTTCAACTAACCAAGGACCTAATATACCTTGAGCATAAGTTGCATTATAAACAATATCATGAATTTTTGGGTTTTGTAAATCAATCCATGCATCTACAATAACATTGCCGTATTCAACAATTCTTTTTACTTTAAACTTTGCAATACCATGGTCAGCATAATCTGAGAAATCAATAGAACCATCAATTTCACCAATACTTTCTTCATTTAGTTGAATTGTAGGACGAATAGTCCAAAGATAACTATTAGGATTGTATACAGTGACAGTACATTCACCTTCAACATTTGGTGAAAGTATCATGTCTTCTGGAATTATATTAGAGAAACGAATGACTAATTTTTCTAAGTCAAAAATTTCTTCTTCTGTATCAATATATTTCCAAGGTTCACCATAAGTTGTATATTCAACACCATTTGCATTGATGTCAAAAACTTTAATTGTAATTTCATTATCATTTAATGCCTTTATAAAAGTAGAACCCATTAATGATTCATTTGCATAAGGATTTAAATCAAATGATAATGTATAAACATCAACATTCTTATCAAGATTGATATTAGAAACAAGTTGATTGATTTCTACATGATTATCTTTTCTGTGGATTTTGATTAAATTTATATCACCACAGACAGCTTCTAATTCCATTATATCTAATGGAGATTTAGATTTGAAAATTAACTTGACTTTAATAGGAGTAGGATTTTCTTTTCCACCTACATTTAAAACTTGACGAGTAGTTTTATCTTCTGTGATTGAAGGACCTTCAGAATTAATAATTATATTCTGTAAAGTTGTATATCCGTAAATATCATCAAGACTACTATCTAAGAAAATAGTACCTTCTGGATAATGAGATTTATCTTGGTCTTCAACTCCACCATAGACAGTTTGATCTTTACCATCCATGTTTTGTGTGACGTATTGGAAGTTCCAAGTACCATCTAAGTATCTAGATTTTTTAATTATACCAACTTTATATTTTATCTGCATGTTATACGTCCCATACACTTAAACTATCAAAACTCTTCTTATCAAGAACTTCAAACTTAATCTTTGGAAAATCATTCTTACACTGATTTTGTAAGCCAGATAGGATATAAATCTTTCTGATAATTGGATTTTTCAAGACAAGATTTTCTTCTCTCTTGTTATTATTCTTGATGTGTAAATTTAATTCATTCTGATACTTCTTTAATTTAGCACATCCTTCTCTAGTCATATATTCGATTGCTCTCTGAATTTGTTCTTTATTTGCAGATTTGATAAATGACTCATAGTCAGATGTATCAAGAATCTGTTGTTTGAAATAATCGAAATCTAGAGCTAATTGATTTTTACCGGATTTAATAACTCCTACGTTATTATCATTTATCCAATTGTTTATGTTATCATAATTCCAAAGGAACTTCTTAAAAGCTCTTGTTTTCAAATCTTTAATTTCATCTCTGAATTCAGGAGAATAGGTTAAGAAATCTGTCCATTCTTTTGCATCATCATTTTTAACAACTTTATCTACGAATTCAGAATAAGTCTGTATACCTTCAATTTGAATAATACATTCCAATTTATTTGTAGGATTGTTTGCATTATTCCATAGCCATTGTGGATTTAATGAAACGGATAGCTCAGAAGCGCTCTGGATCATTTTTAATGTGCTAATCAAAGAACTATAAGCACACTGATAATAACCTACCAGAGTAGCTCTATTCATCATAGAGGATAGACTCTTTTTATCCATAGGAAGAGTTGTAGCATTAACATTAAATAATTCACTAAAATTTACCATTATTTTCCTACCGTTTTCAAATATTCTCTGACTTTATCTATTTGTGGAATTTCCAAAATAATTCCATCACATAAGTCATTCCAAACATCACTTATTCCATTATACCACATAATGAACCACCAATAGTTAGTAGTTCCATAACATTTCTGAGAAATCAAATCTGGACGTCCAACTTCTTCGTGTTCTACTTGAACATAGATTGGATCTCCGAAATCAAAATCAGTTTGTGTAAATGAACCTAAATCATATTCATTTACTCCATTAGTTGTATATTTATCTAAATATCTAGTTCTTGAAGTTATACTTTCCATATTCTATTTATGAACATAAATATAGTATGGCAATGAAACGATTTGAAACAAATGGCAATCCAAATGAATTTGCTGGTAATAACTGTTTCCATTTAACAACTATTGATACGGATGGAAATCCTATTACTTTAACTGGCATTGTAAAAGAAATGCCAAGTTTCGGATTGTCTACTGAATGGATTGAAGCTCCAAGAGCAACATTCGGTAAGAAGGTTCAAGAATTCTTTATGAGTGATTTAGTTAATACTGCTACATTCTTAGCTGGTGGTGTTAATACTACACAATTATTAATGGACCATTGGTCATCTAGAATGTATAATGGTAGTACAAATAAAGATATTACATTGAACTTCAGAATTTATCCACAGAATTTATTAGGTCAAGATGACCCTAAAACATGGATGAAATATCTTTCTAAATTTGCAACTGTATCAGCTGCAGGTGTTTTAAATGTTGGTACTTTAGAGCAGAACATAAAAGATTCTCTAATTGCAATGAAAGGAGAAGGTGCTGAAATTGGTGAAGCTTTTTCAAGTTTAGCAGCAGGTACTGATGGTAATGCTGAAACTGATGAAATGAAGAAAATACGTAAAACAAAAATTTCACAGATTACTTTTAAAATTGTAGAATTTACAAATAATGCAAAAGCAACAGTTAAAGATAAATTGTTAACAACACAAGCTGGTATACCAATAAAAGTTTGGTCAGGTTCTGATGATGACAGAAAATCTGAAAATGTTTATATTGCTGATATTTTAAATACATGTGATTTATGGATTGAATCTGGTGAAAAAGGTACTTATGAATCAAAAGTAGATTTAACTGATGAAACTCCATTTACATATAAGTTTAAATGGAAAGACCAAGATTATACATTTAAATCAACATCTACTGAACATGTCACTGATAAAACATTAGATACAACTACATGCACATTGGATGTAGAATCAATTATGGGAGCACTATCAAGTGATGGTGATTGGGATAATAATGTTTGGGGAAAAGATCAAGTAGAAAATTATTTTAGAAGTGTATTAGAAAATGTTAATGAACAAATTAAATCTGCAAAATTAGATTTTAATGCTAATTATCAAACATTGATGGATGCAGATTCTGATACACTTAAGAAAATTGAAAATTCTCTTGCATCACAATTTGCAACTGAAGAAAGATGGAAAGTAAAATTCTTATCATCTAATTTGTGGCAATTAGATATTTTCCGTTTCATATTTAAAAAGCCAATTATCGTTGCGATAACTGACTGGAAAGTGACACCATCTCTTGAAATGATGGATGGTTTTCATGCTTATTATGATTTTAGTATTACTTGTAGACCTGACCAAGTAAAATCATTGCAACGTTGGAAACAAGTAATTAAATATGAAGCTCAACAACCTACTATTCAATAAAATTAAAAATCAATGATAAATTATTATATGATAATTTTTCATTAGTTTCCATATTGATTTGAAAATCTACCCATAGTGGGTTATTATCTGGACCACATTGTGTTGAAGGAGTAAAACTCCAATCTTTAATTATCCAGTCAACAGCATCAGCCTTTTTAATTAAATCACCAAATTTTAAAGTAAAAACAGCAGTTCCTCTGGAATATGTTGTTAAAGCTTCTATGTTTTCATAAATTTTATGAAGAGCGGTTATAGCTTTTTCTGTCATTGTTCCATTACTATTTGCTACTTCATTTAATTCTTTTCCTAATTGATTACCTTGTTCTTTAGCATTACTTAATGCATTTACAATATTATTTACTTCTGTTTGTAGAGAAAATTCTGACATTGGTGATGTTAAAAAAGTAAGCCATGGAATAATAGTCATATATGAATTTGTATTCGTATAATTTGCTTTAAAATAAGCTCTAAATTTTATTCCTACAGAAATGTTAGCACCATCTTTAGGAAGGATTTGTGTCCATTTATCAGTAGCCGCATTAGAATTGAATACACCACCAGAGAACATTTTAAATGCATCTGAACGTGTAAATTCTTTAATAGTAGCAACTGCTTTTGCACCTGGAGATTCTCCCCATCCTGTTGAATAACCTAATTCTATTGCATCATCTGCAATACCGTGAATTTCCATAATTCTACGGCCTTGAATTTCTGGTAATTGTTTTACCGCACCATTAAATGATTTTGTTGATAAACCAATTTCAAATGCACACGAATGATATTTGTGTGTATTTTTCATATTAGTTGTATCTTCATCATGTGTATAAATGCTTAAAGACATTTTTTACCTTAGAATAAATTGAACAATCCACTCTTCTTTTCATCTTTGATTTCAATCTTCTTATCCTTAATATCGGTAAGTAATTGAACCATCTTTTCAAAGACTTTATTATAATCAATAGGTTCATTTTCTTTTTCTATTGATTTACTTGCAGTAGAACCATCTGTTGCAACTGTTTGTGCAAACATAGAAGTTCCTTGTGGTGCAGCTTGACCATTTTGTGGATTTACACCAAAGAATTTAGCAGTGACCATAGTTGCTGTAGCACTTAACAAAATTACTTCACTCAAGTCTTTAATCTGTTTTAATACAGCATTCATCTTAGACTCAAACAAATTCATCTTTTGTTGTTCAACATTATTATACGTATCTGCAGTAACACCTAATGCAGTTGCTGCTTCTTCAGATACAGGTTCTTCTTGAGCTTCAGCTTCTTTTTCATTAGAACTAAAGAAATCTTTAATTGCTCCTGCAATACCTGTAATTAATTTGACAACTAAATAAACTGGATTTAAAGCCATTAAGAAATCGATAACAGCTTTACCAACAGGTGCTAAGAATTCAACAAGTGTTCCAGCAATATCTTTTATAATATTCCATGCAGCAGATAAGAATGTTGTAATTGCATTAACAATCATAGGAACAATCATTGATATAACTTTAATAAGTCCATAGATGATTAAACCAACTAATGCTACAATAGCTATAACTGCAGCAGCGATTAATAGATACTGAGCTGCAGCCATTGCAATCTGGAATACAATACGTGCCATATCAGCAATGAACAAAGCGATAGCTTTGACAAGTTTAAATCCAGTCACAAACATATCTTTAATGAATTTAGCAAGTTCACAAGCTAAAGCATAAGCAATTCTTGCCATATCAGCAGTATGACGAATAACAGCCATGGCAAAGTCTTTTACTATATTACCTAACTTTAAAGCATGTTCTTTTAGATGTAAACTATTAACTAACCAGATAGCACCAGCCCAAAGTTTTTTACCAAATGTAATAAGTAATTTTACATCATTAAAGATTTTACCAGTCAACACTCGCCAAGATAATAATATAGCAGCGAATATACCTATAGCATACGCTTTAACTTTTGCTGAAGCAGTTTCCCAGAAACCAATAAACAATGCACCAAAGATTAATACCCAAGGAAGAATTTCTTGAATAAATGCAGCAATCCATGCAACAGGTGATAAGAACTTCTTTAACATTGCTTTAACACCATTAAAGAAACCTGAGAAGTCTGGTCCACCTTTCTTTTCTTTTTCTGGTTTTACTATTTCTTTAGGTTTTTCAGTTGCTTTTACAAGACTATCAATCTTTGCTTCTCTTTCATTCTTAATAATTTCAGTAGTCTGATTTGTAATTTGCTGAACATTATTACCCATATTAGTAATAGCTTCTGTCATCTTTTCTTGTTCAGGAGTTATTACTTCAGCTAAAGCATTAATTGATTCATGAGAAATCATTAAAGGTTTTGTTTCTGTTGTAGGTTCTGATGTGACTAATGCTTTAGCACCTTGATCTTCATAACTCAATAGACCAACAATCTTTTCATTTTGTTCTTTTTCTTCTTGTTTTAATTCATCAAGAGCATCAGCAGTACTTGATGCAACAAATTCAACTAAATAACCAATCTTATTTAGTGTTTCATTAATTTTAGTAGTAGATTCATATTCAGCTTCATTTAAAGCCTCAACCATAGGCACAATAGCATACAAGATCTGTGTTAGATCTTTTTCCATCATTTTGCTGTTCTTTAATAGTTCAGCATTAGTTGACACATTACTTTGGTCAGACTTAGAATTTATCCATTGTGTGATTGCATTTGCGGCCATCTACTACCTCTAAATTATTTATAACCATTCCACGGATGCTGGAGTTGATTCTTCATCTAAATAGGAGTATCTTCTACGTTGATTCATTGAAGTTGATTCATGTTCTACAGGCATATCATAATTACATGTATCTACTTCGGTATAAATTCTATCTTGTAATTTTCTTCGTGGATTTTTACTCAATGCTCCCCATGCTTCTGAAATAACTTTCTCTTTTTCAGGAAAATTATTACATTCGTCATCATCTACCATTGACTTATAATAATCTTGAATTCGTTTAGCTTCTTCATTTCGTATTTGTTTATTGATTGCTTCTTGTTTTATTATCTCAGCATCTCTAGAACCTTGGTCAGTTCCATTTTGTTTCTGTAATTTATTTGCACATTCAAAACTACATGTAGGATTATATCCTGCAGTATAACCTAAGAATTGAGTTTCTTTTCCACAAATTGGACATATACCTTCACCTTCTTTCTTTTTGTATTTGTCATAATACTCTTTCAAAGACATATTATGAATTTCATTTAAATGGTGACCTAACTTTTTAATTAAACCTGCATCCTGATTTGATATAAATTCTTTTCCACATTCTGCACATTCACATTTAAATGTTTGTCCCATCATTTGTTGAGCACGTAAAGTATTACGACATGCAGGTGAGCATGTTTCTCTATATCCTTTTACTGCATCGACGAAATTAGTAGGTTTTCCACAAATTGCGCATTTTCCTTCATCTTCTTTTTTAAAGAATTTATCATAATATGCATGTGTTGTCATATCATGGTCCAATCTTAAATGAAGACCAAAACGAAACCAAGTCGAAAATTCCTTGCCACAAAGTTTACAAACTATCATAGTTTACCTCTATTTCTATTTATTGTAAACTATATTTTACATTCCAGGAGCGCTTTGTAAACTTCTTTTTACATAACCAGGGTTTACAAATCATTCCAAAATACTTATATTATACATGTAAAAATTAAAGAGGTTATTCAAATGGGTATCAGAAAACAAGAAAAAGTCTTCAAGAAAATTTGCGAACTTAAGGGTTGGAAATTTCAGAAGTATAGCAATGATGGCTTTTATCTTTTGACTGATATTGAAGCACCTCGCCATGATGAAGATCATCCTGCTTATGTTTATATCGAATTTCGTCATTGGTATGGTGGTGATGAAACATTCGAATTTGATTTTTCAGAAAAACCGCTCGACAGAATTAGTGCTAGTTATCATATTAGTGGAAAATGCCCTCAGTGGAAAGTTCCGAAAGCATGTGATTTTAGTGATATTTCAAAGGCTCAAGATTACGTCAATATGATTGTTGACTATTTCGCTAAGAAATCGACTAAAGTAAATAAGGATGCTAAGAAGAAAGATCTTAACTTTGTTAGTCAGCGAGCAGAGTACTTTGACTTTTATGAAAAGATGAATAAACTCGCTATTGAACACAATGGCAGTTTTAAAGAAGATGAACATAAGCTGTTAACTTGGGAATTTAGTGGAGTTGATATTAACTGGTATTTTGAACCTACTAAGGATTTGACTAAAAATTGTTGGAGAGTTCGAATTCCGTCTTTAAATTATTCTTACTTTAGGTGCAAAACGCTCGACGAAGTATATGACCTTTGTAAGTGGTATGCAGAAATGCCTAATATGCCTACATATAAATTTTAATTGAGGATTTATGTCTCGTTCATATCGTAAAAACATTCCAGGAACTGATTGGGTGCGACTGCCTATGTGTTGCACTAAGCATGATAGTATTCATGAATGGAAACGTGATTACAATCGATATATCAGACGTAGGACTAGAAATTTAATTAAGTGTCTTGATTTTGCTGATGAAGAATGTGATGAAAATTTCGAATTCCCTGAAAAACCAGAATTAACTTATATTGGAAATATATGGAATTCACCTATGGATGGATATTCATATTGGACTACAGAAGAATTTATGAGATATTGGAAGCCATGGGCTAAAAATAGGAAATAATTATGAAAAATGTTTTACTCTTTACTTGTTGTTTCTGCGGAAATAAATATCCAGAAAAGGAAGCACATAATGCAGCGCCTGTAATTGATAATGGACAATGTTGCAATGCTTGTAATTTAAAATATGTGCTTCCAATTAGACTTAAACTTTCAATGGCTATTGATGAAGCCTTAGGAGAATAAAAATGACTTTTAATGAACTTAATCGAAAAATGGAAACTCTGTTCGATGGCGAACGCTTTACAGAGGAAGACTTTGCAAAATTCTTGAAGGAAAAAGGCGTAGTTTGCGCTGCAGATCTAATTCGCCAGATATGGTATCAAGCCGGTAATGATGATATTTTCGGTACTAAGTGGGAAAAGTTCCCTGCTTATTTGAAGGCCTTTGAAATTTCTGGAATTGGTAAGAAGTTTGCTTGGGTGCAGGGTGCTGATGGTCGTAATGAACGCCTTGATATTAATGATGAAGACGTCATGGATGAAGCACAGAAGCGCTTCCTGGTCGATTTTGCTAAGCGATACGACAATCATACGCCTGACTCTAAAGATGAACTCAGAGCTGACACATGCGTCACAAAGAAGGACCCTGTTCGCGCTGCTAAGAATCAGTTGAAGGCTATTTGTGATACTGACAAATTCTATCGCCGCCTTAAAGCATTCCTCCGTCATGGCATCCAGGTGCATGATGTGAAGGACACTCAGTTCGATGCAATGAATTCTACTGCTTTTGAAAAGTGGCTTGCATTCTGCTTGAAGATTTATGGAACTAATGATACGCTTGCTGTTAAGGAAGCGAAAATCCAGAAGGCTGCGCAAATCTTCGCATTATAAATAAAATGTCATCATAGATAATTCAATATATGTTAAAGAAAAAGAGAGACGAAAGTCTCTCTTTTTTTATTCTTCAGAAGTGACAGGTTGAAGCGTCATGTTTTCATAATCGAATGTGACTATGAATGTAGCTTCTTGTGCCTGACCAGTTTCTAGACTCAATGCTGACAAGTTAGTAGGTATACAGTGCCAGAATTTCATCTTTGAAACCATTACTTTGTCGTTATTTAATAGACAAACTTCTATAGCATCGATACAGTCCATTCTCAACAGCTTTTCACCAAGAGCTGTCTTTTTTCCAATTGGTTTACCTGCTCTCATGCTCATTAGCCAACACCAGAAATAATAGAAGTTTTTACCTTCTTCATCCATCTTAAATTCCATATTGATGGTCTGTAAATCACGAGCACCACGTGGATCTGGATGCAATTGTCTTTCATGTTGGAATTCTGAAGTCAACATATTTACTGACAAATCAGGAATATTGACTGTTCGAATATAGTTATCAAGGACAGTAGTATCTAATTCAAGGTCAGTAAAGTCTACCATGTTGGAAAATCTACATATCCATTTGTTCTTATTATAATTGTTAATCTCAGTTGTCACACC